TAATCCAGCGCCCGTAGCACCCGTTGGGCCAGGAACCGTAGAATCAGCGCCCGTTGGACCCGTGGCTCCCGTAGCACCCATAGCTCCCGTAGCACCTGTGGCACCTGTAGAACCCGTAGCTCCTGTTACACCCGTAGCTCCTGTTATACCAGAACCCGTAGGACCTGTAGAACCCGTTGGACCGATTGCTAACTGATAGCTGTTGATAAAATTATACATCTGAAACATTGCAAACCCTGGATTCGGACCGACACCTGTAGAACCTGCAATGCGATAATAACTGTATGGTGTAAGTGTCGGGTCGTTCACGAAAACTCCCAAAACGGCAGGCGGTTTTCCGATACCAGTGAGACCTCCAGTTACAGACGCCAACGTATTCCACGAAGTTCCATCTACACTACCTTGGAATGTGAAATTCAGCAAATACTCATCTTGAAGAGTTGCTCTTTGAGAAATATCAAACTTCCAAATAGCAACAGGCGACGGGCACTGGACCTGCCACGAAGAAGGAAACGCACTACCTTGCATCGCCCAATCCGTTCCAGTGAAGCCATCACACGCCCTCCACGCTTGAAAATTTCCTGGAGAGAATTCCGAATTTGCAGATATTGTAAATCCTGACTGTGTAGCAGATGTCATAACTGGAATTAATCCAGTATTGCCAGGAGTGAGGGTCGATACATATCCAGCCGCACCAGTTACACCAGTGGGACCCGTTGGACCAGCGACTGTTGAGTCAGCTCCCGTAGGACCCGTGGCACCTATTACACTAAGACCAGTGGGACCCGTTGGACCAGCGACTGTTGAGTCAGCTCCCGTAGGACCCGTGGCACCTGTTACGCTAAGACCAGTGGGACCCGTTGGGCCAGCGACTGTTGAGTCAGCTCCCGTAGGACCCGTTGGGCCTGCAACCGTAGAATCAGCTCCCGTAGGACCCGTTGGGCCTGCAACCGTAGAATCAGCTCCCGTAGGACCCGTGGCACCTGTTACGCTAAGACCCGTTGGACCCGTTGGGCCTGCAACCGTAGAATCAGCTCCCGTAGGACCCGTGGCACCTGTTACGCTAAGACCCGTTGGACCCGTAGGACCAGCGACCGTAGATGCGGAACCAGCTGGACCCGTGGGGCCAGTAGATCCAGTTTCTCCAGTATCTCCTACGGCACCCGTTGGACCAGCGACTGTTGAGTCAGCTCCCGTAGGACCCGTAGGACCTGCGACTGTTGAGTCAGCTCCCGTAGGACCCGTAGGACCTGCAACCGTAGACGCAGAGCCCGTGGGACCCGTTGGACCAGCGACTGTTGAGTCAGCTCCCGTGGGACCCGTTGGACCAGCTCCCGTAGGACCCGTAGCGCCAAGACCCGTAGGACCCGTTGGACCAGGAACCGTAGAGTCGGCTCCCGTGGGACCTAAGACGGATTGGAGGACAGCAAACTGAATATTGCCAAAAATGATAGCAATTGGTTCGTCAGTATAATACGTTAAACATCCAGTTGCTCCCGCAGCCAAATTGACACTTGCAGATCCCCCAACGTAATAACTACCATTAGTAGAATTTGATTCTGCCATACGCCGACCATTCACAACTAGATAACTATACACATTATAACCTGGACTTGGCGATGGATCTATTGCAATATCATATGTAATTGTCATTGGAATTGGGTTTGATGTAGAGTTTGTAAAGACGCCATTTAAGAACGTTAGACCTGTTGATATCGATGTCGTATTGTCCGTATCTAAATTTTCAAAGGGAACAGTCCTTGCCACACCAGTAGGACCTGTGGAACCTGCTGTTGAACGGGCAAGAATCGCAGCGGGAGCAGCAGGGTCTCCTGCAGGACCCGTGGGGCCCGTTGCACCAAGACCCGTAGCACCAGTAGCACCTGTTATTCCAAGACCCGTTGCACCCGTAGCGCCAGTTACCCCAAGGCCAATTGGGCCAGTAGCACCTGTAGAACCAGCTCCAGTAGGTCCAGTTGGACCAAGGCCCGTAGGGCCAGTGGGGCCTGTTACTCCTGTAGAACCTGCAGGAATATTTATTATTGGAGTTGGAGTTGCTCCTGCAATGTAAGGTAAAGTTCTACGAGAAGAAATTGCATTCACTTGACCGCCAAACCCAAACTGAGCACCATCTGTGCCATACCAATCAGTTCCATTCACGCTAGTCAAAAAAGAGTAAGGGCAGGGAACATAAGTAGGACCTCCATCTGGTGAGTAAAATGGTAAATATCCTGCAGCAATCCATTGAGAACCATTCCATGAAACAGTATTAATAATTCCGCTTGGAAGTGTACTTGCGCTTATACCTGAAACAAAATTCCACGTATGCCCGTCAGTGCTAGTATACATAAAATTTCCACCAGATCTTGGTTGGCCAACTACCATAAAACGAGAACCATTTGTTGCCATTCTGACAGGCAAAAATTCTGGATCATAATCATTTATTCCAGTAATACCGTCATATGTAGGTCCACTAACACCACTAATACCGTGATCAGAATACTCCCAAGTAATTCCATCATAACTTGAAATAACCTTTATCGAATTAGGATTGCTCCCTACAGCATACCATTTATTGTCTGCGGCGTAACAAATAGAACTAACTTCTGCAAGTTGATCTCCCGTGCATCCAGTCCATCCATAACCGTCTGTGCTGTAAATTAAGTTAGGCGATCCTACTCCACCTGCAACCCACGTACTTACTCCATCAGAAGCAACTGAAGATCCTCCTCGTGGCAAATAAGCACCAGTTGCTCCACGAAACCAAGATAGCGCATTATTAGTACTCATCACCATATTAGGATTTCCATAAGGGGTAGTAAACGCTCCATCAACTCCAACAGCAATCCAAATACCATTATTGTATGCAACTTGTCCAACACCAACACTAAGAGTGTTACCAGGGCCAGTGAATCCAGAAACTTCCCATTCAAAGCCCGTTGGGCTTCTCATTAAAAAACCACCTCCACTACTTCTGTTTCCTCCAACCACCCAAGATGTTCCACTCCAAGCTAGGGTGGTAAATTGCCCAACAACAGGAGGAGGAGCGGGTGCTCCCGATGGTCCACGACCGTTTGCAGGATTCCAAAGAATTGCGTCAGCGGACCACTGAATAGGATATTGACCTCCATCTCCCGAACCGAGCGCCAATATATAGTTTTCAGAAACCGTCGTGCCAGGAAGTGATGTTCCTTGTTGTGCAGTAAGAGAGCTTACTGAAAGCGTTCCCTGAGAAGTAGTTTCAAGAACAGCAGAACCGATAAAAAGAGTCTTGTCGCTGACGTACAGACTTTTGATGGGGCGATCGAGAGAACCAATAATGTAACCAGTTTCACCTAGAGCAGAAGCAGGGTAAGTATCATTAACATTTGTCGGCCATCGCGTTGGAAGTATGTCTCCAGAAAGATAAATTGTTGGATCCCGAGTATTGTAAATACCAGTAGCTCCAGCGTTACCAACATTATACGTAACAACACCAGTAGAACCTGCAACACTGAGAGCAGTAGAATAACCAACGCCAGAAGATCCAGGAACAAAAGTTACTAAGTTTCCGCGTCCAGTTGGTCCCGTAATACTTACTGATCCAGTGTGACCCATAGGACCTGTGTGACCAGTAGGACCTGTAGAACCAGCTCCACCTGCACCACTATTAATTGTTGGAAGGTATGCCCATCCAGTGACTCCATCGCCTATTTTTAATATTTTGTTCGTGTAGTCCCACCCAGGTTCGCCACAAAGTAGAGTTAACGCAGATGGATCCGCCCACTGCGCAGCACTACCACGACGAAGTTCGAACCGAACTTGTGTGGACCCTGGAGAAGAGTTACACGCCATTTATATTCAGTAATTATTCCTTTTCAATTTTCAATTTGCGTTTCTTTGGTTTAGCCTTTTCTTTGGGTTCAATACCCTTAAGCTCATCAAAAGTCTGTCGCGCGGTTTCGGCGGGCAAATCCCTGTATACCATCTCCAGCTTCAACTTGAGGAGTTTGTCCATAATTTGTTACAGGAACATTTTTAACAGCATTATGCCACATATTCGGCTTGAACGGAATATTATCTTGCTTCTTTTCTGCAGGTTGCCCGTAGCTCACAAAAAGACCTAACGCAGACATTCCGATAACAATAGCAAATATCAATACGTTAAACCACCATGAAAAAATAGAGTCTCTGAAAGATTTTGCCCAAATTAAATTGTTTTCAATTGCAGGTACGTTGTCCTGAACTAAATGAAACATCTCTGCTAATTAACAAGAAGAACCAATGGCTGGTTTAACGGTAGGCCTTGCTCTTGCAGGAGCGTCTGCTCTTGCAGCATCTCTGTATACCCTTAAAGAAGCACAAGCAGTAGATGACAAGGAAGAAATAATTCTTCCAGATGGACGAAAACTTTCAACAGGAGCAGTTGTTAAGCTGAAAGATGAAGCTTTTGAAAAATATGCTGGTAAAGGCTTGATGAAACCAGGAGCCGATCACACTGGTCTTGTTGAAATTATAAATTTTGACCCCCTAAACATCGAAGTCTCTAACGAGGCTCAGAATAGACGATTTACTGATAAATACGATCCTGCCGATTTTATTCTGATAACTCCTGCTCCAAAGTTTGGAGGAGACTACGTTCGTATCCAAGGAGGATTTGCGCGTGAAGGTGTTCGTGTACGGATGTTAAGAAAGCAAGGATCTGATAACACTGGAAACGGAAAGGCTCTTGGAAATCCTTTTTACAACAGCGTTGGAACCGTAAAAGCTGTAAACCCAAAAGACAAATTGGTCACTGTAATTGCAAGCCAGTTAAAGACTCCAGAAACTAAATGGATCCAAGATTATAACTCATCTGAACTAGAATTTGTTTCGTTACCTCCCGTAGACTTGAAACCTGGATTTGCAACATCTTCTGGATACATTAATGTAGGAACACGTGTATCGCTTTCAGATGATATTCTTGAAAAGGCTAAAAAAGGCGAAATTCCTTACAAGAGTTTCTTTTTAGGTGCTCCAGAAGATTATGAGCCCGAAGGAGTAGTTACTAATCTTAGACTTGACAAGCAAAACAGAAAAGTTGCTACAGTGAAGTGTCAGAAAAAAGGCAAAGATATTGTCTATGAAGATCAGGACTATTATGCCGAATTCTTGCGTCCACTCCGAGCTGATGGTATTCCGCACGGAGGAGTTCCTATTTTTGGAGGAATCGCATCAAATGGAATTAAAGTCAAGCTTCGTGACGAAAAGAAAGATTCCGAACCTACCAAATGTCTTTCAAGGTCTACATTTGGATACACAGGTGTTGTAGAAGAAGTAGATCCCGATGCCACGGATGGTCTCAAAGTTCTTGTCCGATGCACTGGTGCAAATGAAGGCGAGCAGGCTTCAGACTGGTACGATCCTGATTCACTTGAACTTGTTGATCTTCCGACGGGAGAAGGAGTGCCTATTTTTGGAGGCGTTGCAACGATTGGATCGCTTGTTGAAGTAACAGTTGATGCGCGTGGCGTAAAATGTCTTGGAAAACCTAACATCGGTAATATCGGAATTGTTATGGGAATAGATCCTAATTCTCCAAATGGCGAAGTTCTCAATATTCGATGCGGTCGCGATCAGCGTAGCAATTCAAAGGTAACAAACTGGTACAAACCTACTGATGTCAAAAAGTTTATAAAAATGAGCGAAGAAGGAACTGAAATTGACCGCATTCGTGCCCAACTTGATATTGAGAGAATTAAGTTGCGAACTGCACAAAACAAGAAAGATACCACAGCTGAAACAGCTTCAAAAGCAGAAATTGCTAAATTAGAGGCTAAGCTTAAAGAACTAGAAGGAGAAGGACAAGATCGTGAAAAGAATTTTGAAGAGTACAATCGTGCAAAAGAAGAACTCTCTAAAACACGCCAGCTCATTGCTTCGTTGGAAGAACAGTATCAGCAAGCATCTATAGAAACAACTTGCAGTGCAGATGGACTTAATGTTGAAAGCGCAATAAAGAAAAATGCACAGGATATTCTTGATGCATTTTGTGAACATAAAAATAACTTCGAGAAATATCAAGAATTGTTTGATATTCAATTTAGCGAAGGCAATCTACAAGAAAAAGAAGTCGCAAAAAAGAATGCAGATGATTCTGTAGAAGCATACGATAAAGATCCAGACAATGATGCATTAAAGGCAAACGCAAAGAGACTTGTAGATATTTATAATAATCTTAAAATGAAGATGGTTTCGTCCCTAACACCAATTCAGAAAAATTATATTGCTAAACGCTTAAAATTTAAAACTGACTTGGAAAGAGTTGTACTATTAACTCGCGTAGTAGGCCTTGTAAGAGACCCTTTTCAAATAGATTTTCAAAACTTAATTGATGCAGAATGCAAGTATACGAATACGATTAAAGATTTGGCGAATCGTGATATAACTATTAAAGTTGTCTCGGACGAAACTATGCCATCAAGTGCATCAAATCAAATTATTACTAACTATGTAGTGGCTAGATCAACATTTGAGGCATATTTGAAAGGTCCTCCTGATCCTGATCAAAATATTAAAAATTTGTACGAATCGTACGAGGCTTTCAAGAAAGCATACGAAGATGTCACAAATGAAGTCCATGGAACATCAACTATTACAGAAAAGAACATTCAAAAATTGGTAAAACAGTCCAAGGATAAGGGGCGGGAAGTATTTGAAGCAGAAGATGAAGCTGAAAAGGCTCTTATGGTAAAAGCACAAACTCTTGAAGATGAGCAGATTATTGACTTCTATCGTCAGTACATAACCATTGAAAAAAGAAACGATGCTACTGATTTACAAAATCAAATCAAAAAAGGATCTACTGGAGGACCTGGAGGACCTGGAGGACCAAAGCCAGGAAAAGGTGGACCACCTCCTGGAGCACCTGGAGCACCTGGAGCACCTGGAGCCCCTCCTGCCCCTCCTGGAGGAAAGGCAGCGAGACGCGCCGCCGCTGCCGCCGTAGCCCCTCCTGTTCCTCCTGCTGGAGCCCCTCCTGTTCCTCCTGCTGGAGCCCCTCCTGGAGGGAGGGCAGCGAGACGCGCCGCCGCCGTAGCCCCTCCTGCTCCTGGAGGAGGATTTGTGGGAGGAGCTATAAGTTTTGAAAAGGCGGATGCTATTGAAAAATACAAAGAGATCAGCTTGGCATATGCAAAACTCTGCAGGAATTTGAAGAAACTAGGATTAGCACCTATTCCTACATCTTCTTCCGCTCCTGGTGGTCCTCCTCCTGCAACTGGTGGTCCTGTAACTGGTGGTCCTGTAACTGGTGGTCCTGTAACTGGTGGTCCTGTAACTGGTGGTCCTGTAACTGGTGCTCCTGCTCCTGTAACTGGTGCTCCTCCTGTCGCTCGTCCTGGATTTCCTGGGCCCGATGAAACTGTAGATGGTGTATATGGTGATACAAGTGGTCCATATGTTGCTCCTGCTGAAAGTGGAATTACATACAACCCTTTCGATGATCCTTTGCTAGATGGACGTGGAGATGCCTTATCTACAGATCCTGCGGTTCCCAGAGCACCTCCCGTTTTTCCTCCTCGTGCACCTGTAGATCTAACAGCACTCACTAGGGCACGGCGTCTTCGTGAAGCTAGAGTAGCAAGCGCTTTTGGAGCCCCCGCGGACCCTGCATTTGGTCCAAGAGGAAGAATTACGGGTAGAAACACAGGATTCAGACGTGCGGATGGAACTTCTGCTGCGCTAGATCCAGGAGATTTAGTAGCAGCTCGCGCGGCTTACGCATCGTCTGCGGGCCCCGAGTTTGATGCAATCGGAGAACGCCGTTCGGGTAGATCAGGGACTAGACCATTTGGTCTTCGAGGGGAAAGAGCAGAAACTCCACCTCCTCTTCCAAGAGAATTTCCAGTTTTACCAGGCAGTGATGCTGTTCCCGTACTTCCAGAAAACACACCAAACATGTCAGTAGCACAAGCATTTGGATTAGCTCAAGCAAGAGAAGCAGCTCTACCTCCACGTAGTGTACCAAATCCTATTTTACCGCCAAGTCTCAGACGAAACAATGATCCTGCATTTGATACAATTGGAAGCAATCCTTCGGGAAGGCCAGGGCCTAGACCATTTAGTCGTCCAGGGGAAAGAGCAGAGACGCACCCTTACAATGTTGCTCTCGCAGCCTCTAGGCCAGAAAGAATAGATCCTGCATATTATCCAGAAGGACGGAGCACTACAAGTGTTCCAGGGCGTAGACCATTTGGTCGTTCAGGGGAAAGAGCAGAACCTCCTGAGCCACTAGTTACATTAAGGCCTGGTGGAATTCGTATGGAGGCAGATGTTCTAGCGGGAACACAATTGGCTCCTCGCACTACAACTACCCCTGTTTCAGAAACTCTTCGGCAACAGAGAGAAACACAGGGCTTGCAAGCAGAAATAGATGCATTTTTAGATACTCGAATTTTTGGAACCAATGGTTCATTGCAAAGAGTTCAATGGGAAGGGTTTCCAGATGCAGTAAAACCAGAGAATCGTGACAAAATACGTCTTGCTGTTGAAGAGTATCTTCGAACGAGTTTTGTTACACCAGTAGTTACACGCGGATGGCTTGGTTCAACGACAGAATTTGTATTTACAATAGATGGAATTCTTTTGAGTGATTCCGAGAGCACTCGTGAGAATAAATTGGATGAGCTGATAAAAACGGTGTTATTGCAACAAGGGCTTCGCAGAGGAGGACGCAAAACTCGCAGACGAAAAGTGAAAAAATCACACAGACGGCGCCGTACGATAAGACGATAAATTTAAATACTACTAATAATAAGTATGGCTCTCGCAGGCCCAAATGCTAGACCAGCAGTTCTTGATGAGGGATACTTAGAAGCTCAAGAAAGTGCAGGTTGTGGAAGACATGCGCTGAATAATTTTTTCGGCAAGTTATTATTTATCAAAGAAACTGTTCCTCGTACAGATTTAGATAAAGATACATTCAGAAATTTAGGGGGTACAAAACTTGATGGAACTATAGACCCAATTCCTTTGCAATCACTTTGCAGATATTTGAGTACATTTGGCGCATTTGATTATCCTGCTGGAACTCCATTAAAATGTCCTGCTAATGAATTTTATGATTCGGCTGTAATGCAACAAGCTGTTGGTGTTCTTGGCTATACATCTTCTCTGCCAGATGTTATTGATGGTATTCCACTTGATGACTGGAAAGTTACTGCAGGAATGCCAGATCCTCCTGATGTTTTAGGTTATATAGTTAACTTAAGTGGACCAGATCATTGGGTCGCTCTTAAAAAAATAAATTTAGCAACTTATAAACTTATTGATTCAGTTAAAGTAGGTACTGTTGTTAATGCTACTACTGGAGAACTTTATAGTGGAGATAATATGACACTTGATCAATTTAAAGTAGACTATAATCCGCAAATTGTTAAAGCATTACAAATTAAACATCTTGGAACATTTCATAGTATTATAGATGAAATAGGGGCGACACCTAGAACTACTGGCAAGCTTCCAAGTAAAAAGCCACCTGCATGTACGAAACAAATAGAAGATTGGCTTGATGCCTTACCTACTCCAAATAACCCTACTTGGCTAGAATACCGTGCATTTTTAACATCATCAAAAATTAAAAGCAAAGATGTTGATAGGTGTATAACAAGTAGAGGAGGAAAAATTCCAACGTTACCAATTCCACCTAAACCAAAAGTACCAGGCGCAACGGGACCAGGCACAGCTCTTCCAGGAAAGCCACCTGCATGTACGAAACAAATAGAAAATTGGCTTGATACTTTGCCTTCTAAAAATAACCCTACTTGGGTAGAATACCGTGCATTTTTAACATCATCAAAAATTAAAAGCAAAGATGTTGATAGGTGTATAACAAGTAGAGGAGGAAAAATTCCAACGTTACCAATTCCAACTACACCAAAAGTACCAGGCGCAACGGGACCACCAGGCTCAGCGGCAACACCAGTTACACTGTCTCCAGCCGATATCATTGCATTGGGAAGAATATCCTATAAAAAAATAACTAAACGAGATGCAGACCCTATTAATGATGCTTTATTTAAAGGTCAAATAACGGCTCTTTTTTCAACAGGCCCACAATTTAATTCGTGCTACGCTCTAAAAGATTTTTTAACTGAAAAGCATACACCGTCTTCAAATTTTGAATTATTGAAAGAAGAAACGATCGATTACTGGAATGTTATGAATGCGTTCCTTCAAATTAATGGAACCTCAGACGATCCTGCATGGAAAAAGAGTGACGATAAATATGAAAAATTGGCAGAAGCGTATCGCTTGACTAAATTTAATAAGGGGGTTGCGAAATTTGATAAAGATTTAATGCGTGGTGGTCTGCGACCACAGAGAATGTCGACGGGTATTTTTAACAACTCTCTGATAGCAAATGATGATATTAAAATAAGAGAATTCGATAGAGCAATTTCAAGAACCGAAAAGAAAGTTCAGGACGAAATTAATTATTTTGATACGAAATATTCTTCGGGAATTACTGGCCCTGCTGGTCCTAAAACAGGTAAGTTAGCTGATCATGCTAATTATATAAACGAACTTTTGGACGAAGCGTATGACCAAGAAAAAGAAAAGTCTAAGTATATTGATGAAATTAGCCATCCTGAGCACAAATTTGAAAAGATTCTGAATAAGTTCAAGACAGAATCTCAGCTAATTTCATGGCTGGAAAAAGCAAAGACCGAAAATATAAAAGCAAATGCTGAATCAAAGAAAGCAAATCAGAAACTTAAGGCTGTTTCTACAATGAAAGAATCAATTGACGATTGCATTGAAAACATGAAGAAAACACTGAACTACAAGTGTGAGAACATCATGCAGTACCGCAACATTCTGGATAAATCAAAACAACTTGAAATTAAGCAGGCAACAATTGTTGATTTGACTGCACTGCTGGTAGATCCAGGACGAGGTGTTGATAATGCAAGAGACGCTATGGGTGCAGTTGGTATTGATAGCACATCAAATGGTCTAAAAACATACTTTGGAGGCTTAAAAGCTCCTACTAGATCGGATATATCCGCCAGAGTATTTGGTGCTGGAGTTACAAAAGAAACGGCTAGTGATATTTTAATAAAAGAAATACTTCCAGCAATTAAAAATTTTTCAGAAAATTCACTTTTGACAAAAATAAAATACGTAAGCAAAGAAATTGATATCTTGCAAAAAGACATGCTTGCAATAAAATTTCACGAACAAAGAATAAGAGCCCAATCTGATATTATTGGAATAGGAACATATATCGGGCCTACTCTTACAAAGTACTTTACAAACTATACAACTATAAAGGAAAAGATTGAACTCTTGAATTCTATTTTGACTACAAAAAGCAGTGCCCCAGTTCTTCCCGTAATACTTCAAAAACGTCAGGAAACGGGGGATCTGCGGGAAGAGATCAAAGATACTCTAGAAGAACTAAATGAATCCAAACAGTCGCCAATCGATGTTTCAAAATGCATAGAAGATTACAAGGAAGTAGTCAAAAGAGAAAATACTGAACTTGAAAAAGAACTTGGTCGGATTGATAATGCAACTGATGACTTGCTAAAAAAAGTTCCTCAATCAATTGAGGAAATCAAAAATCAAATCAAATACACCTTCAATCAGGGGAATCAGGGAAATCAGGGAAATCAAGGACAAGGGCAAGGTAAAAATAAATCACCAATTCAACTTAACCAAGTTGACAGTTTGACAGATATTAGCCAAGTAATGAGTTTTATTTCAGAAGTTGGAACTAAGATGAATCAAGCAAAAGCTGAATTGGATAAGAATCCAGGAAACAAAAATTTAAAAGGACCATATGAAGCACTAAAAGCTATTCATGACAAATTAATAAATAAAAAAAAGGAATTATTAGCAAGAGGACCTACATCAGGAGGATCTCGTGCTTACGCACATTCTACGCGTCGGTACATAAGACGCTAACATCAATTTTTGAAAGCAAATTACGAACATATTTATTCACTGTATTATCAATTTTAACAACTACGTCTTTTGTTCGTGTTGCGAGTAAAAGACGTATTATTTCATACTGCTCTTGCGTTTTCAACGTATTCATGGTTATCTCCACAGGAACGTCTTTATACATGAGATGTTCTCTAATGATCTCCATATTGCATATATTCCGATTGTTTATATAAATGAGTAGTGATGTTGTTCTAAGGGCAGCTCTCCATGCGGAACAGAGAAGAGCTGCCCTTGCAGCTGCAGCTGCGGGTCCACGATCAGGTCCAAGTATGGCAGAACAGTTCGCACAAATTCAGGAAGCCGAGCGCCAACGAGTAGCGGCAGAAGCAGAAGCAGCAGCCGAACGCGAACGATTAGCAGAAGCCGAACGCCAACGATTAGCAGAAGCCGAACGCCAACGAGTAATAGGAGTGTCACGAGATCCTAGTCTTATACCACGGAGACAAAGAAGTCATCCAGTACCCAATGTTTATTTGCTAGCACAGATGGGACCAGTAGGAGTTCTAACTCATTATGAACATACGTGCAGAAGTGATTTTGAGAGGTTATTTATTTTTTTAAATGCACAAGGTACTGCAGGCGATGGAATTATAAGATGGTCTCCAATGTACTGGCAACTTACACGATGCATTCAAGCAAGGACAAATGAAACTGATGCTGTGTATGGTAGATATATGAATACCCGCTATGCGACCGACAATGATAGAAGACGGCATAGTCAGCTTCGTATACGCCGTGATCACTGTTGGAAGATTACTTGGTTGGCAACCATATTAAAAACATTACATCAACATATTTTGCCATATGTCGAAGATATTATTAGATATCGAAGTATTACCATCGCATATCGAGAAATAGCAGGTGTGGTGCTTGGAGGAAACCAACAACCCGTTCAACATATAGTTACTATCACTGCTACCACTCATGATGGTGCGAACACAGTATATGTTATAGATAGCAATAATTATCGACACCCATACTGCGCTGAGGCTGACGTTGCAGTTGGTTTAAGCCATAATTGGGTTCCTGCTACCGCACCTGTTGCTCCTACATCAGGAGTTGTGCGTCCTCTTGAGGCAGGAAGAGATATTGAAATTCCTCCAGCTGATATTATTGCTCGTGGTCCTGCTGCTCCTGCTGGTGCTGGTAAAAAAGGAAGAAAGAAGACTAAAAGTAAGCTTAAGAAAACTAAGAAACGAACAACGCGTCGTAATCGACGAGGGTAAAAATGGAATTTTTTTAGTAAAATCAGTAAATTGTAAGTAATCCGAAAAGCAATAATTTACACTAAACACGTACTTTACACTTTACAATGGCAGCTGCCCCTGAAGTCCCCGCGGTTCCCGTGGCGATGTCTGTCTATACGGCTCAGGCCGTTACGACGACTGTCGATGATGGTGGGCGATACCATGACGAGACAACACTGTTGCCTGGCCTTTTCCTGACGGAAGAGGAGGCAGCAGAGGTTGCGCGTTCTTACATGCGCAACCATGCTAATCACTACATGTTCTTTCAGGACGACTATGACAGTCCGTTCATTAGAGTATATGTGCTCAAGCTTACGCTTGGTCCTGCTTCCGTTCCCGAGCTCATTCACGTCGCTGTCCCGCAAGACATGCAGGATGTGCGTGACGCACAGGAGGCGGCGAACCAACAGGCTGCAGCTGATGCTGCAGATGAGGAAGCGAACGAGCAGTGAAGTGAGGCTCTATTTTTAATTGCAATACTTTGAAACGTCAAAGTAAAATTCTCCAGAAGGATCTGAGCAAGTAATTGTTTTCTTTTTTCGTGAAAACAGAAGATTGAATTCGGTTTCATTGTTATACAAATAAATTTCATCAATAGAATGAAGATTCATGTATCTTTCTGCCTTTGTAGTAAAATAACGGTGAACTTCTGATGCAATATCTCTATCCAAAGGCTGTTCTTTTCGCTGAGCAATTCGTTTAAGAGAAGTACTCAACGACGAATATGAAATAGCAACAACTGTTCGAAACTTTTTGCGTTTCATTTCTTTCATGATATTGTTCATTATTCCAACAGACATACATGAACCAACATAAACAACATCTTTCTTTTCAGACACTGTTTCTTTGAGAAGTTCAAATGCCATTTTAGATTGTTCGGCATGTGTTTCAGCTTTTATTTTATCGGGATCCACAAGAACAAAATCTCCAGAAAATCCTGCATTCAGGAGAACTTTATGAACATGAGTTGATTTGCCAGTTCCAGGAGCTCCGCAAATAAGAACGCCTACGGGCATTGCACTTACTCTTTGTACTGGTATTTATCTCCAAATGTTGCTCCTGATTTCACAAGTTTAAAGCCTAACTTTTTATATACAGAAACTGCAGGTGTGTTAAGAGGATCAACGTACAAAAATATATCTTTACCTTTTGGCTTTAGGTGGTTCAACATATCTTGCACCATCTGAGTACCTATACCTTTATTGCGGTATTCTGGATCGACAAACACATTTCGCATAATGAAAGAGTTGTTATAAAGCTTTACCCAAAGTGATCCTTCTTTTCGTCTTAAGAAATATCCCCCTTTCTCTAACTTGTCTGGGGGGTTATCTCCAAACATTTTTGATTTAGTGTACTGCGAAGGCGTACCTATCATTACATTACTCGGTCAAAAAGATCGGGGGATCCGTGCAAAAAATCAATTCCAAACAAATCACCAACTCCGTGCTGGTAGAAAGAAGGGTAAAACAACAGAATTTCTCGCAAGCCAAGTTCGGCTTTGGTATTGAATTCAAGAATAAATGGTTTGTTGGTTTTTTCTTGAAACATGATATCAACTCCAAATACTTGAAACCCATTTTGTGATTTCCAATCAGATCGAAAATCATTCTCTACTTCAATGATATCCCTAAAAATACTCATAATACCCTTGCGGGCTTTCAGAACATCTGCGTCACTCCAGTTATCAGGCTTATCGTCAGGAAAAAGAAAAAGATGTCCATGCTTCATATGTGAATCGTGAATTAGCACGTTATCATAATCTCCTTTTTCGTAAGGTTTCTGTGCTTGGACAAGAAAGTTCTTTTTAGCCAACCACATGTTTCTCAATTTTTGTCCTTGGGTATTTACAAGCAAATAGACTCGTAAGTGGAACTTGTGACCTTTGTAGGTAGCAGGGTGAATGTAAGTTTGCAAAGTCCACTCTTTATATTCAGGATACTTTGCCACTCCTTCTTTGATTTCGGCTTTTGAACTTACACGAGAAATACCCATACCGCGATAACCTTCAGTAGGTTTCAGGATTTTCAAAGATCTAATTGTAGGAGGATCATCGGTGTTCATAAATACACGAGAATCAGGGACCCACGGATAATCGTTAAAGCGCTCATACAATCGGGATTTAACAGTCAAAACATGTTTGGATGGACCACTAATACCATTCAGAAGTTTGACACGAGGATTAGAAACAAGAGGAGTTATAGGAATGGCCATGAGCATTTCTACATCTGCAGGACCCTTAACTTTTTTCCAATTAGAGGGAACGCTCTTTCGAAATAGATCCTGTATTTCAGCATCTATTTCTTTAGTGTGTGCGTTAAACCTATAGGTTATCATTGTATTTAAAATGGATTGTTTTTAATTAAATAATATTATTTTAAATACGAAAACAAGAAGAACTACAAGATGTCATCTAAGATTATGAGCAACCTTTCTACCGCTTCGGTTGGCAAGTACTACACGCTGAACGGCGTGTATGTTGGCATGCTGACGAACACCTATCCCAGGAAGGATATAAAGTGCATGTATTATGATTTTGAGAAGACTTCTGTTAATGACCAAGGTCGTGAGAGCTACTGCGTCGCTGAGTGCGAGCAGAGAGAGGTGCAAGCCTCTAGAGCTGTAATCGGCAAGTACTATCGCGCCGTAAGTGACGGACGCTACCTCGGGAAGTATCTCGGGGAAGGTCAGGGTCACTGGCGCGGAGGAGAGACAGGAATGTCTTCCACGTACTCTGTCGTGTACAATTTTGAGAAAGAAGTGTTGAAAGACGTTTATCGTGGCAACTTTCTTGTCGAGTGCAATGAGGGGGGATAATATCCCACCGTTTTTAATTTAAAAACGAAAATCATAAATTGAAACTGTAGTAGAGAAGAATTATACAATGTTGAGCGACAGAGATGTTAGGCGTCTGAATCTTGCAGTTAAAAGATGGAGTGCTAACTGCATCGGGTGTTTAATGAAATGCACACCTGAATATTTGATAGAGCAGTTTAACTTGCTGTCTCCCGAACAAATCGCAGACTTGGACGAAGAAATCGACAGAAAGCCAACAATTATTGTTGGAAAGCCTCAGAGAGATGAAACCAGAATGCCTTCTGACGAAGGATTTTGGACGCCCCCGCGCTCTAGTAAGAGTTCAGGGGGAGAGAGTAAGGGTTATCGTTCAACGCCTTGACAACTTCAGGCCCATTGCGCTGGATGTAAACATCCTGCTGGAGTGGAGCATTATACGTGTACGAGCCAAGGTGCTCGTAACTTGAGTTGAGGACTTGTACTGGTGCATTGAAACGAGTAGCGTCCGAAAGGACCGTCTCGTCTTTTTTAGTTTGGGCAGAATAGCCTTCGGGGCCAAGCGAAACTCCCGTACCCTGAGCTCCCGCAGGACCAGGACGGCCTTCAGCAGTAAGCTTCATGAACTCCTGGAAAGGTTCCGTAAAAGACCGAACATACGAAGCAACAACGCCTGCCAAGTTTCCTCCAGCACTGTAATATTCTACGCTAGTAGTTTCACGAGCCTGGGTCTTAAAAACCTGCTCAGGGTACAAAGCCTGTGCAGTCTGTGCACCTTTCGTAGTATTGACACGATCCATTCCATAAACAGCAAAACGGTCTGGGCGATTCTTATTAACATCGGCCTGAACACCAGGAAGTGTGATAACATTTGCACCAGGAATTACAGGAGGTTCGTACGAAAGCTTGGGATTTGTATCAATCCGCAATTCATCGGTAGTACGAGGCAAAGCGTACTCACGGAACTGATCTTGCTGAAAACCTCCTTTGGGAATATTCGTGTAACCATCATTACCTCCAGGTCCTACTTGAACTTGCTCAATTGGGAAAACGTTACTCATATTCTGACCAGAAACCATGCGCGACTGGTAAAAATCCGACTCATTCTGATTGCCGTAAGGGTTGCCCGTACCTGGCTTGGCATCAAAGAACGACCGAACCTCTTTTTTCTGAAAATATTCTTTACCTGCACCTGTATGATTATCTAGAACATGATTTGTTCCGCCTGAATACATACTTTGTGTAACATTTGACCCAAAGAATGGAACTTCATTCGAATGACCTTTATTATCATCCGAATGAACTACGTAATCGTGTATTTTATCTGTATCTCTTGGCGACATATCGGAGAATGACTCTTTGGTGGGATGTTGAGTAGCTAGCAAATAACCTACGGCTCCAAGGCCAGCAAGCAAAACAACTTCAATCATTTACTTCTCAGAAGGCTTTTTCTTTTGTGTTTTTACAGCTATTGGCGGTTGTGGAAAAATTGCATGATTTTGTGGCTTATGATGAAGCCATTTCATTTGACGATGGGTCTGATCAACTTCCGAATTTGTCGGAGCAACAACTGGTGCAAAACTTACATCATCTTCTCCAGGAACATACATTTTGCGATTCAGAGGACTATCAAGAGCGTAATTGCTCATTTATATATTCCGAATATCCTTTACAGCCGAACTAAATGCAGGAGATACATGTGAGCTAACATTCGTCTCAGACCAACCTGCGCGATTAAAGGGATTCACGGTCATATGGTTCAGCATAGTTTTGAACTTGTTTACCATCTTATTAAATGCTCCCGTATCAGTTCCTGGTAGTGGAAGAGGAAATTTATTATTTCCCATATCTTTAGGCTTTACTCCATAACAGTTCACTCCAAATTTCGTAGCAGGATCAAAGTATCCGCCATTCACACCAGGGCGACCACAATTTGTTCGAGCTACTGCGTCTTTCTGAAGATCTGACCAAGTTGACTCTTGAGTTGGGAAAAGAGCCATTCCACCCTGGGTCCAACCATATCCACACCATTCAGCTCCTGCTGCAAATGCTTCAGTAATTTGATCATATGAAGCAAGTTGTGCACCATATGCAGCACACACTGCCGATGCTTCGTCGTAAACGTATTCGTTACCTCCTACGTAAAAAACTTCACTTAATTCGATACTTTTGGGAGCTGATTTCTTAGAGGATGATGGTGCAGGTGCAGTTTCATGGAATCCAAGGTTTAAAGTATTGTTTTTAGAAAAATCAATTGATAGATATCCAAGTTTAGTGAGTACATAAATAACAATACCAATTATCATTGCAATAACAAGTGTTCCAACAATACTACTCGTCATTATCAACGTTACAACGATAAATAATACGCCACCTACTACTGCGATAATAAAAACGGTTGAAGCGTCCATTATTTGTCTAGACGATAATAAATCAAAAGACGCATTTTTTCGGACAAAGGAAACTCTTTTGGACTATGTTGAGTAACTTGTCTGTCATTGAGAGTATACCAGTTAGATCCTGGAGGCATATCTCGACCATAAGACCACCAATGGCCTCCGTTGAAACAACATACACCAAGAAGAGCATACTGATTTTTATTGAGGCTCAGAATGCTTGAATACTCCACTGAAGTAAATCCAGGATTGATCATGTGGAATACCATAACTTTTGGAAATGTTCCAATTAGTTGCTGTTTAGTGCATCCCTGCTTTTCACACTTTTCACATTTCCATTCATCAATTGCGTGAGGAGTTACTGATTTCATTATACACGAAGCAATTGGAACATTCCTAGCATCTGTGGCTAAAGAATACTCTGTAACAGAATCTTCTTTTAGTTCACGTTTATTGCAATGTTTGCATTGAATTGAATCTGCAATCTTGAATCTGCACAGTTCTTCCAGAAAAGGAAGTTTATCACAGAGTTTTACTAGAAGCTCGTGGCTATCTCCAATACCTCTTCCTGCAGGGGTAAGCTCGGTATGAACTGATTTATAAAGATCATCGAGACCCGATGCCCCTTTACTTGTCCAAATAATACTCAGAGCTTGATCGATTGGGTTCGATGCATCTTGTTTCTGATTTGAATATCTTTCCTGAACTTCGGGTATTCTGAACACACATTGTAGACAAGCATTAACCCAACAGCTTCCACTGTTGTTTGTCAATCCAAACATCCTTCTCTTTAATGTTGAAACTTAGAGAAATCTGTTAAAAAGGGTTGCGGGGCTCCTTCAACTGGAAAGGCATTTTTCAAATCTGGATTAAATTCGTACGTGTCGTCAGAAGTATCGTCCGACATATGTTTTCCTGCATCGTGCTTCGTTCCAGGAATTTTAGGAATATCGGGTCCATAGATATCAGGATAAACTCCAGACGTGTTTGTTCCTCCACCACCCGAAGGTTTTCTGTCTGCAGGATCTATTTCAGGAGCCTTTGGTCCCATCAAAGGCATTTCATTTGTTGTAGAAGGATCTTTCTTCTTTGACTTACTTGCTTTATCTCCAAATGTCTTGAGAGCAGACATAAGATCACTGTTGGTCATGCGTTCCTGAACTTGACTGAAATAGTAGTAAAGAATAAGAAGAGCAAGTCCTGAAAGAATTAACCATTTCCACATCCTTTCTTTGTTTATAGTAAAGAAGAATGGCTAAAAAGACTCACAAACGTTCTCGTCGTAGCCGACGCCGTACTATTCGGCGCCACAGGCGTTCTAAACGTGGCGGTGGTATTGGAGCAACTGCAGCAACATGGCCACCAGACAATTCTGCGTTCGGTCGTAAAGTAGGTTCTCCAGTAAACACTGCAGATAACCTTATGACGGGCCAGTAACTGGAGCAGCTTCAGATTTAAAAAGACCTTGTGAAACTGCTTTATTAGAAGCATCAACTCCTGCCCACGAACCAGACATTGCGTCATATTTAGCTTGAAGATTTACATTTCGTGGCATAACATCCAAAAACCCAGTTTTACCAGTACTGGAATCCGTATTAGGGTATGGATCTACTTTTGAAGTTTGTGGAATCTGTTTAGAGCTCACAGCGTTCAAAAATCCCGACCAGTGTTTTTCCATTTATGCGTTCCCGAGAAAAGATAACCGTAATTAATAATGAAAGACCTCAAGAAAGGAGAGTTAAAAAATCTCCTGGATTCAGATGAGCCAGTGGCTATTTTTTATTACATGCGAACATGTGGTCACTGCAAGGTTATGCATGAACCCTGGAGTGAACTGGAAAAGGAAGAACCTAATACTAAATTTGTAAAAATTGAAAGTGCAGAAATTCCTCAGAAATTAGGTATTTCTGGATTTCCTCATTTCGAGAAACGATCAAAAAAGAAGGTTGTTAAAGAAGTTGGTGGAGAAATGAAAAAAGAAGAGCTAAAACAAAAATTATTTGGAGGAGGACTTGGCGGGAAGAGGACCCGACGGCTCCGTGCCCGTCGGCTTACTCGTAGAAGACGGAAGGTTCGCAAGTGAACCGTGTGCCCTCACGTAATCTTCACTGTGTTTCTTTCCGTAGCGCGATGGAGCGGCGGAAGAATAATCAGGTTGATCAATACCTTTTGCAAGCCATTTCAGAAATCCATCTTGGTCGTTCGGAATAGTTGCAGACTGTAGAGTTTTAAATGTTATCATGGCTTTGGCCTGGTCAAACAAGTCAGTTGTGTCCATATAAATGTCTGACGTTTTCTGGAAAGATTTGTACATATCAAGTTTTACATCCGAACGAGTTACTGGCGCAGCATCTGGACGGTTTGGATTGTCTTGAATTTCAGTGAGAAGTGGATTCATAAAAGGATTTTCTGGAGTTGGCATAGTAAAATTTTCGCGACGGATAACTTTCTTAGAGAGATTTCCCAAAAATGCTTCTAGTGTTTTTCCATTTGGGAACAAACTAAATAGTACAAAAGATGCCAACATAACAATTGGTATCGAAAGTAGATATGCAGTTACACCAGTAGCAAGAAACAGAATAACTGAAAAGTAAACTGAGAAACGAACCACAGAGTTGAGTGACTCCGCTGTTGTCATATTAGGCATGGGAACAAACTGATTCCAGGTTGTTGACGAAAAAAGAACACTTGGGTCCTTGAACCAAACTTCCTGACTCATCTTATTCTTATTGTGAGGTTTTCTCACGCTGTTTCTTCTGTAGCCGAGCAATCATTCGTTGGCGACGAGCTTCGGGAGAATTGCCCATCAGAACAGTGGCTGGGACTTCAGCACCTCCACCGCCAACACCCATTGCCTCCTTAAACATATTTCCAAACACAGATGTAACCTTAGCTTTTATCTGCTCGATCTCAGTCTCAATTTGGCGCTGAGTTATTTCTCCACGCTGGGCTTTTGCCTTGATAATATTCTGAATCCGAGTAATAATCTTGGCAGCAATAGGGTGCTCGGGGTTCTTAATAATTTCAATGATCTCTTCTGGTCTTTCAAAATTAAATCCAATTTCTGTTACGTCAATTTGCTCGATGATTGACATAAATAGCTTTGCAATACGAGTTTCGCTTATGAAAGTAAGGATTTCCTTGAACTTGTTCTCACTTTCAGAATCATTCAAAATCTTATTAATTTCTTCATTTCCTGCACCAGCTCCAGTTCCAGACCAATACGACTTGAACATATCTACAAGAGGCGTAATCTTTTCCTTGATATCTCCTTGCAAAAATGAAGTCAACAGCGAAGTATGAAGCTGTTTCCACAGTTCATCTTTATCTCCTTCAGTATTCCAAGCATCGGAAATATTTACTCCAAATACAATTCGCTCAACACTAAAAACAGACACATCTTTCTGTACAACTTTGAGAGCTTCTGGATAGAAAGTCTCAAAGCTTTTTACGTCTGCAGTCACATTAACCACAGGGTTCTTATCGGGACACGTTTTTTTAACTAAGTCTGCAAAAGATTTAAAAACTACTAAAGCATCCATTTATTTAGAATAGTAATTTGTTTTCTGTATAAATACTGTGCTTTAGAGTCCATAGTACTCTTTCATTCCATGTTTATCAAACATTCCAATGATTTGGTCAACGTAGGCGTTTTCACGGTCATCGGCTGTAATAATGCTTTGTTTAATCTCAGTCACGTTCCAGTGGGGATTGAAAATACTTAGTTTTGCAAAGATGCGATCGATAAAGGAAAGTCCTCCGTCGTAGTCTTGGTCATCTTTGTGAAAGGCATAATCAACTTCTATGAAGCGTTTTGCATGAATGAATTCTCCCTCTTCAATGTCGGCGAGTTTCTCAATCACTTGTTGCATCGAAAGTCGAAGACCCTCTGGAACGTACATTTTTACAATTATACAGCTATAGATAAAAAATCCGTTTTAGGTACGGTTACCTCCGCGACCTGCAAAGAAGCTTTGGTCGGAAGGTGTCAAGCACACACACCCCATGTCGTTAGAAAATGCAGAAGGGCAACAGTCGGCTCCTACTTTGTTATCTGCAAGAAGCATGATTTTATTAGGGTCATTCATACTAGAGGGGAGGTTGGAAACATTAACTGGCATACCTTCAGTGGCGGCCCATCCTGAAACACCTCCCTCCATCGACACTTGATCGTAAGGACCCATGCCTCCTGCATTGAGAGGCATTCCTACGGGCTGTTGCATAAAGTGTTCCGTCGAAGATGGCATAAATGAGCCCATAAGATTAAAACGCACAAATACTCCTGCCAATACGGCAGCAATTAGAAACGCAAACACAAGGGTCGTCTTGTCCATCCTTTATTATAGATACAATTTAAAAACCAGACGATGCGATAAGTGATGCAACAACAAGCATAGTAGCAAGAAGAAGGGGGTCAGCAAATGCTAGAAAAAATGATATAATAAGAATGCTGAATACGAATGTTTTAATAACACTTATACACAGTGTGACAAATGCCCAGATAAAATCAATGATTGTATTGACCAATAAAGCTCCAATGTAACCCTCACCTACGAACCTCTTTAGAAGATCTTGGATTTTAATGAGATAATGAACAAAAACGCTAGTAGAACTTGCAATCTTTGAAAATGTACCAGATGCAAACTTCATCATAAATCCACGAATGTTTCCAAATACATTTCTGAATTGCTTGAGAGGTTCTGCGAGATCTCCAAGCGAACCTTCCAATACATCAAAATACTGAGCAATACCGTCAATTAAAAATGAGAAATAGTGTCCCGCCATAGAATTCGTACAGTATGCAAAGTTTTCACCCGTTGAAACGTCGGGTTTAACAAATCCAGCAAATGGTATGTACAATGGATTACACCGATACTCAGTCCAGTTCCTCTGAAGCTTATCAAACGAAAAAGACGCATGAACGACTAACATAGTAAACAACGAAAATCCCGTGGCTAGTAAAAATACTAGCATCCTACTGATGTTATTACGGGATTATTATATATTTGATTGAACTCGTACAAATCTTCCAATTGGTCAAGAATGATGAACTTATCACCCTTATCATTTGCAACAGTAAATCTAGAAGAATCGGTAATTAAATTGTAATAAATAGTTGGAGTTGAATTCGATTGTATTTTCGAAATAGTTGGAGCAGCACGAATATCATTCGTATAATCAAATACCCAAACTCGTGGATGAACAAAAATACCATCAGCTAATTCACATAATTGAGACGAATTAGAAGAATGAAAAACAACACCCCGAACAATCGAACCATCTTGCAGAACATCTTGCAAACCAATATCTTTAATAGCGCACAACTGTCCTCCCCGCATGACAACTTGAGTATCTTTTAGAACTCCGTGAATGTGCTGGTGGCCCAGAATGCTAACTTTATTATCTTCAGAAATTCGCTGATTATAGTACAGTTCAATATTAATACGGCGTCTCAAACATTTAGAAAATTTAGTATCTTCTGAAAAGTCCAGGAACTCAGTATTGTTAATTTGAATTCTGTTATTGGAAGTATCAATACACACTAAGATAGGTAAAGAGTTAGAAGGTTTAGCAAGAGGATGCTGTTTTACTGGAATGGGTTTATCTCCAAACATAACTTTATGATTTCCACTAACGTTAACTCCGTCCAAAGTATACATATCAACGCCTGCACCTACAAGCATATATACCGAAGTAACCGTTGCTCCATTTTTGAGTTTCAACCCAAGAGATGCACTAGACATGGCTATCTTTTCTCCGTAAAAGGTTTCAATTTGCGTAAGAGGATCGAAGCACAGGAAAGAAACTGTTTTTCCAATAGGACCATTTGTTACAGAACCTCCAGTCTCCATTCCTCCGTAAAAAATGTACATGAACGACATCATTATACCTACAACTCTTGCAAGAAGAGTGCGCATGCGAATTATGATGTACTGAAACTGGCTCATCAAGTTCTCGATCTTTCCAAATACAGTTCCAATAATTCCCAAAAATCCTCCTCGGACATCGGACATCATTCCCCGCATATCATGCATTGCTCCTCCAATTTCGCTAACGTTTTCTGACATATCTGAAAACATGCTCATAAGTGGATCCATTATAAACCCAGCGTAGTCCTGAAAGCTTTTTCCGATACATCCTGAAAAGTTTGTTAGTATATCTTGCCCCACTAATCCTGCAAAAGGCATGTACAAAGGATTGCATCGATATTCAACCCAGTTATCCTTGAGATTTTTGATATTCCAGAGAAAATACATATAGATGGTAGTAGATACTGAGACAAGTGTTACAAAAATAACAATAACTATATCAATTGTGGTTGCACCCATTACTTAATTATCAGACTCTAAAATATGATTACTTAGCACGTAGAAGCATTATGATAATGATAATGATGGATAGAAGCATAATTACCCACAGAATCGTGATTCCAAGAATGTATGGATAAAGGTAATTAAAAACCTTTGAAAGAATCGGCCTCAAAAGATTGTTTTCGAGGTATGTTTGAAACTCGGGACTGCTGAAAATCTTCATCGGGTCCATATTATTCTTGAAAGTGGTTTGTTTCGAATATTTTTATCGACAACATATCAAACAGCATGAAGGGCGAATCCACTAAACTTCTTCTTGTCCTTGGAGGCGTTGTAGTTGTTGCATGGCTTCTATCGAATTATTCTTCGTCCAAAGGTGTTGTAGGTGAAGGTCTCGAACAACTAAAAGACAGTCTAGGCGTACAAGGTCCTCTTTCGGACAGCGGTCCTTATGGCAAGTCCGTGCACGATAAAGGTGGTAATGCACAGCCAACGGAAGAAGTACAAGGTCGCCACCCCTCCTCGCAGTCTACTTACTCCGAGAACGTTCTAGGTGCTTCTGAGCTTCTTCCCAAGGGTGAACTTGGCGCATCGTGGGCTGAAGTAAACCCTTCGGCAGTTGGAGATCTCAAGGGGCAGAACTTTATTGAGGCAGGTTATCACACGAATACTGCTATTGCAGGTGTCTCGCAGACGAACCGTAATGCCTCGTGGGATATCCGCTCGGAGCAACCCAACCCTCAATCGAAGGTTGGCCCCTTCCTCAATACGACGATTGAGGCGAATCCCTTCAAGCGTGGCCTTGATGCGTAAAAATTTAAGTAAAAAAGCAAGGTCTTGACAGGGCTATTACACTACCTCCTCAAAACGGCCAAAACCCCACTCAGAGATTTCTAATTTTGCGATCGCCTTTCGGTCGTATCGTATAGGTACATTAAGCGGACGCAATGCCGCTGGTTACCCTGTCATACACTGTTTTGACTAAAAAGAATCCGTTTTATAACACCTAAAAATTTAAGTTAAAAATGCTCTCCTCGTAGGATCTCGCCAAAACGCTCATGTTTTAGTAGTGGTAATATAACTCCTGAAATTGTCTAACATTGACACCCACTTTAGATGTTTGTTAGTAGCATTGTATTGCATCAGGCTGATATTAACTGTTTTGACTAAAAAGAATCCGTTTTTATAAAGTAATGTGGCCAGCAGCGGCTTTAGTAGGTGCAGGTACTCTTTTAGCACTAAATACTTTAACAGGGGTCAAAAACTTGAACGGTGTTAGAGCAAGAGATGGAAAAGTATACAAAGTTCAGAATTTGCCAGATAAGCAGGAAGCAGCAGATATGATGTCTGAAATTTGCGATCGTCTCAATAAACTTATAACCAAATATCGCGACGACCCTGCAAGTGCTGCAGATCCTCGAACGAAAATTTTAATTGACAGATTTAAAGTTGATAATATGTGCGAAAACGATATTACTGCAAACTCAACGTCTTATTCAGAAAACAAAGGGGAAAAGATAGTAGTTTGTTTGCGAGACAAAGAACCTCCTCATAAATTTGTAGAAATCAATACTGTGATGTTTGTAGTTCTACATGAGATGGCGCATTTGATGACGACTACTACAGGTCATACTCCTGAATTTTGGACGAATTTCAAGAAGATCTTACAAGATGCTGTATCTGTGGGAATTTATACGCCAACAAATTATTCACGGTCTCCCGTTTCTTATTGCGGGATGCAGATTACAGATTCTCCTATATAATGAATAAGATGCTCAAGAGAGAATTAGTAAACTTAAATTCAAAAGAGAAGACATATGTCAACTTTTTTGAAGATGATACTGTAGAAACAGTTAGACAGCAGGTTGCAAAATCAGCAAATTCTCATCCTGATCGGATGTTCATTTTGGCATCAATTAAGCTTCCGCAAGATCACTACACAAACAATATTGAAAACTGGAGAGATCTATTTGATCGCCTATCTTACAATGGCGAGAAACTAGAAAAGACTCTTTTCGATGAGTATCAGCGTAACTACCGTTTCCCAAATACGGCAGTAAGATTTGAAGACTACGATAAATCGCAATGGATGGATTTTCCTGAAAGTTTGATGGCTATTTTTGCACCCGATGGTGTTTTTTCAGAGTACAGAACTTTTGGTGTTGATTCTGATCGTTCTTATATTCTTGAGCTTTCTGGAGAAGGCGTATTTGCAAAAAGAATACCTTCTGCGAAACTTCCCGATCCACAAAATTCAAAGTTGATTAACAGTTTTTACGAGATGGATGATATTGATCATTTTGGATATCAAACTTATAATGCTATGCATGAAAACGTAGCGCTCTATTATTACCCAAAATTTACTCCAGAAACTCCTTCAAGAATGAACGATGAAACCGTTCGTCTTCTTGATAAGAACGCGAATCTTCTTCAGAATATTCTTAAACTAAAAGTTCCTCATGAAAAGAAAGTAACTATTCTTACTGCAAAATTCTATATTCCTTGGATAGAAACAAGGTTCGGTGCGTCAACAAGAACTCGATTCGAACAAATATTTTACGGAGTAACTGTTTCAGATGAAATACCTTATGTGGGCTATTTTACATGCAAAGACGAAATTAACAGACACAAATTTTACGTTGAAGATGCAAAATCAAAAACTCCAAAGCTGGATATTCAAATGTGGAAGTACTGGTGGAATCACACGAAACCTTCTCAGAACAAACCAACTTTGCTTTTCTATAAAGGTAAATCTAAAGATTGTTTCGACAGAATAGCTGTTACTGAAGAAGGTATGAGCTTACGTTCAGTGCGTCAGCCAAATTGTACAGATACTCTTGATCAAATAAAAAAGAATTTCGAAAAATGGTTATCTAAACTTGACGCTCTAATTCCTTTCTTGAATCCAAAAGATATTGCTATTGAGCGTTGGGATATTCAGGATGCTGCAATAAATGTCTATTACTCACATCCTATAAAAAGCCTTTCACTTCTCAGATTCAAATGCATTTCTCCTTTCTTTGGACTAAATCCCAAAAAAGAATCAGTGTTTACGTTTCTCCGAAACGATAACGAGAATTTTGGTCTTTCTTCAATTGAAGCTACCATTATAGAAATGATGAATGAAGGACCCGTTGTTGCGGAGAAACTAGCAGAAGAACTATCTATAACGCCAAGACACGCAGGAGATTTGATTAAACATATAACAACTCTTCTTGATGAAAACCCAGCACTGAGAAATATAGCTCTTCGAGGATTTCCAACAATGGAAATAACCAGTGACTATATTTACGTTAAAGGGATAACCAATATTGACTTAGTGATAAAATATACAAACTTTCTTCATTATATTATTTCAAATCCAAAATCTAAAGAACTCGATGAAATATGCCCTGCAAGATCAGAAAGAATCGAGGCAGTTAAAACAGTAATTTCAAAAGCAGATGATGAAGACTTTTCTATTTTTGGAGATTTTGGAGATCTTGATATGACCGTAGATGATACTGATAATAAAATAATTGATGATGAAACGCCAGAAGATACGGGAGAACGCGAAATTTCAAATCAGAGACAAACAAAGTACGGTTATTTCAAATCAAAACTAGAAGAGTTTGATCCAGCAATGTATAAGGGAAAAACTAAGTTTGCAAAAGCTTGTGAATATATGCTTCAACCAATTCCAATCACTCCAGAAAAAGAAAAACAACTTTCCGAATTTATGGATGGAGATTTTAAGTACATTGATCCTGCAAATGAAGATGAATATCTTGAAACAAAAAGTCCTGATGGAAAATACATTTGTCCTGAATACTGGTGCACCTTAGATGAAATACCTCTGAGAGAAAATCAGCTAATTCATGAAAAGGGTAAATTGTTATGCCCAGTTTGCAAGAAAGGTATTCATGATGGAACAAACAGTTTGAAAGAATTTCCTCTTATCGAAAGAAAGAAAGCACACATATATCCAAAATTGAAAACTCAAGTTTCAAGTACTGGAAAACAGTTCCCTTGCTGTTATCAGACTCCTCGTAGCAAACGTATTGTTAAAGATGAAGAAGGAGATTCAAAAGATAAAGCTTATGTATTCCAGTCATCTGTAAACGATCTGAAAGAACTTCGTCTTGCAAAATTAGACAAGACATTTATTGATTCTTTTATTTTTGAAGATTATTCTTCTCTGGACAACCAGCGTTTATCCGATAATAAATCTGGATTTTTTAAAGTAGGCCTTGGAAACCCAGTAAAAAATCTACCAAAGTTTTTGTCTCTTAAAGGAACGCGTGTTCCTCTACCGCACGAAGTTCCTGCAATAACTTTGCGCTGTTCCTTTTTGAGAAATTGGTCGGTTCTCACAGATACACATGCAAAGAAAGTGTATGATAGTCTTACTGGAATAAAGAATGAAAAGACACGAGATCGTCTTTCAAAGATTATTTCAGGAATAAGTGATGCATTCACAGAAAATAAACTTTCAAGTTTAGATTCTCTGGAGTATTTAACAGCTTCTTACAAATGCGGGACTTACTTGATATCAGATGGTAAAATTGTATGTTCATTTGGATTAGATTATTCGACTAAAGAAATAGTTATTTTCAAGACAGGAGAAACTCTGAGTATTCTTGCAAAAGTAACTAGACGTGGAAACTGGTTTAGTTTTGTTTCAAATCTTATGTCTGAAGATTTTTCTGAAAAAACAAGAAAGAATATTAAAACAAATAAACAATATTGTGTTCGTGAAGTTCCTTCTTACGAAGATGCTATAAATGTTCTCTCGTCATTATTTCCAGAAGAATCGTATATAATTGTTGTTGATCCGTATGAAAGAGCTGAAGCAATGTATATCCCTAAAAAATTAATTCTACCATTTCGCCCTTCTCCTATCCCAGAAAGTTCGGTTGATAGAGTTTATGGGTTTGAATCTGTCAATCAACTACCATCATTTGCAGATACCATGCGTGTTCTTGAAAAAGCACAAACTGTATCGCCAGGCTATGCATTCACAGATTCTATGTACGACGTTAATGGTAATGTTACCGAAGTGCTAACTGCATCAGGACTCCGAATTTTAGTCAAACCTTTTTCAGATGATAAACCTTCAGTTCCAGGAGAAGTTACCAGAACAGTAGAAGATGAAGAAGAGCTTGTAAGTGCTGAATCTGATCCAGAATTTAAAAATAGATATGCAGAAGTATCGTACATTTCAGAAGTACATGAGTTTTTACTATTCCAGTTATCTAAAGATCTTGAAAATGAAGATTATCGAAAGTTACGAGAAGAATTTGAAAAGAACGATATTAAACGTAAGCCTGCAGAAAAGGAACTTGAATCTTGGTTTCATAAGACAGTATCATTTTTGGAAATAAAAGAGTCTCAGGCATTCATTTCTAAAATACGAGCACCGTGTGGACAATTTACAAAGGATACCTGCAAAGGTAATCTGTGTGGTTGGGATGGAAAAGTTTGCAGAATTCAAGTTAAAAATTCACTCGATGAGAGTGAGTTATTTGATCGTTTGTTCCGAACAATGTTCAGCAACTCAAAGATACGATCCGCCGTGCTTGACGGTCGAATTACTCCTTTCTTTAGTACAATCTTGTACATCGAACTACCACATGAATGGATAGCTACTGATAAAGATATCTTCTAAAGATTATCAATATCAGATTCTTCTAGATCTTTTGCAACTTCTCTCTCAAACACATCGTCTTTCTCTTTATCGTCTTCTGACGTGTTATAGATACTTTCGTGGATTGGAGAAAGTTTATTTATAAGTTCTACAAATTCGCGCTTAATTAGCGCGAGCATTTCAAACATCTTTATAGATTCATCTTCTGCTATGAGAACAAATGAGCCAGGTGAAACCATAGCTCCTTTTCGGCCTCTTCCAGAGAATTTCCCTGGAATTGCTACTTGAACAATTTTGATTCCATCAGAATCAATCATCGCTTCAAATCGCTTGTTACCAAGAAACTTGGTAACTTTGCCTACATAAACATTCGGAGCAGAATCTTTCTTTTTGATATCATCGATGAATTTCCTCACCATAATATCGCTCTTGTTCTCGCTCTTTGAATCTTTACTCGACGGCATTTTATTAGCCGTTAATAGATTATTTAGTCTAAATCCGTTTTAGACACCGTATGATGCTCCATTTGGGAATCATATGGTGTTTTTTTAAGTTTGGGATAATAAGTTTATTTGAGGTCTAGTCTTACGCAACAACCGTCGGGGGCTTGAGGAAGTGAATCTTCAGGAAGCTCTGGAGGTTGAGGTACGTAACATCATCGCCGTCCTTCACGCGGAGGAGCTTGCCAAGCTTGGCGTCAGGGATGATACGGCGCTTGAACGAAGGGTCAAAGCAACTGTGCGACTTTACATAGCCAGCAATGAACTTCGTAACGTCCGTCTGGCTGCGCTGGGACTTGGGGGCAAGGCCCATGAACGAGGCAAGCTCATCGCTGATTGGGCGGAGCTTGAGGAACGCGTTGTTGGCACGGCGGGCCTCCCAGGCCGTCTTCTCCTCAGGCGTCATATCCTCTGGATTCTTACGCTGGCGGCGCTTGGAGTTGCGAACATCGCGCTTGAGAGCGCGCGCGGCATCCGAGGCCTCCGTGATAAGAACACGTACACGAGCCGTGAGCTCCGAGCCAAGAGCCTTAAGATGATCCTGAAGCTCAGCAAGGACAACGGCGGCACTGCGCGTCTCGGCAGGTGCAACTACAGGTGCAACATCAACGGCTACTACGCTATCAACTACGGGAACAGTAACCTCAGCCTTGGCAGCTACACGGCGAGCGGCACGGGGCTTGGCCTCAGGGGCAGGGGCAGGGGCGGTAGAGGGGGCGGGGGTGGCAACGGGGGCGGACTTGGTCTTCTTCTCGGCTGGCATCTTGTTTGTTTTAGTAACAGTCTTCGTTGCCTCCATTTCTAACGCGCTTGTATACTCTAAGGTATCCTTACCTGTTTAAATCACAAACGTATGAGGGCGCTGACAATAATGTGGCAGAGATCAAATTTATTTTTAGAATCGTACAAAATCATCAAAAGTGTATTGGCCACTCTCTCAGAAATTTCAAGTCGATGTTTGTTAAATGTTTGAATTCGGAACTTTACCCATTCCACATAAAGATTGCGTCTAGAAGCCTTCTTATGCTGAGATGCATACGCAATTAGGTCTTGAAGTATTATGAATAAAAAGTCATGAAGATTATTTCGTTTCATATTTTGGAAAAATAAGTGATTCATATCGAAAAACTCATTCTCTTCTATAATCTGACATATCTCTATCCACTTGCTAGAAACTGAATGATCAGATTGATGCAAGTTTGAAATACCCATACTTCTTCGAATCCTGCAAAGTTCTCGGAGCCTAATTCTGTCTTTTATTGCAAGAGGTTGCCTAGTGTATGGATTTGTTGTGTTTGTACGAATCCACTGATTCAAACTTGATACATCAAACCAATATACCTTTTCTGCTTCAACTATTGAAAAATAATCACCTGGATGTATTTTATTTTTTGATTCCATAGTTACAAGTTCTTCTTCGTTATGACATACCGACCGTTTGAGAACACCTTCACCAGAAAGTTTAATTAATTTTCTAGCAGAATAACCTCTCCAAATTCTTTGAATGATAATTGCTTCAGTCTTATTTGGAGCTACATCTGACCAAAGTCTTTTATTTTTCACTTTCAAATGTTTACCGCAAAATAGGAATCCCTTAAGAACATTAGATCCACACTGTTCCCTACTATTTTTATTCTTACATGATGCACAACGCATAATTATACTGTACCCAGTTTTCTTTACCGAAAACGGATTTAGATGTTACACGTTCTAGTATCAGTATAACAAGAACTCAAGATGAACGCACCAGTACATTCAAATGCAGTCGACGTTTCTAAAATTACATTTCAGGTAGGAAAGGCCCAGAAAGATCGCAACCCTTCTATTACAATTCGTTACAATGGAGGCCCGCTTCAACTTCGTCTTCCCCGCCTAGGATTTCCTTTTGGACTTCGTGAGAATGCAAATGATTCTGGAGATAAGTCTTATACGCTATCCGCAGTCCTCAAGGGCTGTGATTCGTATTGCAAGGAGAAATATGTTGGAGATGATGAGATTGGTAAGCTTTATAATATGCTAATTGATCTTGACGAGCACATCGTTAAGTCTGCAGTTGATAATTCCGTTGCTTGGTTCAAGAAGAAGCGTACCATTGAAACGGTGCGCGACACCTACAATAACATCGTCCGACCCTCGAAGGAGAATCGCGATGGTGAGATGGTAGCAAATGGAAAGTACCCCCCTACTTTCCGTATCAAGGTACCTGTGTATGATGGAAATGTAAACGCTGAATTTATAGATGCATCTCGTAACCAGGTATATGTGACTCCCGACTCTCTTGTCGGAGTCCTACCCAAGGGAATCGAGGCAAATCTCGTGATGACCGCAAACATCTATGTCCTCGCAGGAGGTACGTTTGGTGTGACGCTTCGTCTCAAGGCTGCTCAGATTTTCCCGATTGCTCGCGTTACTGCAGCAATGATGTTCGCCGATGAGTCTGATGCACCTCCTGCAAAGGATACAGATGCAGATGAATATGGCGGTGGAGCCCTCGTAGAGGAGTCCGCGCCCAAAGATGAAGTGATTGGCGAAGTCAAGCCTATGGCAGGTGCTGGTGCAGGTTCTGCGCCTCCTGCAACAACGGCTGTTCGGAAGCGTCGCGCTGTTGCAAGCTCGTCGTAAATTTAGAATCAACAGGAATCTTATAAATTTCAAATGAATTAGATATAAAAATTAATTGATTTTCAGAATTAATGTAATTTGATTTTTTCACTGCAGAGCAAACGCTAGGCACTGAAAGTGTTCTTTTGTTACACTTTTCACACTCGTAGATATCTGGCATTTTTACCACAAATTCTGGAGTTATGAGACGTACATTTGAATGAAGCGATTTAGTTATGAATGTTTGAATATCGTCTTCCAAACAATCTTCGTACGCTTCCTCTGACATCTTCGACCAGATAGTTTCTTTCTGAGAAACCCAATCAGGCTCTTGCAATAAAGTAGAAAAAGGGTTGGAATAAAACCACAGAGAATAAAAAATTTCTGCATTCTCAGGATCATGTTCTGCAAGTCCAATCCGTTTCAAACTTTCATCATAAAGCCAATAAACGTTCCATTCATATTTTGTATCTAGGCAACCACGATATACATCTTTGCCGTTATAGTTCCACTCTTCTGCATCGTAATTTAAATCATGTTCCGCGATTTCGTCAGAAAAATCTATGTACACAAAATCGGGATGTAGTACTGAGTACATTTAGTGTTTGGGTGTAAAAAATGTGTGTAAAAATGACGCTCATCTACGGCTCCTCAAAGTATCCAATGGATTCAAGGTGGGCCCGTATCTCTTTACAGACTGGTCTCAAACGCCCCAGCTTTGCAGCTGCGCGCGCGACAAGTACGTACTTCTCAATGTGTTCACTAACGATCTTTATTCGCCCATCGTACTCGGTGGTCCAAAACCCATTCCAGAGTAATTGGTCAGCGACCGAGCGATAAACAGACCAGTGAATTTGGCAGCCAATACTTGACATCTTTCAATGTTTTTTATAACCGTGTAATTCATTTAAAAAATTCCGTTTTAATCAAATTTTACCATAACCTTTACCTCGTGTCTAGCCATTGATTTAGTAGCCGAACGAGAAAGTTCATGTCTCTTTCGAGGAACTCCTCCTACCTCTTCTTTGGGCTCATGAATACGTGTCTCCATATCTGCATGCACTGCTTCACGATTAGTTTCAAGATAATCAAGAACTTCGTCAGAAATTGCCCACTCAAAGAAATTTAGCTGACCTACTGTCGTATCCATTCCACAAAACTTGATACGCTTCCAACGACAAAAAGGATCAAACATCTTCTTGCTGTAAGCTTTGAGATGTGACTTGTAAGATAGATAAACGATTATGTGCTTCTTATCTTTCGATGTATACGAAATATTGTACTTCTTTGAATAGTTGGTCACAAACCAATCAATTAACCGCAAAGATAGATCAGACTTTCCATCGAGAATATTCTTCACACGCTCAATATTCTGTGCATTTGAATAAAATTTTTCAAGTCGAAAAAGGACCCACTGTTCTTGCGTCTGGATCTCCTGCATTTGTTGATGATACTTTTTTACATGTAAAACGGTTTTACTGCTTTCAAATCAAATACACTAAAGATGGATCCAGTAGAAGAACTTTTACAAAAATATGGACACGATGATCAGCGAACGCAAGCATGGCACACTAAGCGAGGAGAAATGCTAACTGCGTCAGAAATCTATAAAGCTATCAAAGATGCTTCTCCTGCACTCAAACATGAAATTGTGATGTCCAAACTTCTTCCTAGACCTGTGCAAGAAGGACCAGGCCCACGTGCTCTTCTGTGGGGGACCCGATTTGAACCAATCGCTAAACATATTTATATGCATTATCTGCAGGGAAGTGTTCGAATCGTAGATACTACTTGCATCCCTCACCCTAAATATAGTTTTCTAGGTGCTTCACCAGATGGAATTATTGTTACAGATGATAAAGACGATTTCAGGTATGGAAAGCTTGTAGAGTTCAAATGCCCTATTTCTCGCGACTTTAGCGATGAAAGCGAGATCCCATCATCATACTACAACCAAATGCAACTTCAATTAGAATGTTCTGGGATGTCCGAATGCGATTATATTGAAATGAAGTTTCGTGATATGTTTTATACTGAATGGGTAGATTCTCCCGCTCAGTATAAATCTTGCTTTGCTGTTTCCGAAACTGGAGAAGTTGTTTATCGTGAAATTGAAGATTGGCGAGACGTTAATGAATGGCGTAAAGAATGCCTTGATGAAAAATTTTACTGGGAAACTACCTATTGGGTGTTTGACAAGTACCGAATTAAACTTGTAGCAAAGGATCCTAATTGGCTTCCTTCGAATATTGAGAGCTTTACAGAAGTTTGGGAAACTGTCAGAAAGCACCGCGAAGCAGGAACTTTGCCAAATCACCCTAAAGAGAAAACTATTCTGATTCTCTAAGGAATTTCTACCCACTCTCCAATCTTAGTTGAATGATTTCTAAACATATCAAATTCTGTACCATTTCCATGATGAAAATCCCATGCAGTTTTTTGAGAAACTTTTTTATAGAAAACTGTTGAATGGTAAGCCAAATATCCTATAATTGCAGAAAAGGTTCCGTAAGACAGAATGACGTACTTATTCGTTGAGCCGAATTTTATTATATTAGAAAGAGTATCGTCAAACATTTTTACATTTAGATACTTATCTTGCAATTTCTTTACAATTTCATGATATGGGCTATCTGTTGCAATATAAATATTATCAATTTTTAAAGTTGACAAAATTCCATCATAATATTCAAATCCAGGATTCCATTGCGCAACATCTCCTAGACGAATGTGTACGAAGCAGTCGTTATTATTGTTGTAACGGCTTTTATACTGATTCTTCTGAATTATCTTTTCGATTACTTCAGAAGAATTTAAATGTTCATGAATTTTATCTGATATTTTTTTGGATTGAAAATATGTTTCAGCATTCAAGTTGTAATTTATACTTTCTTTCTCAAAAATATCAAAATAGTTCGAGTCAGTTAAATTTAATGTTTCAGAATAAATTTTATGTCCACAAAAAAGATCAATCCCAAGTTCAGATACTTCAGATTCTCTGAGGTATAGTGAGGTATACAAATCATGTTTTTCTGCAATCAAACTCAAAGCTAGATGTCTGATTATTTGGTTACCTAATCTACCTCCTGATTCGGATTTTGACATTTTAAATATTAGTAAAAGTACATTTAAGCCAGCATTACAGTTAGAGTACCGTATCCATCACAATATTTGAAAAATAAATCAGGATAGTCATTGCAAATATGAGTCAAAATTACTTGATCCATCCAAATATTATGCTTATCAATAAGCTTTTCCATATAGTTGGCGTAAATTTCACAGACAGTATCAATAATTTCTTTGTTCATAATCCATGAAGTTCCAGCTATATGATGATAGTAGTTTGTTGGAGTAATTAGTTCTTTATTATAATTCTGCGATGAAGAGTAGATAAATTTATTTTTTGGCAAAGTTTTCAATTTTTCATTATTTGGAAATTGTGTAGTAGGTGGAGGTGTTGATCTGTAACTGCATATACCTGCGTCAACCCAGTGAAACCATTCACTATTAAAAGGATTAATTTTAGAAGCTTTCTGAACCATAAATATCTTTTCGTTCCATATCAAATTCAATTCTACAGATGGACAATGGCTTGCATGACTTGCCATTCTGTCTCTGTATTTGTAAGTATAAAAGTCCTCGATTTTAGTTTCAATGAAATAAGTAGGAAGATCTTTTCGGAAACTCTTTATGACTTCAATATTGTCCTTAGTTGTAAAAAACACGTAAGGACAATTTATAGAAAGAGTATTTTTGAACCATTCAAAATATTTTTCAACCGAATACTTATTTGAAACAACAAAAAATGAAGAAACGCATGTAACAGAATACATATTTAAAGATGTATTATTATACATATCTAAATGAATTTCGTGTTTGATGAAAAGGTTTCAACTCCCCTATGCGAGATAATGGGAAGAAATAACAGCGATAAGGGATCTATCAATATTGCACAGAGTTGGCATAATTATACCACGCTTTACTACAGCCTTTTTAAGGATTTGAAAAACAAACCTCTCCGAATTTTTGAGCTTGGATTGGGAACAAATAATATGGACGTTCCTTCGAATATGGGACCTGGTGGAAGACCAGGTGCATCCTTATACGGTTGGAAGGAGTTCTTTCCGAATGCTTCTATTTTTGGAGCAGATATTGATCAAAGAGTATTATTCAATACTGATCATATTTCAACATTTTATTGCGATCAAACCAATCCAGAAGTAATCCAAAACATGTGGAACAATCCCCAACTAAAAGATGATTTTGATATTATTGTAGAAGATGGATTGCACACATATTCTGCAAATGTCTGTTTTTTTGAAAATAGTATCCACAAGTTAAAACCGTCTGGATACTATATTATAGAAGACATTCATAATAACTATAAAGACTTATTTTTAAGTAAAATTGAAGAGTGGAAGGTTAAATACCCTAATTGTTTATTTAATTTGGTTGAAATACCTTCAACTCGAAATTATCAAGATAATAGTCTTCTTGTAGTTTACAAAAATATTTATTAAACTGTGTAGGGATATCCTTGTAATACATAATCAGGTCTTTCTGGGCCATTTGGTCTATCTATATCAGTTGGCAATGAAGTAGTGTTTCGAACCTTTTCTTCTACAAAATCATTGCGTATAAACGTTAGTTCGAAAACGTGAGGGAGATCATAACCTTCTACTTTTTGCATTGGACAGCAGTTATTCGCGTGAAAATGTACAAGTGTATGTGTTTTATTTATCTGAGAAATAAGGCTAAACATATCTTCGTTTTCAAGAGAATGAAGTTCTTTTGAATAATAATCTTTATGCATATGAATATCTCCAGGAGTATGTACTTCCATAATAAGTTGTTTTACTTTTAAAATAGCTCCGCTTTTAATAAGTCCAGGCAATACACGAAACTCATGTCCTTCAATATCAATTTTAAAAAAAATGTCATCAGATATTCTGAAATAATCTTGAAGATCTGTTGTAGTATCACTATTATCAACTCCTAAATTTTTATTAATAAAATTGATTGTTTTTTTAGTCGGTGGAAGTCTTGAAACAGTTCCGTCAAATGCAAAAGAGATTAGTCCTGGATAATCATCCATCAATGCTTCTTCAAAACTTATGTCGTTAGAAACACCTCCAGCAATAAGAAGATTGTATTTACCTGGAAGATCTGCAATAACATACCCACCATCACACGATCGTCCTATTCTTTTTTTTGGAAATGGGGAATTATAAAGAATTAAATTTTCCATGATTATTCTAGTTTATCACACTACTGTTAAATCTAATGTTGAAACAGTATCTTTTGGAAAATTGAATACTGGTGATTCTGGAACAATTACATTTATTTGCTGTCTAATAAACGCATTAGAAAGAAGATCATCTGCAGGAACATTCAAATGCCCATTTATTATGTCTAATAACTTCTTAGCTCCACTCTTTGAAATTATGTAAGCAGTAGTATGATTGAAAAATTTCTTTTCGATGTTGAAAAAACTACTGTTAATCTTTTCTGTTTTTACAAACGGGTACCATTCACTAGGCCCAACATGAATAACGTCAAAAGATGAAGGTAAGTTATGCAAGACGCTAATATCTCCCACTAGTCCTGCATCATCTTCAAGAACAAGATAGTTATTATATTTGGGATCTGCAAGAAGTTTTTGATATAACTTAATATGGCTCCAAGCACATCCAAATTCTCCAATAGACATTCTCTGTTTATTAAGTCGAACCGATGGATCGTATTTCATTGTTTCGCCTTCGTATGTAATCTCATTTCCAGAAACAGTAATTTCTTTACCGTTAACTCCGTAGAAAGTTTCATGATTCATTCCAAACTCTGCAAGATTAGTAACTAATTTCTTAATCATAGGAACTCTTGATTCGCTGGTGTTCATAGTTAGAACAAATGCTTTGGTATTTCTAGAAGCAATAATCTTTTTAAGCATTGGAAACATTCCAAGTTGAGTTCGAATTTTCTTCTTCATATCTCTAATAACATCTATACGCTGAGACCACCAATCTTCTACAATAGCTTTCTCAATTATCTTACGAGCTAATTCTGGATCTTCAAGTGGAAGACGAACAAATGCTCGAGGATCTATGTAATCTTCTAGGTTAGGACATCCCCAGTAAAATGGCAGACATTCGCACAAAAGTGGTTCCCAAATCTTTTCGGTAGCATAATTTATTTCTGCATTATTCTCACACGCAATACAGTATTTTACAGGAGCATATATGTTTGATCTATTCTCATGTGGAACTTTTCCTTGATAGCAAGATACATTATTGAAATTTGATCGTCCGTAAACTTTTACTATATCTTGATTTCTTCTTACAAACTCTATTCTGAGCTTATGACCTGGATCCCAATTGTTTCCACTTAAAATTGATACTAGACTGTCATTCTTCTCTGGAATAGAAGGTACTTTAAAATTCCACTGAACATTGTTCAAAAACTTCTTGTGTGAATGGACGTGCATAATTTTCGTAGAGTCAGCGTCTGACCATTCTCCAAGTGTATTTATAAATTTTGCAGGTTCCATATGAAATACCACTGTTTTAGAAAGATTGTATGATTGCATCTGCCCTGGCCTATTTATCATAATATAATAGTCAGGAACTCCATTTGCATCTACTTTAATATCTGTTTCATTCATTTGATCAAATTCTGCACAGACCTTTTCAGTTGAAGTCCAATCACATAGTATTTGTACCTTTGTTTCACTAGAATCATACGTCGGGAGTTCAATAGATTTTTTTACGTAGATTCCATCGCTTTTACCAAAGTATATAGAAGGTTTAAAATTATCTGCACGTGATTTAAAAAAACCAAGTGTATTGAATCCCTGGCAATTTGGATCACTCAAAGCTTTTTGCATCATATCCTCTAAGGACATTTTGCAAAAGTATAAGTCGTCACAGTGATGATCTTGTCCTTGCATAAAATCAAATTTATCTGTAATATTAAATAGTGAACTAAAATCTATAACTTCAAAACTTTTTTGAATATCTGTATCTATATCTTGACCTTCTTTCTCGTACCAATTTGTGTATGCAATACTAGGCTGGGTTTCTTTACATTTTAATTCACGGTATATTTTCATAATGTAGTCAATGCCATGCTTGATCCCATTTTGAGAAATATAATCAACTAGAATCTTAGCTCCATTTTTGTTTATAGAATAACAGAAAGCTCCCCCAATATAAAGATTATAGTTCAAATCTGTAATTTTTATATTTTCACCTTGTGTTACGTAAATATCTTTTGTTTCATCTCTATACTTCTGGAACATTGAGTAACCTAACAGAAGGTAATTTTCTTTAGCAAATGCAGGTTTTAGAAAGTTAAACTTCTTAGAGAAGTCTGCGACAAAATTAATATCATCTTCCATGATAACATACCATTCATTTGAATTATCCTGCAAAAGAGCTCTCCATAAATTGTAATGGCTAAGAGCACATCCAATAAAAGCTTTTCTACTTCCAAAATCATTTCCATTAAAAAGTTTAGCAATTTCAAAAGTTGGAAATAAATCTTTACCGTCTACTGCTTCAACAAATTCCCAATTAGTAAGATTTGCATCTTGTAGTTTTTTAGTCATAGCTTCTCGGCGATCTGGACGACGTTTCAAATTGATTATTTTAATATGGTTAGTTTTAGAGAATTGTCCTTCACCATTGAGATCATATGCATTCTTCTTTTCGTTAGAATTGCGCTCTGAAGTTAATCGTCCAATATGCCTGCAGTTAATTGAGTCAAAGAAAGCGGTCTTGTATCCTGCCTCAGTCCATCTGCGTGCATAATCCATCTCAAAGAACGTGTTAGGAGAATCGTAATTTCCAAGTTTCAGAATCACGTCTGCACGCACAACTCCAGGACGAAAGCTGTAGTGTGGCCAGTAGTGGCAGTTAGGGTAAGGAAATTGCCCTTGTTTATACTCATGAACAACAAATCCTGGTTCAATAGGAACATATCCTCGAAGATCTATTTGATCAATTGTTTCTGCATATCCACGATTGAATAGGACCTGTGGAATTTCTGGATTCTTTTCGAGAAACTTGATTGAATCTTCAATATATGAACGCTTCGTGTGAAACAAGAAATCGTCTTCAATATGAATCCAGTACTTTGGGTTGTGTTCTTTCAGCATATTCCAAATTATATTCATGCTCTGGCGATGCCCTTTCTCTTCGGGCGTCTTTAGGTAAAATTCGATAAAGGGGTACGTCGACTTCATTAGCTTTCGATCATCTTTGGACGAATTGTCATCTACGCAAACCCACTTGTCAATTTTATTTTTATCATTCCAGTGAAGAAGCATTGAATTAACAGTTTCATGAAATAGGTCGTATCGTTTGCAGGAAGTCATTGTGAGAAGAATTTCGCATGGACGTTTAGGAATCTTGAAAGTTTTAGGGGTAGGCGTCAGAGCAGATCGATGTTTCTCAAACAAAATGTTCCACAGTACTGGAAGATCTTTAGAATCTTCACAAGTTTGAATATATGAATTGAATTTATAAAATAGGTCAAGAGTAGATTTATCTGATTTTAAAAATTCATTGCAAGGTAGTAAATTTTTATAAGATACGTTAATGATTTGGGTATTTGCAATTGAGCGCATAATAATCTCTTTAAATAAACTGTAACCTTTCTTAGGATTTCCACCCATGCAATAAGCTATTGCTGCGTTGAACTCAAGAACGTCGTCATAAATATCTCGATGCATAAATAGTTTATCACGTGGATTGCGGTCATAATCTTGGTGTTTTTCGTACAGAAGCGATACGAGCATGTGCATTCCTTTATCTTTCAAAAGTTCGCACGCATAGATAATTCCTTCCTTGCGCTCGGTATCAAATTTATCGGATTTCAGATAATACTCGATTGCCTTGAATAAATCATTCTTACCTTTGTAGAGATGGCCGAGTGTTACACATGCATAATAACGTTCCTGGACCCATGAGTTCATTTTATCCGCAACAAGCGTATACCATTCAATTGCTTCATCATGTTTATTACAATCCTTATAACTTTGGGCACAGTAGAAAGCGTAACGGTTTGCTAGTTCTCCTCCAGTTTTAATTTCCTTTTCGTAGGCTGCTTTCAGAATAAGAGCATCTTTCAAGTACTTGTCGCCTGCTTTGCTGCGGTTTCCAAGACGACCTGACTCGACATAATAGTTTCCAGGGACATTTTCTTCGGTCGGATTTCCTTCATTAAGTTTGAGAAACTCGTGCAAGACGCCAATAAAGCTGGTAGATTTGTGAGCGGTGAGAAGCAAAGGACGATAATAAGTGAATCCCTTACCAAATTGTAATTTGTAAAAATCTTTGGTAAGCTTTGGCGGAAGTTTGAAATCTCCATGAATACTGTCGTCTGCATCAAAAATTAGGATATAGTCAGCCTTTTTGTAAGCTGCCTTGAGAGCTTCTGTACGATTATAACCAAAATCGCGCCATTCATGCTGAACAAGTTCTCCTGCAATTCCTTTCTTTTCAAAATATTTCTTAATTAATTCCTGAGTTCCGTCGGTAGATCCAGTATCACAAATTACCCAGTAATCAAAGGAAATGTGGGACAACAAATTATCGAATGTTTTTTCGATAATGTGAGATTCATCTTTAACAATCATATTTAGGCATATTGTCTGCTTCGGGGGCATTTGTGGTTAATAGTTTGCATTGTTTAAGTTATGCGGGAACGTATGAGTTATACTGGTTCACTCGAAAAGGCGTTTCTATTCCGTCAGGTTTTTCATAAATAGGAGGGGTAGGTTTAAAATGATTGGTCTGTTGTTTGTACGAAGAAACTCGATTCTCATCAGTTTTCTCTTCGTTAGACCGATCAACAAACTCTTTTGCAAAGCCTTCACGGCTTCTCGACACCAGAAACCATATTAGAAGAGCACCACCAATGACTGCGATAAAACTGAGGTCTTTCATTTACTTAAAGCTCTATATGAAAAATGTGGTAAAAATGGAATAGTACAAATACGTAGCTGAATAGTAAAGATGGAGTCTCGAGCAATTGAAATTCTTAAAGAAATGCTGGAGTCTCGTGGAATTAAGAAGACTGAAGAGGAAACAATTGCAGCAGCCCTTGATGATACAAAAATGTACAAGTATGCAGGACTTCTTATTGTTTTCAGCACAAAAACCCGTGTTGGAAATTCTGAACTTACCGCCTTTCTAAAATTTGCAGAAGAGAACGGGTATAACGCAGGAATTATAATTGTTAGTCAAACAGCTATTTCTGAATCAGTTTACGATTCGCTTGTAAGACATGTGACTGAACGTTCCAATCCACTTGTTCAAATTTTCGAGATACGTAAGTTGCAGTTCAACATCAGTAAGCACCGTAAAGTTCCTCATCATCGACTTCTAAGTGATAGTGAAAAAGCCGAAGTTGTAAAGATGTATAGTGTAGAAAAAATGCCCAAGATACTCTGCCAGGACGAGATGGCCAAATTTGTTGGAGCAAGGCCAGGAGATGTTGTCGAAGTTACAGGAATGTGCCAGACCTCTGCAGAAAATAAGCGGTGGCGTTATTGTATCCCCTCTTAACAATGGAAAAGCAGTTTGGAATGCTTCTCAATGACTATCGTGATAATTATATTCAATACAACACTAATGGCAATGAACGTTATAAATCATCTTATGAATCGGCACAATCTGCAATTGAAGATATGTTAGTAAAAGTTAAAACACAACCTGTAAAATCAGAAGATACTTCGGATCTTGAAATGAAACTGATTCAAGAAAATGATAATGTTGTTGGCGCAGAATTACGTCATCCGTCTCTTTCTTTTTCACAGCAATACAGCCATCAGACTCAGTATATTATTATTGGATGTTTGGTGGGGGTATCGATAGTGCTGTCGTTACTGTCGAACTAACATTCTTATAAAGGGTAGAAGACCAAGCAGTAGTAATTGTGAAATATACGCAAATCAATACCAGAATACCTATTACGGATAAATATATGTAATACGTATTTACAGCAGTCTGTTCGAGTCCAGAGTTAGTAGCTTGAAGTTTTTTAAGAGTTGTAATCTTATCTTCAGATTGTTTAACTGCCTGAAATTCCTGCTGGTATTTTATTAAATCCGAGTTAAGTTTAGTAACTGTCGAAGAGTTGATTGAATTGTCACCCTTATTAACATCAGAAATCATTCCTCTTAAGAATTCTGAAAGATCTGAATTTATAGAAAGAACGTTTTCAATCAAATCATTCTGCGTTTTAGGATCGCCTTCTTGAATTGCAGCATCCATCGTAACCGAATAATCTCGTTTCTTTTCTAGGTAATCTTTTTTGTATCCATCTAATTTATCGGATCTGGCTTTTTCAAACGCTTTCACGTCCATTACTTTTCTCGGCACTAAATAAATGCCGAAAGTTTCTCTCAATGTAGGTGTTGGATCTAAAGGTCCTGCAACTGATGCATCTATGATTACGGAAATGAAGCGTCGCCGCCTTCAAGTAAACGATATTCGTCAGAGTGTTATCACGAATCCTGGCATTCCTAAGTTTGCCCCAGGTGATTTCCACCTTACGCGCGGGTTTACAAACGGCGCTGTCGAATACTACGCTATGCGCGGGGCTCAGAAGAACTTTATCATGACTTCATAATAACAGTATGACCGACTTTCAGTCCGCGTTTGATAAAACAACGGACGACATAAACAACACTCTAACCACACAATTGTCTTCGGTCCAAACATGGACAAGTGTGTCTGGAAGTTTAATTAAAGTTTCAGCTTCAGCAGCGGGATCTGCATGGGGATTCAATTCCACAAACGAAGTTTATATCTGCGCTCTCCCATGTTCTGGAAATTGGTCTCGTGTAGACATGAGCAAACAAGATGTCAAACTAATTCTGGATATCATAACTGACGATGCAAACGTGTACATTCTTGCTACAAATTCTGCAGGTAAAACAGTTCTTCTAATAAATTCTGCATCAAATACTGCAGTTTGGAATACTGTTCCTGTTCCCTTTTCTCCTGTAAATATATTCAGCACCCATAGTTACATTTGGGCTCAAGATAAGTCAAATGCAAAACAGCGTTGCCCGAAACCTTGTACGATGGCAAATTGGAGCGCAAATCCAGAAAATAAGGTAACAATAACCTCAGGAAGTTCTGGATCTTTGTACGGCAAAGATGCTTCTGGCGTAGCAATGAAAAGCGACGAAACACTTCAGTCTGGATGGACACCTATTGCAGGAATGGCGGGTATGAAAATACAGTCTTTAATAGGTGATGTTGACCAATCTGCACTTTATGCAATTGATAATCAGTACAAGCTCAATAGATGTGATGGACCTTGTAAAGATGTTTCAAAAGTTACTCCTATGGAAACAGGAGGATATGCTCCTCTAAATATTACAGCGGAACCTGATTCAAAGCAGTTATGGATGACAAGTACTACGGGAGGAGAGCAGGGTAATGTTTTTAGCAGGCTTGATAAACCAGACTATTCTTCAATAATAAACATTGTAACTCCTCTTGACAGAAAGCGTGATTCAGTTGTTAAAGACGTTGAGACTGAATATGCTAAACAAAGTGAAGTTATGGGAATAAATAAACAACTGGATGATCTTCAAGGTGTTTTTTCTAAAATATTTGGAACTGTTAAGGGAAAGCCAGAGGCTTCGGATAAAGATATTAAAAATCTTCAGAGTAAAATATCTGACCAGCAAACTACAGTTGACACAACAACTTCAGTAAACAATAGCCTTGTAAAAGTAATAGTTCTGTTAGTTGTTGTTTGTCTAGTGTTTATGTTTGGAATGTTTATTCTTGGAACATATGTATATTACATTATACTTATAATTCTTGCAGGAGGGCTTTATGTTATTGTGAATGACGATATAGACTTACTTTCTTATCTAGGATTACATCAATGACAACTCTATTTCCAGCATGTGGCCCATCTTGTTTCCGAAAGAAACAACTTGATGCATTAAAATACGCTTCAGACTCTGAGGAAAAAGAAATAGCTTTACATGGACACGGATACGTTATGGCTAAAAAACAAAAAGAAGCAACGGCTGATGCAGATGCCCAAGTTGAAGAGTATCGCAAAAGATTCAAAGATGTTCCAGTTGTAGAAAATTCAGATTATGCGTCTGCCTTGAATTATAACACGGATAGAAATGCCAACCTTGCAGGAATACTGAATCGGCTTAATACATTTTTTACCGCCCAGCCAGCTTCTTCATCTTCATCAGGGTGGTGGTTTGGAGCCTTTCTCGATTTTGTAATAACACTTCTTGTGGTGTTAGTTGTTTATTTAGCATATAATTACTTCTTTCCAAGTAGAATGCTAGGAGGAAAACGTCTTGGTAAATAGTAACATGGAGTACTCCTACATATTTCTAGCAGTACTTCTTCTTCTCATGTATTCTGTTTCAACATGGTACACTTCTATAGAAGGGTTTGAAGACGGTAAAACTATAGAGTTTCACGATTCAGCGGAAATTTATGATGATACATATGCTGCAATTTACGATTCTCTCTGGAACTCCAATGAGCGCCTGAAGTACGAAGAAGTTTCTATCCAAGATATTGCTCTTGATAATTGGCCAGTAAGTTCGGTTCGTGTTCTGGATATGTGCTGTGGAACGGGAATGCACGCATGTTGGTTCAAGAATCTTGGAGTAGATTATTTAGGTGTAGATACTTCGGAAGCTATGCTTAAAAAAGCCAGAGGCGGATGCCCTTCTGCCAAGTTCCAGCAAGGAGATGTTACACAGGTTCACCTGTTTCCTCAAAAATCGTTCAGCCACGCATTGCTTCTAGGTTTTTCGGCCTATATTTTCCAAAACCCCAAGATTCTTTCAGATAACGCTTATCAGTGGCTCCAGCCTGGCGGATACTTCGTAGTTCATTTGGTAGATCCCGATAAGTTTGATCCTCTTCACGATTTGGCTTCTCCGTTTGCCGCATTCTCTCTGCAAAAGTATTCTCTAGAACGACAGACTGATTCCAGTGTATTCTTCGACAAGTTCAAATACCTTGGTCACCTAAATAAAAAGAAGGGCGAAGATAATGCATCGTACGATGAAATGCTAACTTTCTATGATCCAGATTCTAATGGTGGAATCAAGTATCGCGAAAATAAACTTACGTTAACAATGCCTTCCAAGGAACGCATGATTGATATTTTCAAGACGAGTGGATTCAAGCATGCCGAAACAGTAGATCTTGTTCGTGCAGGTAAGGAGTATCAATATTTGGTTTATTTTACGAAATGATCATTTTACCCAGTAAACTTCACATGCGTCTGTAACTATTAAAGGAGAAACGATATTTCTTTCTACACGAAACTCGTCGGTTGCTCTTTTAGCTCCAACCCAAAATCCGTAGTCATCGATGATTATTACGCCTCCAACAATAACTTTATCATAAAATTTTTCTAAACATATTTTTGTAGGTTCGTACCAATCAGAATCTAATCTAAGTATAGCAATTTCTCCGATACTATCTATATTTTCTGGAATGTTTAATGTTTGATTATAAAACCCCTTTATTAATTTTACATTTTCCATATCTAATTTTAGATGATCAAATGTTTTAAATACATTTTGAATTCCTCCAGATAAATTATCTCCAGGTTTTCCAAATCCCAACAATGGATTAACTTTGTTATAAATTAAACTGAAATCTTTATTAGTTATATTAGGCATGCCTTCAAAACTATCAAATCCGTATATTTTATTATCTTTCCCAGATACACTTTTCATTAAAGCCAAACATCCTCCTTTTGCAACACCGCATTCTACAAAAGAATATGGTGTTTCTTTGAATTTTTGGCATTGATTATATAAGTTTGTTAAACGTTGTTTAGAAACTAAAGAAAACTGATTTTTTAAAATATCTTGTATAATAGCATCCATTTATTAAATCAAATATAAAATAATCATACTTAAATGATAATATGTCTCAAATAGAAATCCGAATACTGAAAGAAGGAACACAGACTAAAAAAGTAATTTCATGTTCCTTCTTTACTATGAGAGATGCTTACCGAGATGTATCAAGATACGAATCCAATTTGAAAAAATTTTGTGGTATGTCCAAGTTACCTGGATTTTGTGTGAGAATTTATACGGATGACTCTGGAAAAGACTCAGCTCTTGAAATTGCAGATAAATATGATCACGTAAGTGTATATCATTTTAATTGTCCCGAGTTTCGAGAAGAAGTTGGACATATTGGAACTTTTGGAACTCTTGTTAGGTTTCTCCCTTTATTTGAAAAGGGTCTTGATATGGTTTGGACATCAGATATTGATGTAGTTTCATGGTGGTTTAATGTAATTCCAAAACAAGATTTTAGTTATAGAACAGATATTTGCTATGACAGAAAAGTTTATGGTCGTAAATACACTATTATTGCAGGATGTATGCTTTCACGAATAACATTTCCAAAACAACTATTTACTAAATTCTTAAATAATTTAGCTGAAGGTAAAGTTAATGATACTATTAAAAAATTAAATCAAGCCAATGCGCCACGAAAGCCTCCTTCAAAAATTCCTTATGGTATTGACGAAGCATTTTTAAATACTAGTATATATAATCATCTTATTAGACACGAAATAATTGTTTTAGTGCGCTATGATTACTTATCAGGTATGGATGGATTTCTTAGACATAGTGGAAAATTGACTCTTCAAGAAGTTAAAGACTTAGAAGTTTTTTATATGACTCGAGATCTTAGATCATTTAATCGTATTAAAATTTTTCTTCCAAAATATTTAGAATGGGCTGTTTCTGAAAGGCCCTGTTTTAAAGAAACTCTTACTTTATTTCCAACTTTTAAAACTTCATTCGAAAAAAATTACGTTCTAAAAGGTTCTGAATTAAAATAGAGAAACACAATGAGCGTCTCAGATTCTCGAACAGTTGCTGATTTTCAAAAGTTTACATTCTCAGGTCATCTGAGATCTCACGTCTATAAAGTTCTTGAAGAGAATATCAAGCTTGGTCATGGCGATTACGCTTGCTATTGGTCTCTGGAACTTATGTGTTCGGGCCTCGTGCACTCAATGTGGCAAACAATGTTCGAGTGCGCCGCCAAGCATATTAACCGCGCCGCACCTAATGTATTTTTATATTTGATAACTTCATACGAGAAGTTTGCTCCTATTGAAGGACAGTACTCTTTGCTACAGATGACCGATATACGGAACAATGTTCAGGCTCGTCAAATTGCTTGTGAAACGGCTGCAACAGTAGCTCTCACACGCAAACATAAACTCATTCCCCTCCCTAAAATTAAGGTAGAGCACGATTTCAACACAATAACTATCCAGGAAAATTTGAGAGCACCTTCGTCAAATTATGCTCGTCATATTGTTCGTGAAGATGATCCTGTAGATATCTATATTCCACTTAATGAACTTGCTTATTGCCTGAGGCCTGAATCTCGCGATCTGACTCGAGCTCTGTATTGGATGGCCTGGATTCTCAAGTTTTCATCACAGTACAAGAAACAAAACAAGAAACCGTTTGATTGCTCGTTTCGTGCTAATAAGTACATTGATGACTCTTTCTCACGTAATGCTGTGTGGTTAATCTGGGATACAATTCAAGACTCAGTTCGTCTATCTCCTCAGCAAGGTGTTTTACTCCCATACATCGACGCCCTCTACAAGATCCATTGTTTGCGGTGGAGCCCCACAGTCTTGAAGAATCGTATTTGTTTTGCCAACTGTGCAGCCATGTTTATTTGCGAGAGTAATACTCTCGATATACACTACCCTGTCCCGCAAAATATTATTACTGTGAAATCTATCGTTGAAAATATCCCCGAATGGATAAAGTCTATAGTCCACACCCAAAAGACTTTTTCTGCTTGATTAAATAAACATGTTCTCCAAGAAAGTCATGCACTCTCTTTTCCTTGCGGTTCTCTTCTTTGTCGTCAGCTCGCCCATGACGTACCACCTTGTTGACAGCCTCGTCGGCGGCGTCGTCACGGCCGTAGTCCCCCAACTAGGCTCTACGTTCAAGGTAGCAATGGCAGGTTGCCCCACGACGTACGGCCTCGCAGTCCACGCCGTCGTGTTCGGTCTCATCAGCTACTTCTTCCTCCACTCCGCTTAAAACGAATTGAATAGACTGAAATTAATTAAAGAAAAAGAAGATGAAGGTTCTAGTATTTGATACCGAAACCACTGGTCTTCCGAAAAACTACAACAGTCCAGCATTCAAACAACCTGGCAACTGGCCACACCTTGTGTCCATTTCCTGGGCTTTATTAGATACCGAAAATATGAAGATTGCATCAACGTACAGTTCCTACATAATCCCCGAAGGTTGGGATATTCCCGCTGAAGCTACCCGCATTCACGGAATTACTACTGAAATGGCCATTACTGATGGAACTACTTTGAAAGAAGCAATTGATATGTTTATGAGTGTTCCGTGCGACATGGTTGTTGCACACAATGCAGATTTTGATAAGAATGTCATTGTTAATGCAATTATTCATGATTTAAAAATGCCTTTTGATCACGAAGATGATATCTTTCAACAAGGAGTTCGATGCACTATGAAAGCAGGAACGGACATTTGCAAGATCATAACTTCGCGAGGATACAAGTGGCCCAAGCTCACTGAGTTATACTACTACGTGATGAAAAAACAGATTCCTATTCAAATAGAGCACCAAGCTCTATTCGATACACTCAATCTAGTTGAGATATTGCAGAATTCTCGGGAAATACGGATTGCCCTTGGTATACAAAATGCCGTGCAAATACACGATGAAGGTGCAGAGATCGTCTGTAGCTCCCACAAAGATACCCGCTCGTGAGTCCAAAAGGGTTTACGTTCTGTGGTGCGATGATGGATGGACTTACATTCCTTTGCTAAAACTTCGTCGTAAATTTACAGAAAGTTCTGATTCAATGCTAGAATACACTGAAGAACACTGGGACTATTCAGTTCCTGCAAAAGTTCTTTATGAAGAAGTAGTTCTCTGGACACTGTACTCTTCCAAGCCTCGTGTTTGGACAGAGCACGGAACAGCTGAAGATCCAAGAGGGTTCTTAGACTGTTTTGAAGAAATTGCGTAATAACCTTACACTATGAAACGTGGATAAACAACAAATGATTGCACTAGATATTCTTTATGTAGCCTTTGCCACAATCGTGGTCATGGTTATTTTACAGATTTTTACATTTGTAGCTACTCGTGTGATGTACCCTCCCCAACCTCAAATTATTTATAGAGATGCACCTACACCCGTATTTCAACAGCCTCTACCGCCACCAGCACCTGCGCCAGTTCAGTATACGCCACCTCCACCTGGACTGCCTCCCCCGCCAGCAATCAAGACGCGCGATGAATCAACTTTAAGTCAAACCACTACAGATATACAATTGCCAGAATATGAACCCCGTAAGCCTGCTTCAGTCTCACTACGGCTGGACTCCGAGCTCCCGTCAGGTATTCAAGAAACCCGCCCCGACGGACTCTAAATGTTTCAGAGTTCCACAAACGGGTGGCATTCCAGGATGGATAGCTCTGACTTATGAAAAAGAGCATCCTGCCTGTTTCTGGGTAACAACTACTGGTATAACAAGAATACAGTGTATAGCAGACGAAAGGTTATTTGGAGATACTATTTTTAGAGCAGAAAGAATAGGTCAATTTGAATTTGTTATTTCAGATATTTTTATTTATAACTCCAACTGTATCTTTGCTTGTTCGACTTTCGAACAAAGATATGTTTGGCTTTGTGACTTGCTTAAAATGTTTACCTTTTCTTCAACTGGAACTGCAAAATTAATTCATAAGTCCAATCTTGACCCTAAACAGAAATTGAGAGGATATGAAGATCACATAGACAAACCAGGTTCCCACGGATTCTTTGTAGATTTGGAAGATCCCAATATTGTTGAGGTGACTAAACTACCTATTCCCGATTGCTATAAGATTCAAGAAGGATATCTGAAAGTTCCTGATCTCAGAACTTCTGTTTACTTGCGTTCAAAGGGGGAAAAGTTCAAATGCAAGTGCAAAAAGAATGACGACGGTTCTTGGACTCTTTTAGAAAACATTCCTTCTATAGATTAATAATGGTTCACCGAAAGACTTCCAAACGCAAGACTCATCGCCGTAAGCACCGAGGTGGTTATTATGGAGCTTCTGGTGCAATTGCGCCTGGGGCAATGCAATGGACTGCAGGTTCTGAAATGGGACAGTGGGCAAACGATATGAGCAGTCGTGGAGGTAATGGAAAGGTTCAGTACGGCTCGGGTCGTCGTACCCGTAAAGGTAAGCGCCACAGCCGTCGCCGAAAGCACCGTGGAGGGGGTAAATTCGGAGGTGTTTCTGCTTCATTTCAAGGAGCTGGAGAACGCGGAATTGCTAATTATGAGGGTGTAATTACTCGTGGATCTGCAGGTGGGGCAGCTCACGGAGCATTTAATGATGTTGCAGCGACTGTACCGCGGGGAAGCAGTTATCTCCAAAATTAATAAAAACATATGATAATGGGAGATAGCCTGGTAGCAGTAATCCTTTTTGTATGTGTAGCAGCTTTTCTGGTTCAGCGTAATTTAACAACAATGTTAGTTTGGGTAGGACTTGTCTATCTTATTTCTCACTATTCTTGCCACCTGTCTCACACAGTTTCGGTAGTTGTGGGAGTTGTGGGAGTTTATATCATTTCGATGATAACTCGCAGAACGTACGAAGGGTTTGAGGAAGAAGAAAAGAAAGAAAAAGAGCCAGAAGCAGCGCCTGCAAAGACAGAGGATCCTCATGTAGATGTTGGTACGACAATCCTGCATGCTTACCGTAACTTGAGCCCTGAACAAATTGGGGGAATGCGACGTGATACGAAAGAACTCATGGGTCTCCAGAAGGAACTCATGGGATCTTTGAGTGAAATGAAACCTGCAATTGAACAAGGCGCTGAACTTCTGAAAACGTTTGGTCAGTTCTTCGGAAAGAATGAGTAGTGAATTTGTTGCATAGTGTGTGCATATACATAAGCCTGGTAAGAAGGATCATTTGTTGAAATAAACGGTCCTCCCATTTCACGAACATGTTTAGTCCACTGAGAAATTTCGGAAGATAAATCTTTATATATAACCCATTCTATCCATAACCAGACCGTTTTATAAATTCCAATAAGACTTAGGAGTCCAGGAAGTTCTTGGTTATAAAATGAAGAAATGATTGTCATCAGAGGACTGATAATCATTTCTATCCAAATAGAAATCTTGCTTAAAATATCGTCTGGACTGTATATCTTGTGGAGGCGTACATAATTGTCAGCATCTTCAAAATAAGTTCCAGGTCTCTGTATAACATGACTAATAGTATTAATATTCATCTATTACCAGACCAGTAGAAGGAAATTCTTTGTATTCTAACGTTTTTGTATCTAAATATTTCCAAGAAACAGGCCTGTCGTCTGAGATTATAAAATTTAATAGTCTGGTATTTATATGCATACCATACGTAACAACTTTATTAACTTCTTCAGTACAATCTTTTACATTACCATTATCATATGTTGCACCTATCCAAAGCCATGGAAGATTTGAAGAAGGAACTACATTTTCATCTCGTTTCTTTCTAGAGCAACAACACTTTTCAATTTTTGAATAAATCCAAAAAATCATTTTATTTAGTATACTGCATCACTATTAAGTGGGAGTGCGCCAGCTTCATCCTTTACAGGGGTAACAAGTTTACCTTTATCATCTTCAGATACAGCGGTAAATCTTTCTTGAAGAACCCTCGATGCATAACGGTCCATTCCGAGTCCAATGGAAATAGAGGTTCCGAGCGCTACCATAATAAACGGAGTAGCTACAATCGCCCACGACACAACGCCAAGATCAACCGAACAGAGCGAGTCCAAAATGAGGACTCCCGCAATACCACCCACAATCTTGAGTGCAGCTGTAAAGAACATACCTAGAGAAAGATCAAGGCCAACGTGTACTACAATGTACAGAAGGTACAGCAATGCAGGTGGGCAAAGCGCATCGATGAAACGGATCTTCATAGTATTTACATTTCACCAATAAAAAATGATTCAGATGATTGTTGATCTTGCAGGATGTTCGGAGGAAGATGCAAAGAGAGTTTATGACGAGGTTGGAGATGTTTCTGAAGCGATTGACCTTTTAATGCCAAAGTCTGTACATACTGCTGATAAGTATATTAATAAACTAAAACCAAAGGTTGAAATTACCGAAGAACAGAAGTGGTGTCGAACAGTCCGTGAAGTTCTTAAGACTATGGACGATAAACGATCTACTTCCGTAAGTCAACACGAACTCGGGGAACGTTCCGAGCATTGTATCCTCCGCGAAGAAACGGCTCAACAAAATAGTTACTCTCAGGAATGTCATCTACCCGTTCTTGAATCAGAGGTTCAAATACAGGAAACTGTTTGTCCGTCACAGTCTGAATGCTCTTCCGATTTGCCGTTGAATGGCCAAACGTAACACGACTTTCGTCATCTACTGCATCGGGATTACCACCAGACATGTAAGGCGTAGTAGAAAACGGGCGAGGGAAAATCTGTTTAGGGCCCTTTAGGCGAACTGTGGTCGGGTCTCCAAAAAGAAGTTCACTTTGCAGATCAATACCACATCCACCTTCGGGAGAATTGCCAAAGTTTCCCATCGGGTTCAGACCAGGAATAGACGAACCCACCGCCCACCCATTTCCGCATCCAGAAGCGCTAGAATGCTTGAAATCAGAAGCTTCTGAATTATGACGAGCTACATCACGAGCTGCTTCACCTTGACGCGTATTTGCATAAACAAATGGAAGACCCCAGTTCGACATCTTTATTATGTAAAACGAATATAAACTGTTAATTAATCAGTATACTAAAGATGCTTCTACAGCCAGCCGACTGGTTGGAAGTACAAGGATCAGATAAAAAGTATGCTGTAGATGTATTTGGCCGTCTTCCCGACGATCGAGTCGCAAAGCTCCGAATTGTGGGATTTCAACCTTACTTTTATGTGCGCTCCAAAGATGGAGAAACACGAGATATATTTTACTCTAAAATTACGTCAGCAATGTCCAAGGAAGGTAAGTACCTCGCAGGTCTTCATCTGGCTCAAGAATGGAAGTTAGATACCATGGCTGGATTCAGTTCCCTCAAACCCATTAAAGTTTGGAAACTTACATTCAATTCTGGAATCATGATGAAGATTGTTTCCCGTGTTCTCTGTGATGCACTTGATACTACAGATATATTTGAATCGGGCCTTCCCGCCTTAATCCGTCTATTCCACGAAACCGATATTAGTCCTGCATCTCCGATCTCATTTGAGGCCGAAGAAGAAGAGCCTGACGATGACACAAATGTTGACGTATGTTTCACCATAAATTACAAAGAGATAAAGCCAGAACCTTCTGCAAAGATAGGACTGTATGCAGCTGCGTACGATATAGAAACTTACTCTTCCACTGGAAACTTCCCGCAAGCGTCTATTGTTGAAGATGAAATTATTCAAATAGGCGTATCCTTCAGGTACACCGACGACCTTCTGAATTCTTATAAGCGCATCGTGTTTGTTTCTGGAACCTGCTCTCCGTCCGAAGATGATTCTGTAACCTTTATTAGCTGTAAGTCCGAAAAGCATTTGCTACAAGAATTCCAGCGATGTATCAAGATAGAGAATCCTGATATTCTTGCAGGATATAATACATTTGGTTTCGACGATGCTTATATTGCAGACAGATGCGAGTACAATAAACTGAATTTCAATATTGGTCGAGTTGATGTTTCTTCCTGGAAGATGAAGAAAGAGTTTGCGCCTACTGAAAAGAAAACCTTTGAGCTTGCCAGCGGTAAATTTGCAGTCAGATACCTTGAAGTAGCGGGTCGACTCGGAATTGACCTACTTCTTTCCGTGAGGCGCGAACAAAGTTTGGATTCTTACAAGCTCGATAACGTTTCATCCACATTCTTGAGAGATAAAGTTACCCGAATTGAATACATAAAATCACAAACTAAAATACATACCAAATCGACTCGTGGCCTATTTGTAGGAAATTTGGTGACGTTTGATGTGGTAACTAATACTCAGAACCCTTACCACGAATCTCAAAAATTCCAAGTAGTTGAGAAAGCAGATAAATGGTTTGTGGTTAACACTAAAATTCTAGATGATATTTCAGAAGAAGATATCGGAAAACTCGAATGGTGTTTTGGTAAAGACGATATTACAGCTCAAGATATGTTTGCATCGCATCGCGGGAAAGCAGAGGACAGAGCCATGATTGCCAAGTACTGTATCCAGGACTGTGATCTTGTTCTGACCCTAATGGCGAAGCTTGATACATTCGTTAATGCTCGAGGTATGGCTGATGTGTGCCGAGTTCCTATTCAGTACATCTTCTTGCGTGGCCAAGGAATTAAGATCTTTTCGGCAGTCGTTTACAACGCTTCCAAACGTAACCAGATTCTGGCTAACCAGGAAAAGATTGGCGGAACAATGTCCTACGAAGGTGCGATAGTTCTGCCACCAAAAATAGGAATGTACTTAGATCAACCCATCTCAGTTCTTGATTTCAATTCGCTCTATCCTTCGAATATGATTGCATTCAATCTTTCGCCAGATACGCTAGTTTACGTAAAGACTTTCAGCGCTACGGGAAAGAAGTTGAAGCATGAAGGTCCTGACGGTGAAGAGATTAAAAAGGCTGGATTTGTTATTGACGAGATTTCTTACGATACATTTGATGATGAAAAGAAACCATCGGGTCGCATGACTTGTGGATTTATTCAACCAAACGCCGATCCTCGCTCAGTTGGCGTTCTGCCTTTGACTTTGGACATCCTCTTAAAGAAACGTAAAGAGACACGCAAACTACTTGAAACTACAGAAGATGATTCGCAGAAAGCTGTGCTGAACGGTTTGCAGTTAGCTTACAAGCTTGTAGCCAATTCTGTTTATGGTCAGTGCGGTTCCTCAACTTCGGCAATTAGAAAGCTGGAAGTGGCTGCGTGCACGACAGCATCAGGCCGTGACCGAATTGCATTTGCCAAAAAGATTGCAGAAACAGAATTTGGCGGCGAAGTTATTTATGGCGATACAGATTCTATATTTATTAAATTTCCAGTGACCGATCTTGCCGCATCCATTGAACTAGGTAAGAAAACCGCTGCCAGAATTACAGAACTTTGCCGAAGACCTTACAAGATTGAATACGAGAAAACGTTCTATCCTTTCATTCTGTTTTGTCGCAAGAGATATGTTGGTTTGATGTACGAAGACGATGTTTCAAAATGTAAGCGCAAGACGATGGGTATTGCCCTCAAGCGCCGAGATAATGCTCCTATTGTAAAAGACATATTCGGCGGAGCGCTGGATATCCTGCTGGAGCACCGCAATATTCGTCAGTCTTTCGACTTTGTCAAGGATATGCTCATAAAAGTTATGAAGAACGAGATTCCGCTCGAAAAGTATATTATCACAAAACAGCTGCGAGACGATTACAAGAACCCAGGACAAATTGCGCACAGAGTTCTGGCTGACCGAATGGAAGAACGGGATGCAGGAAACAAGCCCCAAGTTGGCGATCGTTTATCGTTCATTTACGTTTGGGAAAACAGTCGTGGAAAAAAACAAGGTGATCGAATCGAGCATCTAGATTACGTTAAAGAGAAAAAACTCAAACCAGATACAGAGTTTTATATATCGAATCAAATCCAGAATCCAGTTGCACAGATGTTTGCGCTAGCTATTGAAGATCTGGAAGGATACAGACCCGCCACAAATTACGAAAAAGCTTATGAGGAATTCAGGGAAACTTTGGACGAAGAAGAAGCTACTCTCAAAGTTTTGGCTTTGAAAGAAAAGCAGCTTAATAAAATGCTGTTTCTTGAATCCAAAGATCTAAAACCAATTGTACTTGAGCTCAGCAGACATGTTCCAAAAGATTTAAAAAGAGGACCGATGGATATGTTTATTAAACGTGCTTAAGATAATACGATTAATTTGTAATTTTATATATAAATGTCAATTGTTACTCAAAATTTATCAGGTAATTTAATAAAATCTTTAGGATTTTTATACTCTAAAAATCCCGTTGATAAAATGATTTGTGTTGAAATTGGTTCATTTGAAGGTATAGGAAGTATATTAATTAATAATAGTTTATGCAATAATGAAAATAGTAAATTATATTGCATTGATCCGTTTGAAGATGTATATGTTAAAGATAATGAAAAATTAGCGTGGTGGAATTATGCATGTGTAGGTCAATTAGATAGATTTCGTAAAAATACTAAAAATTATCATAAAATTGTAGAAATGCGTGGAACTTCAGATGACATGATCATTAAACTAGATGATAATACAGTTGATTTTGTATATATTGATGGCGATCATAGTCCAGAACAAGTGTATAAAGATACAGTAAACATGTTTAGTAAAATGAAAAATAATGGAATAATTTTATTTGATGATTATTTATTTAATGTAAACGGTGTTATTACACGAGATGGCATTGATAAGTTTTTACAAGAATATAATGGTAAATATGAAATATTATTCAAAGAGTATCAAGCTGCTATAAAGGTAAAAAAATAATAGCTAAACAATACTATTTTATAAGTTGATTAATATAATGGGCCAGACGCGCCGATCATGCAGAGGCGGAGGTAAAGTTTCGACTCAGCGTATTAAAATGTTTGAAAAAGAATCGAGTTCGCTAGTATCTTCTCTGAGCGCCAAGAACTTGAAAGTGTATAAAGAGAATCCTCACTTGCGTCAAGTTTTTGCAGAGGGACGCGTTCCTGAAACACGCGAAATGGTTCAGGATGAAGATAGGTACTTGAAAGACGCCGACCCTACGCGAGATTACACTGAAGCCAAACGTGCTAAAACTGTCGAGCATCTTGGCCAACGTAAACTTCTGCTAAGCGAAATTGAATTTTTGACTCACAATTTAAAAGAGGGAGATACGATTGTTTATGCAGGATCTGCGCCAGGAACGCACTTATCTATTATTGTAGAGATGTTCCCTGGAATCAAGCTAATTCTTTATGACCCTAATAAATTTGACCCAGTAGTTAGGACTCTTACGAAAGATGTGTATAAAGAATACTTTACGGATAAAGTAGCTACTAGACTTGCATCTAGTGTTTCTCCTGGCACAATGCTTTTTGTTTCAGATATTCGTACCGAACCTACCGACGCAGGTGTAACTAAAGATATGGCTATGCAGAAAAAGTGGATTGAAATCATGAAACCACGCAAGAGTTTGCTTAAATGCCGTTTACCGTATGGCGCAGGTAAGTTCAAATACTTTAAAGGAAAATTCTGGATTCAGTGCTTTGCCCCTCAAACGTCTACCGAAACGCGTCTGGAAATAGAAGGAGTTCCTGAAATAGTAGAATACGATAATAAAAAGTATGAAGATCAGATGTTTTACTTTAATACGATGAAGCGGACCATGTATTATAAGCACCGCATGACTGGATTAGGATATGATCACTGTTACGATTGTGCTGCCGAACTTTTTATTCTGCGAGAGTACACTAAGACTAAATTCAGTAAGTTGACAGTTGAAGATCTCAAGAAAAAAATAGACGAAACTATGGTACCTCTTTTCACTTCATTCAAGAAAGAAATATAACATCGGCATCTTTATTTGGCGGGTCCAGTAACTCTCGCTTGTCGTAAAATAATTTGAGAACTGCAAGAACAGTATCCATGCCAAACATGGCTTCTGGACTCAGCTGTATTCCATATTCATGGTCTTCTACAAAGTATATGGCTTTCATTTCGTAAGAATTCCTTGTAAACCAAGTCTTCAACTTTGAAGTAATGTGCCACATTCGGATATCTGGATTTTTAATGCGTAATGTTAATAGTGTTAGTACAAAACAGTACCAAAGAACATCTCCTTGCTTAGGCATTTTAGCATAAAAACGTATTTGATAAACATTCCATTTTAATCAGTTAAACATCATACACATAATGGACTCTCATATTCTGGAACTTCTTCAATCATTTGCAGACGGTAGACGTGAGTTTCTTAATCATCGAAATGTTCGTTTAATTGATTTCCGCGATAGAGGAAGTATATTAACTCGTTATTTTCAAACTGAAATGGCTATTACTGATTTGTTGACACGACTTTATGCACAGCAACAAACAAATGATATTGCAAATAGTATTGTTCGCTTGACAATTCCTTCACGATTCTTAGATCCAGTTCGAGTAACTGCTACGACTGATCAGATAAATAATAGTTTGATTACTCGTGACGTACAGGATTCTCCTTGTGCAATTTGCCAAGAAGCTATTTCTTCTGGCGGCGTGGTTTTACGACACTGCTCTCATGGCTATCATCGGTCTTGCATTTTGCAGTGGTTTTCGTCCAGTGTGCGATGTCCAACCTGTCGTCACGATATTCGTGAAACGGGTCTGGCAAGTCAAACATCGTCTGCCTCAGCATAAACATAGTTTCAATAGGTAAGCCCGTAGGAGGAGTCATAAATTTAGGAATAACATAAGATTCGCCATATTGAATTCGATGTATTAATCTCCGAACATCGTGCTGTGTTTCTTTCATTAAAGATCCAACATCTTGATCTGGAAAATATTCTTGCAGATCAGAAGCTTTTGGAGGAAAGCACCGTATATTTTGTACCCATTCTGAGTTACGTTTGAAAATAGTTGGAAGTTCATTACCCGTACACAAAATCGGTACTTTTCTAGTTTTATCTTTAATCCATTCAATAATCTTGTTCTGGGCATGCGGATCTGATCCATCAACTTCATCCAAAATTACACAAGTTTTTTTAGTAGTTTCTCCCCTCAGCAACGAATGTATGTTGATGGGAGAACGACATGCGTCTTTAATTTTTTCTACGTCTTCAAAGCTACGAATTGTTCGGCTCGCATTAATTTCAAGTGGATCAAATCCACACGATTTAGCTGCACATATTGCAACAGTTGTTTTACCTATTCCAGGACTTCCAGTCAGAATAATTGCTTTCTGGAAGTCGGATTTTAAGTATCCTCTCAAAATTTCTTTTTCAGTTTCGTATCCAATGATCTCATCTAATGTTGTTGGTCTAAAAACTTCTGCGAACATTACTATGCTTTGTCAAAACAATCTAAACGTATTCAAAACGGAATTTTTTATATAAATAAACATATTTCAAAAGCCAGAAATGGAAGATAACATGCTTTACCTCGTGAAAGAAGACCACAAAGCTGAGGCCGAGATTTATAGTCTCGGCAAGCCGATCAAAGATGCTGATGGAAGCATCGTGGGCTACACTGAGTGTAGCAAAATCGTCGAAGTTGACGGGAAAAAACTGGCCTTTTGTGGCACGTGGATTCCTGCCCGCTTAGTCGTACGAAGGTACGGGATGAAAGATGATTCCGAAAGAAGGAAAGCATACATATACAACATGGAGCTAGACGAACTCCTCGTAAAAGAGGCCGAGAGAAAGGCCTCTTGGGACGAGTATGCAAAAAACCATTGAACCTTAATAAGTTTTTAACTTAAGGACAATACCCAGACCAGAAAGATCCGCAAGATTGGGCTACATTACATTTAGCTGCATCAGTCTGCAGTGTCTGTGCTTTGGGATCAAATGGTGTGCAATGGGTGGGATAAGTGGGTTCGCACAATCCTGATCCAGAATTAAACGTCCAGGCGTCGGGACACTGTGTTTTTACGGCATTATATACCGTTTGTGGGTTCACGACAAACTTATAAATTACCAGAAGTAAGACAGTAAATATAACTGTTGCAATAACTCCAGTAATCATGCCGTAAGAAGCCATTCTTGTTTTTCTGACGAGAAAGTAATGGAGGTCGCACGACACTTGATAAATACGTATTTCAAGGACACAACAAATCCCATGACTCGACACCAGCTAGATTCGTATAATTATTTTTTGAAAACTAAAATACCCAATTTCATTAGAGATTTTAATCAAGATTCTAAGAGTGCAATTATTATTAAACTTGATCGCGAGGAAGAGCGTAAGATAAATATTTTTATTGGAGGACAGGATGGAAGTAAAATAAAGTATGTACCCTCGTCAGATGAATCGGGAGTTATTCTTCCTCATTTTTGTCGGTTAAATAACCGTACATATGCAGTTGATTTGCGTGCTGATATTATTGTTGAATACACTATTGGAAGTGAAGTCATTACACAAACATTTTCGGATATTCTGATAGCTAAATTTCCACTTATGCTTAAAAGTTCTCTGTGTTATCTTTCCGAGATGACATCTGAAGAGCTTTATGAAGCAGGTGAGTGTAAGTTTGAGCTTGGAGGGTACTTTGTTATTGGAGGATCTGAAAAGGTTCTTCTTACTCAAGAATCCCAAGGAGCAAATATGTTTTATTCCAGCAAGAGAAAGGTACAGTCTCGTGAACAATCTCTTCTTACAAGCCGAACTGAAGTTGGACAAGCGGTGGGAAAAGTAGAGGGAGCTACAAAAGAAGAACCCTTTGAATTTATTGCTGCAGTTCGATCAGTGAACGAGTCTGGAACTAAAGGACCCTTTTCTCATTTCCTGATAATTCCGCCTAAAAATATGAAGCCAGATGATCCCGAAAAAATTGCAAAGGCTTCTGATTATGCGGACTTCACTACAAAACGTCTAGCTGAAATTACTCTTCCTGGATTTCAGAATCCAGTTCCTCTTTTCAGTGTTTTCAAAGCTCTTGGTGTTACAAATCACAGAGATATTTATAATATAATTCTGTTTGGAATATCGGATGAACAGAAATTGATGTATGATGAAATGTTTACAGAACTTATTATAACCCACGAGAAAGAGGTTGCAAAACAATTAGATGCCGAAGAGAATAAAGAACAAGATGCTGATATGTTAGTTCTCAAAAAACAAACACGTGTAGGCACTCAATCCGCTGTATATATGAATCTTTATAACGATATGTTTCCTCATTGCGAAAAACATTCTGCAGATGAAAGTGCTGCTTCTTTTTACAAACGTAAAGCTTATTTGTTGGGAATGATGACTAAAATTGCAATGGATGTTGCGCTTGAAATTAATCCAAAAACTGACAGAGAGCATTATCGATTCAAGCGTCTTGAAGCCTCTGGCGAACTTATGTTCACAGAATTCAAACGTATTTATCGAGATGTTATGAAACTCATGACGCGTCGTCTTGACGAACGCGTTTTCTATGAACGTGAAAACTATTCGGGTCGTAAAATTGCAAACGTTATTCGTCAAGGAGCCATTCACGAATTTTGGAAATCAAATATTTTTATTGCAGAATTTGAAAAGTCATTCAAGGGAATGTGGAATAAAACTGCAGGTGTTTCGCAAGAACTTATGCGCTTTTCTTATCTTGGCTCGATCGCTCATTTGCGTCGAGTGAATGTGGATACTGATAAAGATACTAAAGTTCTGGATATTCGGCGCATTCATGGAAGTTCTTGGGGGTTACTCTGCCCTTGCGATAACCCCGACGGTCGTGAAGTTGGTCTTGTAAAATCATTATCTCTATTCTCCCAGCTTTCAACAACCTTTCCATCTGAAATAATCAGGAAAATGGTATTTGCTTTTAAATACTTTATCCCTCTCACAAAGATCAATCCTGCAAGTTGGAATCCTCAGTGGACAAAGGTTACTCTGAACTCTGATATTCTTGGAGCATTCACTGAAAAAACTGACGACTTCCACTATGAAATTCTTGAAAAAAGACGAGCTCGTGAAATACAGAAAGACGTTTCTTTGCGATGGGACCGTTTTTATAACGAGTACATTATTTCGACAGATTCAGGTCGTCCAATTCGTCCCATATATCGTGAAGGGGCTACTGAAGAAAAAGTCAAGCGGATAAAGGATTGGGCGAAGATGGACACTGACGTAATTGATTACGTGGATGCAGAAGAAACTGAAAGTTTGATGCTGAGCATGACTCCTTTTTCTCCAGATAAACGATCTGAAATTCATGGAAGTTTATTGTTTTCAGCTTCTGCAAGTGTAGGTCCCAATTTTGATTTCAACACGGTTGTGCGTGATTTCTTTAGTTGCCAACAGCTCAAACAGGCTGCGTCGTGGTACAATACTGCTTTCAATAAACGATACGATACTATTGCTACATGGCTCAATTATGCCCAGCAACCTTTGTCCCAAACGTGGACGTACCGCCATGTTAATGGGCGTAATGGATGTATTGGCTACGGAGAAAATCCAATTGTAGCTCTTGGCATTTATTCAGGTTATAACCAGGAAGATTCAATTATTTTAAACGAGACTTCTTTGAAACGCGGAATGTTCAATACTACTTACTACCACTCCTACGACTTTTCGGAAGAAATGATTAACTTTACAGAACAAACGCATACTGATTTTGCAAATGTTTCAAATAATGCAAAGTATCGAGAAACTGTTATTCGCAAACAGGATGTTATTTATGATTTTCTGGATGACGATGGTGTTATCAAAGTAGGTTCTCCAGTAACTGACAAGACAGCTCTTGTTGGAATGGTAAGCGCAATTCGAGATAAAGCTCTTCAGATTATTGGATATAACGATGTAACAAAAATACCTAAACGTGCCCAGCATGGAATAGTTGAATCAGTGTACCGTTATATAACACCTGATAATTTGCAAGGTGTCAAGATCAGAATTGCAGAGCATCGTCTTCCAGTTGTTGGAGATAAGTTTTCGGCTCGTCACGGACAAAAAGGAACGTGTGGATTCAGTATTCCTGAAGAAGATATGCCTTTCACTGCAAATGGTTTGAGGCCTGATATGATTGTAAACCCACATGCATTTCCGTCTCGCATGACGATTGGTCAGTTCATTGAGACAATGTCAACTAAACTAGGTATTCATCTTGGAAAACTTGTTGACTGTACTGCTTTTTCAACTTCAAACAGAATCCCAGAAGTTAAAGATAGTTTATTAAAATCGGGATTCCATCCTTACGGTCATGAATTGATGTATAACGGTCAGTCTGGAGAAATGATGGAAGCTGAAATATTTATGGGACCGACCTATTACATTCGATCTAAACTAATGGTAGATGACAAGATCAATTATCGATCTACGGGAGGAAAAACACTTCTCACCCATCAACCGACCGAAGGTCGAGCAGATGGAGGAGGGTTGCGTATTGGTGAAATGGAACGTGATATTCTCTTAGCTCACGGAATGAGCAAATTCATTAATGAAAGCAGTTTAGAACGTTCAGATAAAACACGTATTCAATTTCAGCCAGAGTTAGGTTACTTTGAATCTCGCGATTCTCTTGTCAGCACATCGATGCGTACTTCCTATGCACTTGGTCTTTTCCTCCGAGAACTCGAGTCCATGCATATTTCAACTCATCTTGCTTCGCCATTCTGAAGTAAAAATTTTCCATTTTAAATGGTCAAATTTAAGTCTAGAATTACTGCAGTAACAACTGCTGAATTTTGAACTTGGGGATGTTTAACTCCGTGAAGAACTTTTGATATCATTGAAAATCCATTGGCAAGGACATCTTGCTCTTTATCAGTAAGATCCTTCAGAACCTTCAACTGGTAGTACTCTGTAAAGAGGACCGCCAGTTGAATTGATAGGTTTGAAAGAATGTACGGATGATCTTCTTTCTCAATATGTGAGCTGATCAATTTCAGAAGAAATTCTAATTCTTCTTCTGGAGTTAACATTTTTACTTCGGTTGTACTTTATGAAAAAAGATTCATTTTCATGTAAAAACGGCGGTGGCTACCTAATCCTAATCTTCTTGAAGATCATCACCACGTCTACGCCTGTATGGCGTTCCATGTGGTGAAACCTGTAGAGGATCGACATTGTCATTGCCTCATCTTCATCTTGGAAGGGGAGCATATAGAATGTATTGCTCCCCTTCGGAATGAATCCGATCGCTGCCTTGCAGAAGAGAATCGACCAAGCAACATTCTTAGCGTGTTCATCAATCTGAAGCATCTCGATCGGAGCCTTAAAGGCTTGTTCAGGGATTCCTTGCGGTCTTTCAACCGCAGCCACCATCTCGGAAGGAGGAACTGCAGTACGAGCGGTAGTGCACGTATTTCCCATCTCAAAATAGTTATCGAATAAAAGGCGTAGTTTAATTTAGCGTTTCTTCAATCTTGAGATTAACTGCTTTTACGGAAAAGATTCCATTTTAAAGAAGAACGGATTTTATCATTAGAGAAGTATAGATGTTAAAAGAAGAAATGTCTGACCATCTTTACGTAATCAAGCGCGACGGATCCAAGCAACCCGTATCATTTGATGAAATTCTCCAGCGCATTCGTAAATTATCGGATGGGCTCGAGCATGTGAATCCTGATTTGGTGGCCCAGAAAGTATGCAATCAATTGACTGATGGAATGTTGACTTCAAAGCTAGATGAATTTGCTGCAGAGACGTGTGCAATGATGCAGGCGCGATACCATCCTAATTATGGAACGCTAGCATCCCGCATCGTAATTGATAATCACCAGAAAACTACCCCTTCAACTTTGCTAGATTGTGTTGAGAAATTGTATCATGGAAAGATTCAGATTGTTTCAGATAAGTATCATGATTTGGTATGCAAGTACAAGGATGATTATGAAAAGATGATTGATTACACAAGGGATTTCAATTTTGATTATTTCGGATTCAAAACGCTGGAGCGCGCTTACCTTCTCAAATCAAATGGAATTGTCATTGAACGTCCCCAGCATCTCTGGATGCGCGTGGCAATTGAACTTCATGAAGGTGATTTTGCTAAAGTACGTCAAACATATGATGCTCTTTCGGAAGGATACTTTGTGCACGCAACGCCTACCCTATTTAATGCAGGAACCCTAACTCCTCAACTAAGTTCGTGCTTCCTTCTGAAAATGAGCGATGATTCAATCAAGGGAATTTATAAGACTTTGGGCGATTGTGCCCAGATTTCAAAGTGGGCTGGAGGAATTGGCCTTTCTATTCATAATATTCGTGCCCGTAATTCTCGTATTCGCGGAACAAATGGCGAATCCACAGGCATAGTTCCAATGCTCAAAGTGTATAACGATACTGCAAAATATGTCAATCAAGGGGGTAAGCGCAACGGTTCGTTTGCAGTATACCTAGAACCTTGGCACGCAGATATTGAAGATTTCCTCAAACTTCGCCTTAACCAGGGCGCGGAAGAGGAACGTGCTCGTGATCTATTTTACGGTATGTGGATTCCTGATTTGTTTATGAAACGCGTCGAGGCAAATAGCGGGTGGACGCTCATGTGTCCTTCTGAATGTCCTGGACTTGATTTGAGTTACGGAGATAAGTTTGAGGAACTTTATACCAAGTATGAAGCAGAAGGTCGTGGACGTAAAGTTCTTCCTGCCCAGAAAATTTGGACAATGATTCTGGATGCCCAAATTCAGACGGGAAATCCTTACCTTTGCTACAAGGATGCCGCTAACTTAAAAAGCAACCAGAAAAATATTGGAGTCATAAAGAGTTCAAATCTTTGTGCTGAAATTATGGAGTTTACGTCTGAGAAAGAAACAGCAGTTTGTAATCTTGGATCTCTGTGCCTTCCTAAATTTGTGGAAGACGGAGTGTTCTTCAATTTCCGCAAGCTTCGTGAGTATACGTATATTCTCGCCCAAAACTTGGATATTGTAATTGATCGAAACTTTTACCCGACTCCCGAAACTAAATTTTCGAATCAAAAGAACCGCCCAATTGGAATTGGAGTTCAAGGACTTGCTGATGTATTTGCAATGCTCCGTATGCCTTGGACTTCGGAAGAAGCATCAAAGCTTAATGCTCTAATTTTCGAGAACATGTATTACGGTGCATGCCAGGCAAGTATTGATCGGGCAGAACAGCTCACAAAGTTTGAGTTCTGGCGCCATGTTCCTGTTCTGGATACCAAGGGTCATTATCCTGCCTATGTAGGATCACCTACTCATGCTGGCAAGTTTCAATTTGATCTGTGGGGCGTAAATCCTACTCTTGACTGGGAACCTCTTCGTGAAAAGATGGCCAAGTTTGGCATTCGTAATTCTCTCTTAATTGCCCTAATGCCTACTGCCTCAACGTCTCAAATTATGGGCAATAATGAATGCTTTGAACCATTCACTTCTAATCTGTATACGCGCCGAGTTCTTGCAGGAGACTTTGTTGTTGTAAATAAATATTTGGTAGAAGATCTTACCAAACTTGATCTTTGGACTTCGGATGTTCGTACTCAGATAATTGCAAATAATGGAAGCGTTCAGGGTATCCCTGAAATTCCCCTAGAAATTCAAGAACTCTATAAGACTGTATGGGAGATTCCCCAAAAGACACTTATCAATATGGCTCGCGATCGAGCTCCATTTGTATGCCAGTCGCAGTCACTTAACTTGTTTCTCAGCGAGCCCACGTATGCAAAGATATCGTCCATGCATATGTACGCTTGGAAAGCTGGTTTGAAAACAGGTTGTTATTATTTGCGGACTAAGGGAGCTTCGAGTGCGCAAAAATTCACTGTCGAGCCCACTTGTCTTTCTTGCTCGGCATGAAGAATTTCTCTGTAGAATAGTATAAAATGGATGGTGATGATAGTGTTCCTACGAAAGGTGGTTTTTCTGCACTTTCCCCTGCGCATGCTGGCGGACGTCGCCGTCGTTCGGGCAAGAAGCTCCGTCTTGTAAAGAAGAAGACGGTTCGTCGTATGTTGGCCAAGAAGGGCCTCAAGATGCGTGGTGGTGAGCCTAAACCTGATGAGCTTGATGGTGCTATGGGTGGCCGCCGCCGTCGGTCTCGCCGCCGCTCGCACCGCCGTGGCATGTTTGGCTTTTAAGCTCTTCGCCAATTTGAGAAACCAATTCAAATAATTTTTCATTGAATCCGTAATGACAACCATTAGGTTCAGAAACAGTATTTACGCGCCGAGATGAAGTATTAAGCCGATGAACCAAACTTACAATAACTTCCTGCGGAGAAATCTCCCTACACATATCTTCGCGACCGCGAATAAATGCGTTAGCTTCTGCAATATTCACCGATTCATCAAACTTCTTTTCTTCCCAGAACTTCTTGGTAAAAATAAGACTTGCTTCCGAAACACGCTCGGACATCTGAAGTGTGATTGGAGGAACATTCATGAAAGATGTATATTTTGTGATATCGTAGCAAGGAATTGTAGTACAGAACGCACAGTCTCTCGAAGGTTCTTTCATCATCATTGCTGTGCGCTGAAGAATGCTGTTATTGGGATACACATCATCGTCATCCATAAATGCCACAATATCATACATTGCCTTTGAGACACCCAAATTGCGCTTCTCTGAAATACCCATTTTCTTGTCGCACCGAACATACACTACATTTGGAACTCCAATTAATGTATCTTCGATTGAATCATCACCATCGTCAATAATAATCCACTCCAGCTTATCTTCAGGATACGATTGAATCATGTAAGAATACTTTGCAAGAGGCATAAAAATACGTCTGTCTTTAGTTATGGTTACAATCGATACATCAGGAAGAGAATTTTCTTTAGGAAGAGTATCTTTCAAGCAATAAGGTTCAATATTCTGAGATACCAAAAGTTCTTTCATTCGATTAATCCACACATTGTGACGTTTCACATATGCTTCTCTAGCTTGAGTGGATCCTCTGCGCTTGTATTCAAAATCTGTATAGCAATATGCTTCAAGCTCAGAAACAACACTGTCTACATTTATTTCGACAAGTTGCCCAAGACACTCTGGCACATCGTATGTTTCACGAACAGAAGCATAATACACAGAATCCATAGAATCAGGAGCCAAGTTATCTTTAAAAGGACTTATGGGTGAAAGAAGCAAATTGCATCCTGCAGACATAGATTCATTGACTACATGTCCAAACCCTTCACACGCAGAAAGACACACGCAAAGTCCACACTCTTTCATCAAAGAATTGTAATCCGATTCGCTCATAACTTCGGCATATATTTTTACTTTATCTTCAAGTTCGGGAGGAACATAAATTGTTAATGCCGAAGGTTTGTAAACAATATTTAGTTGTGGAAGCTTTCGGTAAAAGTCAGCATCTTTCTGTCGAATACGATCATATGCTTGCAGGATAGGTTTAGGGTGTCGAAAAATATTACGACCAACGGGAACAATGGCCTTATGGTAATTTTTCTTTTCTGAAAGATCCCAACATTTATCCAGAGAAGACCATCCAATATTTAGAGTCTTTACGCCAAACCCATTAAAAATATTGTAACATTCGGTGGTTTTTGCCCAAACTTCATCAATTGATTTCAAGTAAGGAATCCAACTTTTATAAGTCCATTCGGGATTTGGAATCCAAACATTCTTACGTGCAAATGAAAATAGAGCAGGATTCATAACTTCAACAAAAATATTCATTTCAGCGTCGGGACATTCAGGTAACATATGTGGTACACGCGTCAATTTTACCTCTGGGATAAATGCTGTGATAATTGCTCTCAACAAATTCACATCTTGCATCAGTCCAGTATTTTCCTGGAAGTTTGAGATGATATTAATTCTCATTTCACCTATAACCTATTTACGGAGTAAACGTCTTGTCATTCTTCCGCGAGGAGGATGGCGCAATGTTTTATTTTTTGTTCCAAGATACCCTAGGTAAGTTTTCCAATCTAAGTTTGAACACGTTTGAACAAATACTGCAGGACGATCCTTGAACCATTTAACATCTGAAGTTCCACACCATCTCCAAAAAATAACTGGGTCGTCTATCATAATTTCTGTTTGAGTTTCTTCAGTAAGTTTTAAACATAATTCTTTCATTTCTGCAGATCCAAATCCATAATAAGGATTAAAAATATCTTTCTTGAATTCTGAATCTTCGGCGACAAATACAGAACCGTTCCAACCTACCTTTGTAATGGGTCGGAATGATCCCCACGTTCCATCATAAATAAAAAGTTGATTATTAAATTTTGCGTATTTAGAATCTCTGAAAATACAGACTTCCATTACTTAATTGTGTAAAACCTTCTGGCTCAGGCTAGCGCATCTAACCATACGCCCGCCTCATCTCCTACAACATTTAGTTCGGCAAGAAGAGCGGTAGCTTGAACATACTTCTCGGTATCATCTAGAATCTTTGAAAATTCGGCAAACTTATTTTGCAAGATCTCGCCTTTGGATATTTGAGGCTTGAATTCTTCATCGAATCCAACAAGTACATTTGTCAGTCGATTGATGTGGCCGATACAGCACATCTGAAATGATTCGGCACATTCTTGCTGTAGGCGCTTTATCAGTTCTCGCTGGACATCTTTCTTTGGCTCAGCTTTTATTTTGGCCCAAAGATGATCAAGAACATTCTTGTAGAGCCAATCATTTTCTTTACAGCAAGTGGGTTGAGTGTACCAAATATTCATATCAATATAAATTCTCTCATCAACGGCTACACGATTATAAATTTTTGTCCATTCAGTTCGAATTTCAGTCATCGTATTTTGCGTTGCAGGAATAGGGATTTTCATCAACAATTCAATGCTTTTGTTGGTTTGCTCTGAGACTGCAGCGGTATGTACGTTCTGATTATCACGAGCCAATCTTGCCAAATCTGTTTGTTGAACTGGTGGAATAATAGGATACATCGCTGCAATTTGTGCGTTAGTTACATTAGGTTGGCGGGCTACGTATTTGTGGCGGACACACCTCATAGCATTATGAACAACTTGACCAAAGTATTCTGGCGAATAAATAGTTGCTAGATCCATTCCTTGAAGAATGGCGGTATTCTCATATATTCTTATAAATATCGGGTAATGATCACGCCTAAATTCCGTGTAGCGTTTATGTTCTTCAATCCTGAAATGTATCTTGCATATTGTACTCGTCGCATCCATCTTTCTCTTAGTGCATTGCACACCGCGTCTGTTAGCGGTACACCGATGCTCTTCGGGAACTTCTTCATGCACATGACAAAATAATCCGTGAGTAGCGTTCTTCTTGCATCGGCGGTCAGGAAGTCCTTCCCATCGATGGCCGCATATCAGAACAGCGGTAGTTAATATTTTTGCATGTTGGGCGCATTTTCCATTAGTTTTAGCATTTCGTTTACATCTTAATCCAGTAGCTGTTGTAGCAGAGCATTTCTCCATCTTTACAACTTCTTATATCCTTAGACTAAAATTCGTTTTAAAAAAAAGATTTCAGTTCGTTTGAACGACTACCATATACGTGGACGTTTGTAGGGTTGGCGATAGGAGGAGCAAATGATTCAATATCTTTGCGATAGAATATGTAGAATTCTACTTCAGAGTAAACTTTTCCAGACACATATCCAATCGTACGACGGTTAAGATCTTCCAGTTCCTCGGAGATCATTTTGGGGTTGTTCTTTGCGTACATCAGATAATAACTTCGCATAATAATCTTGATATCGTCTTCATTCTGTTTATCAATATTGTACTTGTTCCCGCTCATTAAATAAACTTGATCACGAACAGCCTTTTGGATATGATTAATATTATCCTGGCTGAAAAACACTACATTCAGAGGAGTTTCTTTGTGCTGGGTTCCTACAAGATCTTGGCGGTGAGTGTCTCCGAACAAAGCTGGACCTGGAGAATACAGACTATACGGGCGGGCTGCAAAGTCTTTAGTTGCAGGATCATTAATATTGGGACAATAGCCTCCATTTGCAGGGGGAGGGTATTGCTTTGACGTAGACGTCATGTTGTAACGATTTTCGACATGAGGATCTTGGATCTTCTCAAGAACTGACTTCTCCATTTACTGTAGTTCAAGCATTTTTTCGTAAATGTCTGACTGAAGAACTTCTTGTATTTGCAAAGTCAACGAAAAAGTAGCTCCTCGCATATCAATAACTCTCCCGAAAGAATCGAGCAATTCTATGTCTATTGTTTGGAAGTTTGTGGGTTGTTGGAAAAAGTATTCGTTCAGAATAGTGTTACTCGTATTGGTCATGTACTGAATTGTATTCTTAGGAGCAGTTAGCGGTATTTTCATAAACGCTCCAAATTCTGTTTGATCAGGATTCTGATGACGAATAATATACCAGTCGTTAAGTTTCAAATATACGTAGGTATCCTGAACTGTATCTGGAAAAGTTTCAGATTCAATAGAATGAGTGTTTGCATAGTGTTTTGATTCCGTATTGATTTTAGATGAATAGTTTAATTGATTGAACCCCAGATTGTATCCAATACCGTTTCCATACATGTTATCTTTCGTCTTTGGAAAATCAATTGAGAATGGTTTTGTGAGAGAAACTCCATTACCAGCATCATTTTTCCTGTTAAAAATAATAAATCCATTAGAGGCATCAATTTCTGCACTTATATCTTTGTAATCTGGGTCTGGCGTAGTTCCGAAATAATACGAATTATCTGTAGGCCTGCGCTGTTTCTTAATTAAAGCATTAATTACCAGCAAGAGATCGTTTGAATTAACGGGGTTTATGGGTTGTGTTGGGCCCGTAGGTCCCGACGCTCCTGTAACGTCAAAGTTATTTGAGCTGTCTACAATTTCTGGCGAACCTGGCTGAATGAAATAGTTTCCTGGAGGAATCCGTATTACTTTATCAGGTGCTCCTCCGTATGTATCTTTCAACGTAAAATGCGTATTATTTCTTCCTACAGCTCCCGATGCTCCTGTAAATGTATAGAAGCAATTCAAAAATTCAAACGATGTTACTTTAACTGAAAATATATTTTTGTAAGCTCTAGAAGCCCTAAATAAAAAATGTGTCGAGTCACTTGCAGGAATAACGTCTCCTGGAACTGTTGAACATGTAGGAGATGAAAGATCGACTACAGTTGGGTAAGCTCTGAATTTTCCGTCGATATTTATTCCATATGTTCTAACATTTTTATCAAAGTTGAAACTGGCTTTCCCGTCATTATCAGTTCTAGGTTTTGGCTTGATGACGTGCTGGGGCTTATTTCGATCTCCGTGAAATTTATTGAATTCGTCTTTATCTTCAACTTCGTTGTCGGACAATTCATCGACATTAAAAGCATCGGCGTTATCTCCATCGTGCTCATGCGCATAGACAAGAGCATTTGGAGCTTTTTCTTCATAAACCTCGGCTAGAAGTTGTTGATACGTAACTTCTTGCATTGCCAGGTTTGACTAAAGTGCATGAAAATCTCTACATATAATAATGTCATTCTTAAGTGCCAGCAACATAACAGCTCTAAAACGAGAGCGCCTTACTTCATTAGGTATTGCAACTTGTGGCCCTACGGGGATCGTTGGACCCACTGGAAATTCTGGACTTACTGGAGCAACTGGACCACCAGGAACGCCAGGAAATCTGTCAGGCCTTTTGTATTATTTCCATGTAGCCAACCCTCCCGCTCAAAATCCAGGTCTTGGAGCAAGTGGAGCAAGTGGATTTATGGATAATACTGCAAGAGATGGTCCTGATGGAGGAGTTACAGGAACTGACGGAGTTGTTTATAATGGATACTTTTCTGCAATCACTCCTCCAGCATTGACTCCAGGACCTGTTTTACTAGCTTCGTTAAAAACTGGTGCAGGTGATCCAGGATTATCTCTTATTTCTAAAGGAACATGGGGGTTTAGTACTCAAATTTATTCGTACGATTTTACTACTATTTCTGCTCCAACAGGAATAGTTGGAATTCCAGTTAGAATTAGGGTAGATCTTTATGGAGCTACTGGCGGTGGAAGAAGTCTTATTGCGACAAATGCAGGGTTTGAATACCCTCTTCTCAATGGATACTCTGACCTTGTACAGAACATAAATATAACAATAGTCAATGATGTGATGATCCCAAGCCCAGCTTCAACTTATTTGGAAGTTGAATTTTGGGTTCTGGCGGGAGCAATAGTAACTCCAGTTCCTGCAAATTTTTCAGTCAGTCAGCGTATTGAATTCTGGACCAACGGCAATTCCACCAGTCAAGTTGTATCATCACTACCTCCGCCTCAAGGACCTAGTGGTTCCACAGGCTCTACAGGTCCTATTGGCCCTACGGGTGTAACAGGTTCCACAGGTCCTATTGGTCCCACGGGTCCAGGAATAACTGGTTCTACGGGTGTAACTGGGCCCGTAGGTCCTACTGGGCCTCCGATACCAAAAATAGTTACATTCGGTAATACAGGAACAAGTGATGGAGTTAGAAGCGGAATAGTTATAACTCATTTAGAAGGTATTCCTAATGGTGGAGGCTGTGGATTTTTTAACTATTTTGAACCTAGTACATTAGCTTCTACAGGGTTTCAATGGTATAAAATTATTGCACCCCCTTATATAGTTGTTATAACTGGAAGTGGATCTGGCGCTTCATATCTTATAACACCTGGAAGTGCTGGAACTATTACGGTAACTCCTTCTACCGCTAATACAGCTTGGACAGCAACTACTGTTTGGTTCCAAGCTTAAGTGAATCAATACATCTACAGTTTCTCCAAATCTTCGCGCCACAACTGAGGAGCTGTTTTTCCTTCAAGCTCTTTGATTTGAGATCGCAGTTCCTCCAGATCTTTCTCGTGCTTGAGTGCGTGCTTGAGAGTTAGGGAAGCAATGGGTAGATTGAGAAGGTAATTGAATTCTCCATCGATGCGTACAAACTTATCTGCATCCAGCAAAGAATCACATTCCTCAGGACTCTTTTTGCGAAGTTCAGGACGTGGCTTTTCCTCGCACTGCTGGCGAATGAAGCGCACGACGTTCTCGTGGTACGGCAACTTGTCACGGAGAGTCTTGAGCATATACGCAAGTCGTTCACGATATAGACGAAGACGTACGGTCGTAAACTCACGCAGGATCTCTTCCACTGACTCGTATTTCTGAATCACGCATTTTGAATTGAAGCAGTGCATGTTTGTCAAACGAATCTTATCTACCAACATCTTTTCAATAATTTCAGATCCACCCGTTCCAATTTTCACTTTCACGAACACGTCTGTATCTGTAGACGTATCCGTGTAATCCTTGATAGTTCCTTCCGTGAGCATCTTGTCCAGCTTCTCTTTGAAATCAGACGTCCATGTTTCCACGGGAAGTTCAGTAATAGTTATCGTATCGCCTTCAATTTTGTAGAGACCTCGTACCTCATACTCATTGCGTGAGAGTTTGGTTATCGTGCCTTTGAATTTGGAATAGTAAGGCGTAAATTCTTTATCAAGACCTTTTCCAGTCTTCATCCATTCGAGCATTGCTTCCTTGAGTTCAGCGGGATTGAATTGGGGAACAAAGGTGCTGTAGCCCGTGCCAATACCTCGCGATCCATTTACGAGAATCATTGGGAGGATAGGAGCATACCAGTCTGGCTCGACTAGCACACCATCATCATCACGGTACGTCAAGCACGGAAAGTCAGAAGCAGGAACCAGTTTCTGGACGTGTGGTTGCAGATATGTATGAATGTAGCGGGGAGACGCTGAATCCTTACCGCCCTGTAAGCGTGTACCGAACTGTCCCTGCGGAACAAACCACGGCATGTTATTTGAGCCAACAAAGTCCTGCGCCATACCGACAATGGCATCGTTCAGCGAAGCCTCGCCGTGATGGTATCCCGAATGTTCCGAAACATATCCTGCAAACTGCGCAACACGAATTTCGGATTTGAGATTACGTTTGAATGCAGAGAACAGGATCTTGCGCTGAGATGTTTTAAGACCGTCCATCATGTTAGGAATTGATCTCTCCAAATTGTAGTTCGAGAAGTGAATGAGGTCTTTGTTAACAAAGTCTTCATATGTGACAGACGTGCATGCGGGGACAATATCTTCGCGCTTGTAAGTCTTGAGCCAATCCTTACGGTCGTCGGCTTTGGACTTATTGAAAGCCAGCTCAATACAGTCGTCGCTCTTTGCAGCAAATGTGTAGGGTACAATATTTGGGGTCTTGAAATATTCTTTAGCCTCGTCGCGCGTAGACGTGCCAAGTCCCTTGTAGTACTTGACATGCCAGCCTTTGGAAGCGGGAGTCTTGCGCCACTCTTCGTACTCGTACTGCGTGAAGAACGATTTTACGACTTTAGATTTGGTTGCTTTTACGATGGGAGTTGCCATGAAAGTAATGAATCCGCCAAGCGTAATAAGCTCGTGCCACAACTCGTGAAACAAGTTTATCAGCAGACCGCGAATGTGCGAACCGTCATAATCCTGATCGGTCATGATCATGATACGGCCGTAGCGCAAAGATTTCAGATCCTTGTATTTTTTGCCAGACTCGAGACCGATAATCTTTTTCAAGTTTACGATCTCTTCAGTTTGCTCGACTTTCTTCTGTGAAATATCTTTTACGTTTAGAAGTTTACCCTTGAGGGGAAACACGCCGTAAGTCTTGCGCTGTTCCTGGCTGAGACCCGAAAGAGCCATTGCCTTAGCCGAATCGCCTTCTGTGAGAATCAGGATACAATCCTGGCTCTTTGAAGTGCCTGCCATGACAGCATCGTCTAGCTTGGGTATCCCCGTAATCTTGCTTTGCTTTCGGCCGTCGGTCTTTGCACAATCTTTAATATCTTTCAAATTCTGTTGCTCGAGCGCGCGGTTCACGGCTTCCAGTTTCTGGACGCATTTCTTGAGGAAATCTTCAGGTAGTTTGCATGAAACTTTAGAAGTCATGACTTCTTTAGTCTGCGAACTGAAACTTGGATTCTCCACAAAGCAGTGAATGAACACTGCAATAGAATCGCGGATCATTGAAGGCTTAACTTTGATTTTCTTCTTGGTTTCCAAGTGATTAGATATGTGCGAAACAATCTGGTTAGTGATTTCATCTACGTGCTTACCTGAACGAGTCCAAATGCCGTTGACAAAACTTACGCTGAAGAATTTATCGGTAGGCGTGTCTGAAACTGCAATGTTCCATCCATCCTGGGGGCTTACTGAAATGAGTGTAGATTTATCGGCCAAGTACCACGACGCATAGCTCTGGAGATCACGGCACTTTACGAGTTCATCGTTGAAGTGGACCTTGACTTCCTTGCCTACAGTCATTGCGAGATCATAGACACGGCGCTTAATCACTTCCAGAATTCCAGAAGGGATTAGAGGCGTCTTCCATCCAAATCTAGCAAAGTCTGGGGTCCAGGTAATTTGCACGTATGAGTTCTTGACTTTGCATTTGGTGATTGTAGGCTCATTAATTTTGGTCATGTTGTTCTCAAACACTTGGGAGTACTTGAGGCCACGAGGAGCATCTACGACAAGAAGCTCAAACTTGGAAGCAAAGATGTTGACGAGCTTGACGCCGTAACCGTTCTTTCCACCCACAAGTTTCTTCTCGGACTTATCGTAGTTTGTTGAAGTCAGCAGTTCACCGAAAATCATCTGGGGAATGTAAACTTCATACTCTGGGTGCTTCTCCACGTCAATTGCTTCACCATCGTTCTTAATTGAAATTGTATTTTCAGTTGTGGAAATTGTGATATTCTTTACGGGATCTGCGGATTCTTTCTGGCGCAGACGCACGACGTGATCGTGTGCGTTCACCAGCAGTTCATCAAAGAGTTTATAGAATCCAGGATTAAAGTCAATTGTTTTCAATTCAAATTTATCTTCAGAAACGACGTAATGATCTTCGCTGGCATTCTCAATGCTGCCGATGTAAGTATCAGGCAGAGAAAGGATGTGTTCGCGATGAGTGTGTTTACGGTATTTGGATTCCATAGTATGTTGTGATGTTCAGGTTCGGCCTCCTTCTAAATCCGTTTTATCAAAACGAATTTTTACATAAGACTATACTTAAGAATAAAAATGGTGTTGTGCCGAGGTTTCCGCAACAGCGGTATTCCCTGCACATACGATGCAAAGAAAGGTGATCTGTGCAAGCTACACTTTAATTCGAAAGCAAATTGCCCAGTAGAATGGGAACGTAAGCAAATAAAATTAAAGATAAAAGGACTGCACAACGAAATCGATTCTTTGAATATGAGTCCTCTCACAGAGGCAGATACAAAGTATGTCGAAGTTCAAAAAATTAAGAACGATCGAAAGATTCTCCGCGAAAGGGAGAGATATAATCGGGACTATAACAGATACCGCTATAACTATAATGGTCACGATGGTTTCGATCTAGATGAAGAGGATAATATCCCAGACGAAGGTGCAGCTGCACCAGAGCCCGTGGCCTTTCATCTGGACAACCAAAACGTCCACCGCGTCGAGACCGTATCTTTTGTAAAGGATTCGGTTTCAAAGATTGCGGCCATCAAGATTGATGACCCCGATTTTGTGTGGAATGTATCCCGCGTCTCAAAGACGCCTGGAGAGATCATTATTCGATGCTCTCTCACCCCCGCAGCAACAGTGCTTCTCATTCAGAAGTATGTTGCTTCCGACACAATCTACAACATGATGCCTGGAATTTATGGCAAAGTGCTGGATGGTGTCCTACAGTTCATCAAGAAGTCAGAAGACTCGGAGAACCTGTACAAGACCCTAAAAATTGAGCTCGAAGATAATGTCGAGATGTGCGCACAGGGAAACCTGTCCCGTCTCTGTAATGTCCTCGGCGGATACCTCGAAGGTATCTCAACAGCTTCCATCGCCGAAATTCTCGGCAACCTCCTCCCTCCTCTGGCATCTATTGCCGATCTCGCGACGCGCTACACAGCCGCTGTCGAGATAATGAAGACGTATGACGTCCCCGAAGAGAAATGGGAAGAGTGGTTTACGCCTCTTGATATCACAAAAGATGATGTCAGCGCGTTGGCTATCGCTGGAGTGCTCTAAACAAAAACGGATCTTTTTAATTTAGGCACTTTAATATCGCCCTCCAGGGCAGATTCGCCTTTGTAAGTTTCTTCGGACATGAACATTTGCGAATTATAACAAGTTTTCAAAAGTACTTGGTAAAAAAAATTTGGAGCTTCAATGGCTCATCGGAGAAGAGAAAACAATTTGTAAAAAAACGGTCGCACGGTCTGTGAGATAGTTTTTTTATTGCGATATATAAAATGTCTATTGTCGGAATGATTGCTCTTGCTATTCTTGCAATCTATTGGTACTGGTTCTTTACCAACGGTGCCCCTAAATCTTTCCCGCTGTCGTACATTATCCCAGCTATTGTAACTGCGGTAGCTCTGTATGTTTCTTCGGCTTTTTAACAAAAAAATGTGTTTTAATAATAATTATGGGAGGATTGTTTAGTAGTCGCAGCAGCGATTTTCAAATTCCTTCCGATGGTGCTGATTACCAAAAGAATATAGAATTTCGAGAATTAGAGAACACCGATTATTTGGGAAATTTTGCAAATGCAAAACAAGCTATGGAAACATTAAACAGTAAGTTTGGAACTCATTGGAAGGTGGTAAATGTCAATGCATATGTACCTAATGCTCCTCCGAGATATAAAGTAAAACCACTTTCAAGTCAAGAGAAGGCAGTAACATCGGCAGGCAGACGGAATAAAAAATCAAAGTTAAAAACAAAGAAGCGCCGCGCCTAATAAAATTTTAACTGAAGATAATATCAGTCTTGTAAAAAGCTTCATCTGAGTCATTCCAAAATCCAAATGCTTTTAATCTTTCTTCTTTTTGAGCAGTTGTTGTTAAATAATTGCAGTGAACCATTCGTGCTCTAGATTTTTTATTCAAATTGAAATAGATTTCTCCGTTAGGGTACTGTTCAGTATCTAACAGATAAATTCGATCAAGGCCACGGATTGGATGCATACATGCTTTGAAAGCATGCTGGTCATTGTATGAAGGGCTTGGATGTCCTTTTAACCAAGCGATTGATTTCTGAAGAAGGTTTCGAGAAGCCTCATTTCCTCGAACAAGAAAGAATCCAGTACAAGGAGACCAAATATCATTTTGCATAATAAAGTTTCCCGACTTGCTGAGAACATCAACTGTACAATCATTAAAAAAGTGAATATCGTTATCTACCCACATAACATCTTCATCCAAATATGTATTTGCAAGAATAACTTCAAGTTTGCGAATAGTTATTGATTTGAATTCAGGAGTGCCATATGTGGCTACTTCTTTCTGAGAAGCAAGAACGTAGCAGTGAAATAGAGACATATCTATTCCTGCTTTCATTGCAGACATAAGCATGCTTTTCATCATTGGAAGTTGGGCATCATTAGTCATGCAAATAATTCTCATTTGGTTTTGACGTTGAAAGTTTAATACTATATAAATGCCTCCCCGAAAGACAAAGCCTGTTGTAAATAAACAGATAGACGAATCGCCCGTTGTTTTCTTTCTGAAAGTATCCGATAAAAGTACGAATAGTATTCTTCCTGCAGGGGATATAACGAACTATTCAGATATTCTAAACAGTGTTGAAAAGAATGTTGAAAGGTTCAATACCGACATTCTGAAACAAGTGCTGGGTTCTGTAGTTTGTGAAAGATATTCTCCACAAACTGCTTGTTTCTGGTGCTGTCATACATTTAGCTGGTCTGCTTGCGTTATGCCGATTCACTATGATATTTACAATAATGTTTACGTATGTGAAGGCAACTTTTGTTCTCCAGAATGTGCACTAGCTCAAAACTATTCAAACCCACGCATACTTGATTCAGCAAAGTGGACTCGGCATTCGTTGTTATCTCATCTTTATGCTCCTCTTTATATGAAACGTATGTTGTCACCCGCTCCTCCACGAACTATTCTCAGAATGTTTGGCGGTCCTCTTGACATAGAACAGTTTCGCGATTATACTTCGGGAGATAACGAGTTTGTTCTTTCCGAAACTCATCCTGTTCGTCTGCTGTTTCCCACAATGAACGTTCAGGGTCCTGTTCGTGATATCAAAAAGTACGTATCTCTTTCCACTGACGTAGTTGAAAAAGCTTCCGAACAACTGAGATTAAAAAGATCGAAACCCGTTAATGTAAACATGCCTACATTAGACATGTGTATTGGAAAGAAATAGTTCAGTAATTATTAAGAGATTTATCTCCATGATCATAGCTGAAACTGCAATCATAAACATCTGTTGGTTCTAGAGGTTTTTTACTAGTATTCACTGTATAAGTCACTCCTCGAATCTCAATCTCACACTTGTACTTATCTTCTATAAGCGCAAGTTTGGTATTAATTTCGGAAATGAGTTTCTCGCTGAGAAACACAATTGTGTTATGATCAATTGCGCCCCAGTGGATAGTAAATCCAGGTCCAGGGCAGCTTGATTTTGCGTGCCAGTGCCATGGCGTAAATTCGCCAGGCTCATTGCCTACCCGAAATATCGGGTTGCACGATCCATAATCGTCAATATTAGTAAACAGATACACCAACTTCTTGGTGATATCATTCCATTGATATTTTCCTTGATTACGATACCCATCGCACGCAACATCTATTATGTCGCCGTGTGCGGGTTCATATTTCATGAACTCGAGGGTCTTCTTGACCCACATTCCAAAATGATGCACTTCTTCAATATTCTTAAAGTTGGGCATCTTTTCTTCGGTTTCATCTTCGTATTTTTGTTCAAATATCTTTGCATAGTCTGCGGACGTAATATCCATCTTATCACCAATCATTGTTTTGGTAACTTCTGCGTCAGGGATCGCGACCATCTCATGGCCGTCCCAGCGGAAATACTTATTATCAATATCATACACCTCACCTTCTGTGAGGCAGTATTCATCGTGATTTTCGAAAAGTTCTTTAGTCAGCTCTTGAAAGTCAGGCCGAGTGAGAATATATTTATACTCATCACTGGGCTTGTTCTTTGAACGTTCATTGCGATAGCAGTCCTCGTACATCTCTTTTGTGAGCATATACGTATGTGCCATCTTTTACTGGAAAATAACTTTTATAAAATTAATCCGTTTTAACTTCCTTGGATGCAAGGAATGCCTTAACTGCTTCAACTTGCGTTTGGTCAATAACTATCGAAACTTCTCGCTGAGGAACTTCCTTTTTAACCTCAACTACGGGCTCTGGCGCAGGAGCAGGAGCAACAAGTTTCTGAGGAAGAGAATCAATTACGGTATTGAGCTGTTCTTTCTGTTCTTTCGAAATAGGCAGTGCATCAACAACTTGTTCCTTTACTTGTTTTACCGACTCAACCATTTTCTGTGCTTCGACTGGTAGCAAAGATGATGGGTCAGAAATAGCCTTATCTAATTTAGCCTTTTGCTCTTCCGATAACGGAAGCATACTTGCAACTTTCTTAATTTCTTCTTTCTTGGACTGAACTTCTTTAACTAATCCAGAAACCGTTCCTCCTTTGCGGAAATGGTTAACTACAAACCCTACGGCAATAAGGCCTACTAATCCAACCGCCACAGCTCCAAGAATAGTTGCAGTAGGGCTCAGAGGTTCACTTGCCCCAGCAGATACAACGCTGGCATTGGGAACGTAAGAAGGGTAAGCAGTGTACATAAACCGAGGACTCGTGGATGCCGAAACATTTACTGGGCTTACCGTAGGCCAAGCCGTAACCATAAACAGAGGAGTAGAAGTTACTGGAATACTTGGAGTAACTGATCTCGAAGCATAAGCAGTGATTTCAAACAGGGGTGTAGAAGTACCTGTTTGACTAGGAGTTCCAGACTGGGTTCCTGAAATCGTTTGCGTATAAGACGAAGTGCCCGTATACGAACTAGTTTTAGTTTGTGTTCCCGAAATTGTTGGTGTATAAGAACTGCTGGGAGTTGCTGGGACTGCAGTTCCACTCACAGATGCTGCTTCATTGCCTACAGTCATATCAATACCGCAAGCTTGAGGGAGTGTCAGTGTAGCCGAGTAAACGCAAGTAGGGTTCTCATTAACTCCGCTCATGGACATCGTTGCTCCGCACGCCAAAGTCAACTGGAACGTGCGACTGCAGGTTGTAGATACAGGTGCTTCAGGACCATAGAGTTGATAAGAGTACTGACCGCCAGAAGTTTGATACGTGCTAAATGAGCCACAGGGATTTCCTGCATTCTGGTTCTGCATACAGGATTGATACATTACGATAGTGTAGCCAGGAGGATTGAACGTCTGTCCGTTCAGGAGTTGGTACAGAGCTTGAGGTCCAACACCTGCCATAACAGATGACACTCCGACGATTGCAGATAAAAATTTTAATAGCATTTATATTTATACAATTTTTTTAGATCATCTTCCTAAGAGCATCTATAAGTTTTTGTGCGGGAAGATTATTGAGAATCACTGGATTGAACGCTTTTGCACTTTTCCAACTGTCTATCTCCTTAATTGTGATCGGTGAAGTTTCATGCTTAGTAGTTTCCTGATCATAGTATTTAACTTCAATAACCTTAACTTCAATTTGAGGCTTCGACATCTTTACACTATTAAAAATACGGACATTTAATCCGTTTTACCCTGTAGCCATCTCAGCAATGTGAGCCTCAATCTTTACGATAAGTCTTTTGCATTCTTCAATGGTACGCTCGGCGTTGTAGTAGTCGCGTCCAATACTGCCGTCGACCGCAAAGGATCGCATAAGCATATTTGGGGTATCTTCCTCAGGGTATGGTTTAACATCGGCAAGATCGAGGTACTCCTCGGGAATCTGTGTCGGCTGTTGTCCTATCTCATTCTCGATGAGATGCATCTTTCCGTACAAACGGAAGATATTTTGCTTCAAATCGTGAACTTTGTTCATAGACTCTTCGAAAGTCATCTCTTCGACGAACTTGTAAGGGCTGGGAGGTAAGAGGACGGCCATTCTACTATTCTTCTTTTCTAAACATATTCAAGTATAAAAAGAATTCGTTTTAACGGTAAAAATCTTTCATGTCAAATGGCGTTTAATATGGGATCCATTTATGATTTATTGAAGATGCAGATGTTGATGTCTATGACTAGCTCTCATAGTCCCCTGTTCAGCATAATTGCCCTTAATGCTTACGAAAAGGCTGTACAGCATTACGGAGCATGGTGGCCATCGGTAAAACTATTCTGCTGTCCTCGCCAGAAGTCTGTTCATAGCGCTCCTCCGCCCCCAAATAAAGAAATACGTTCAGCCGTAGAATGTGAACGTATCTTGCATTCGTCTGCACAAAATCAAAAACAACAGCAAACGTTTCAGAATCATACTAGGATGGATTCAGTGATTCATCATGTAACAACTATTCCTGCAATCAAGAATCTTCTTTGCATCAGCCATAGCGATTACCTGCCTTACGAATTTGAACCTGCAGAAGTTGAGAACGATATTTACTTCCAGCTTCTGAATCTTAAACATACTGATGGCCAAATAGAGTTCATTAAGTTCAAACTGTTTTCGTACGACCACGAAGTTCAGTTCATTCAGGCATTTATTGATCGGTGCAATCTAGATTATGACCGCAGAATGGCAAATAAACTAGGAACGTCTTTGTTCTTTTTCGATATGATGACAAATAGCAAGTCCAAGAAGAGTGTTCAAAACTCCCTACCAACGTCGCATATTATCTACACGAAGCACAAGTTCCACACGACCCGAACGTTCGATAACGTTTTCTTCGAGCAGCGCAAAAAGGTACGCAAGCACGTCGAGTTCTTCTTGAAGCGCAAGGACTGGTACGAGAACAAAGGAATTCCTTACACTCTTGGCTTCATGTTTCATGGCGAGCCAGGATGCGGAAAGACATCTTCAGTAAAGGCCGTTGCAAATACTGCTCGTCGTCACATTATCAATATTCAGCTATCTGAGATCAAAACCAAATCTCAATTACGTCATCTTTTCTTTAATGAAGAAATTCACGTATATAATGGAAATACGACTGAGCGTTACACGATTCCCGTTCATGAGCGTCTGTATGTGATCGAAGATATTGATGCAATGGGGGATTCTGTTCTCAAGCGCGAGTGGCGCAAACCGTCTGCAAAAGTTGAAGAGAAACCTCGGTCTGGAGATCCCTGGCTAGATCAGGAGGAAGAGTTCAAGGAACCCATTGATCTTTCATTCCTTCTAAACTTATTGGATGGAACTCTCGAATCGTCTGGCCGTATTATTGCTATTTCTTCTAACTTCCCTGAGCGCATTGACCGTGCTCTTATTCGGCCAGGACGCATAGATATGATTGTCCATTTCAAGAAATGCAATCGCCTAATCCTGCAAGAAATGCTTAATAGCTTCTATGATCGTGTTTTTGATGACTGGACTACAGATGACCTAAATTATAAGTGGAGCCCTGCTGAAGTGAATCAGGTTCTGTTTCGCAATTTTGATAAGCCAGATGAGGCAATATCAGAATTAAAAATGTTGAATCCTGTCGATCTATACGGTTTTGAAGACGTTCCTGCAATGTCTTACGAACAGTTTGCTACTTTGCCGAGTGTATTGCCTGAGCAAGGCGAGCAACGTTCTGAATGTATTTCCACACACTCTCTTTAGATTTTGGGCTCATAGTTTCAATGTAAGATTTAAGTTTTGTAAAAATATTTACATCTACTCCAGAATATACCGAAAAATCCATGTCCATAAAAAAAGCTTCATCGCTTACCATTATTTTATCCAAGAATTTAGAAGTTGAATCACTAACGTATTTTATGACAAGCGACGGATTCGTCATTTTCATAAGCTTAAGCGTGGTTGCAAACATACCAAAATCAGAATCATCGGGATACATGTCTGATAATTCAGATACGAATGTTATAAACTGTTCATAAAATGCCTCAATCAAAACTTTTTTAGAAGCCATCTTGATCTATATATTCAATGATATTAAAGTTACTTACGCTCGACCGATCCAAACTCGCTCTTTCGTTGATTCGTCATTTGTTCCATGCGAGCCAAGACATCTGCGTTTGTTGCAGACTTAGTCTTGTCAATTGTATTTTTAGTGACTGGACCTCCTTCAGGAAGACCTGCTCCTCCCGTCGATGCTTCGCCCATTCCAATAAAAGTGTACATGCTTCCTCCTTCTGATGCAAATTGAGTAGGAGCATTCCACAAAGAATAAGATTCGCTCAAATTTCCAGAGCCTTCAAAGCCCCATGCGCTCAGTTCACCAACAGGTCCAGATGATGCAGGACCTTCTTCTTTAGTAGCTACTTCTTTACGGGAATTTGTAGGTTTGGCAATAAATCCATAAATATCTTTTCCAACAATAACGTCTTTAGTTTCAGCCACGTAAAGGGTTGGAACCTTTGTCAAAAAAGGAGGAATCTTGTCTCTGGGGAGAGTATCTACAAGGATAAACTTATAGAGACCTGCTTTATTAAGAGCTTTTAGCGTCTCAATAATTTGCTTTGAGTTCGGGCAGCGCTCGCTGTAGAACAAATAAGGTTGGGACATCGTTACTGGTCTTCAGGAAAAAAACGAATGATACATTAACGAAATGAAAGGTCCAAAAATGCAGAACATAAAAGTTCGAGGACGAGAACTTACTTGCGAACTAAAAGACTTCCCAGTTGGATTCGTGAATGCTATTCGCCGAACAATTGTATCGGGTATACCCAAAGTAGTTATTCGTGACGTTCAAATTCTCCAGAATACGACCCAGATTCCATTTGAAATGCTCAAACACCGTGTTGAAATGCTTCCGATAAATGTTCACCCAAGCGATCATACAACCATTAAAGAAGCCAAGATTGAATTACGAATTAATGCAGTGACTGAACCTCGAAATGTTACTACCGAAGAGTTTGTGGTTGAGTCTGGCCGTGAAACTATTTTGATGAAAGATCCTGATTTTGGAGATCCTATTTTATTTATTAAAGTTCGAGCAGGTGAAGTAGTTCATATAGTTGGACGCCTTGCAGTTGAAGATGAAGGAGTTACACAAGTTTCTAATATTTCCACATCATGGCATATTGATCCAGAACTACTAAAGATTGATCGCAAGAATCATATTGAAGCAGGTGGAGATGAAAAACTATTTGATAACTTTCTATATCAGAAATCTTATTCGCGCGACGAGGACGGTCGCCCTAATCATTTTGATCTAGTTCTGGAATCTGTCGGAGTTCTGAAACCTAAAGAGATTCTTCAATTATCTGCTCAAATTTTGAGAATTAAAACACAGGAGTATCTTGTTGCAGCTCTTAAAAATATTACCCGAGAGAAAGAGGTTGGGACTTACACCGTAACTCTTGATTTTGGAGGCCATACGCTTGGAGTATTGTTTCAAGAAGTGATTTATAAAAGCAAAGACGCTGAGTTTGTAGCATACGATATCCCCCATCCTCTCAAGCCACACATGGTTCTAAAATTTCATACTTCAAAACCGCCAGAGGAAGTTATTAGTTCTGCTGCAAAAAGAATTGAAGAATATTGTTCCGCTGTAGAGAATAACGATGGAGCCTCTTGAATTTGAGGCAGGTGAACTTATAAAGATTGGCGAACCATTTCCATTTGAAGAACAAATCGCGAGACCTGAATATATGCGATTTTTTACTCTAGAAGAACAAACATTTGACTTCTTTCAAAAGTCTCTACCTAACGAAAAAATCATTTCAAAAGCAATTCAAAAAAGTATAAAGAAAGAAATTGGTAGAATTGAAGAACTTTATTCTAATTTGATCGTTGTTACTGATACAGATTATAAAATTAACACAGATCGTAAATTAGGCGATATTGAGTGGTTGAGTGAAATTTATGCTCCTTTTAAACTAAAGTCATACAGTTACGAAAATAACTGGGTTCCTATTGTTTCAAAAGAAAACAGACGAGAACGTAACTACCATAATCGTCTGATAACTGGATTACCTATGCCTTATGAAACAACAGGTGAAGATGGTGTTCCATTTACTAAAACATCTGAACTTGTTAATTCAGAAGGAAACGATGCTATCAAAGCACTTGATTCATTTGTTAAATCCAAAACAATTTATGAAGATAATGGAAATGAACTTGTTCTTTCGGTAGCTGTTCCAAATACTCGAGATGATATTCGCCGAACTGGGTTTTTTATTGGTGAACGCAAAAACAACATGCCAAATCCAATGCCAGAACATCCTTTCTTATCATCTTCTGGAACGTCTCACGTTGAAACAACCCGTGATTTAGAAGAAGTGTTTCCATCGGTTGAAGCAATTATTGCACATGCTGTACCAACTACAAGTGATCCTTACGTAGAAGGTCGAGGATACTTTAAGATCTACGATGTACAAACTTCTCAAATTCCTTGGAATTCGTGGAAACAACGTTTCCCCCCAGTCGATACGATCACAACAGGTAAAAAAGTTGATACAATAGATTTTCCAGAAATAAATAGTCCATCTTCACCTTCTGAATCTATTCTTTCTGCATATAAATCCACTTGGGGTAAAAATATATTCCCCCGTTTTTGGCTTATGAATCAAGTTGATTCAGGAGTACTCTGCTATCTTATGATTCTTTCTAAATCTGCAGAGTCTGGAACAGTTCCTCCAGATCTCATGCATGAACGACCTCTGATAATACATCCACCATCAACTCCCCACGACTGTATTAAATCTTCCAATTTTCAGGAATTTTTAGAAAGTGGTGTTTACCGAGACGGAAAATGTGTTCCGATATCTGGAATTGTTCAAGAAAGAGTTGACAGAATATCTCAGGGTAAAAAAGCTTGGCACGAAACTGTCGGTTCCGATATTCTGAAAGATCATATTAAGCTATTCAAACAATTTGCCTATCTAGATACCGAACCTAAAGAAATTAAATACGAACATGTTGAGCACATAGATGTTGGTCAGTATCGCAAATATGTTCTTCTTATTCTGAATGATGAAAGTCGCGTAGGTCCAGATAAGTCAAGAGCCATTCGTGTTCTCGTTCGCGATTTAGATACAACCCCAGATGGAAGTCAGTATGTTGATTCTGATGGCAAATTTGTAGTATGTAAACACACTCTTGAGCTAATGGATGAAGATATTGAAACAAAGTCTTCTGAGTTTTTCAAGAAATGGACTACTGTACGAGACGGTAAACGTGAATGCATTTCTTGCTTTGAAGCAGTTATTAGCGAGGTGTTTGAAAGTCAAGATGAATATGATGAAGAAGGAAGATTGATTGTAAGCAAGGATACACTAGATAAAGAGTATAAAGTTGAATCTTCTGCAGATGTTGAATCTCTTCAGGAACTTAGGGTTCTTTTTAATTTTGATAGAGCAGGTTCAAATATATTGTTTGTTCTCTTGAATATGCTACAAGTTATTCCTCTGAAATCTCAACTTGAAAAGGTTCTGAACTTCATCAAGTTTGTAGAAAAAAGTGCAAAGAATGATACTGAACTAAAAAGAAATGGAGGTATTGCAGGAATAGCTTCTCTGGTTATTTTGCTTCAAACGCATAATCCATTCTTGATACCCCGAAAATCTTTCAATGCAAAAACCGTAAAGCTGAGCGGATTCCCACGAGATTCGGAAGACGATAAAGAAGCTTATTCGACTGACTTTATTTTAAACGCTATTAAGCGAACTTTTGAGGAACTTCCTTTTGCTATAAAAGAACCTATAACAACAATTATTGGAAGTGTTCTTACTGAGCGGAAAAAGACCCGCGATGATATTATAAAACTACTAAAGTTTGCAAAGGATAAAGGATTCAAAGAAGAGTTTCATTCTGCAAAAGAAAGATATGATACTGCTCCTACAGAAACAGTGATAAAGAAACAATTTGAACTTCCAGTAATTATTCAGAAAAAAGTAAGCTATATGACCAGTGAAATAATTGGATCTGAAAAAACTTCGACTTGTGAAAATACAGCCGTTCTAAGCGTTATTGTTGGTAAATTACTTCCATCTCTTCGTCAAAAAGAACTTAAGTTTACTAATACAGAAGCAGTTCGTAATGCAGTATCTATTTCTTCAAAATGGGAAGAACCACCAAAGATTAAACTTTCTAAAAAAGAAGTTGAAGCCCTACTTAAAAAAGGATTTCCTTCAACAAAGAAACTTACAAATGCAAAGAAGTTAATTGATTCAAAGCCAGATCATATTGCAATGAGTGCTCTGTTATCTCGTAGTTTAGATATACTCATTCCAGTCGTTTCATTTAAAAAACTGGAACCGTACAGACAATTTGTTAACAATGTCGAAACTGTAGATGACACGTCATTTGTACGAGACTGTATTAAAGGTATGTACTTCAAGCTACTCGGAGAACTTGGAGCTAAAGAAATAGATATTCTTCACGAAGCCGAGAAGAAAGACTTGGCTTTCAATATGTTGTTTTTGAACATAGATGATGTAACTCGTGAAGTAGATGTATTGTCTGGAAGAGAGCGTGATGAGTTCAAACGACGACTCAAGAACAAATCAGATTTGGAGCGCGAGCTTTCAAAAAATCTTCTTGCAATTGGTATTGCAGAGTTTGTTATTACGAACGAAGATCGTAAACTTTTGGAAGAACAGTATTTGGCAGAACAAAAGCCAGCTGAAGATACAGATGACTTTGAGGCCCCTGAGAGCAGGCAAATAGATAACCTAGGAGTTGATGATATTGAAAATGCCCCAGAAGAATACGATGGACCTGTAAATGACTACGAGGCTACCGAATACATATATGTAGCAGATGATTAACGGCTTTTGCGCCAAAAAAGATCTAATGAAGGAAATGCATCTTCAAAATATTCCTTTTCTTGTTCAATTTTCTTATCACTTGAGTTAATTGTAGAATGTTCAAAATCGATAATACGAGGAAGATCATCTTCTGCCGAAATTACAACATTTCTACCATGAAGATCTCCGTGTACAATTTTATTCTTATGCATTAATTCAACCGCTTCCTGCAGATGCTTTAACTGTTTTTCATTTTTTGGAGTCATTTGACTCTTTTTTCCAGTTGTTTTTCCTTTAAAAAATCCTTTCCATGATCGTTTTTCTCTCGTTAAAGGATTCCACATTTCAGAACCTTTCAGCAATAATTCCGAATACTTTTTGTTTGTGTAGGTTATACCGTCAACTTTATTATCTTGGGATAGAGCTCCTGGTTCACAGTATTCTGGATAATAAAAATATTTTTGAGATGGATCAATTTCTTTTAATTTCTCAATTAGATGTTTGTGCGATTTAGAAATAAGTTCAGTAACGTTTGGTCTTTTTGAAACTCGTGTTACGTATTTCGTCATATCGCGTCCATCTTTGCATTGAATTGGTGGATCAACTACAAACGCACTTGCTCCTTCTCCAATAATTTTTCCTCCTCGACGTTTACGAGTACGGCGAAGAGCATTTCGGCGTCTAGTTGCCATTATTACTTAATCTCCATTTTTTCTACATAGTAGTTCCTTTTTTTGTAAAGACTGAGCCGTTCTTGAAACTGTCTTCGAAACGCACAATCAACAATATCAATAATCAGTGGATTTATCTTTCGTCCTTCCTTTTCAACTCTGAGAATGCGTCCAACGATTTGATCAACATCTGGGCGAGGAGTGGCAATAACAAGAGTGTTCAGGGTTGCTACGTCAAATCCTTCCTTGCACATCTGGTAAGTGGCAATTAGAATACGTTTAGACTCACAGAATTCCGCACGGTCTTTTGATGAAACTTTACGGCCCAGGACGCAAGACTGTTCACGTATTTCTGTAGGCAAGTTTTTTAAGATAGTTTCAGTATGCTCGACTCTGTCTGTCAAAACAAGAATTTGACGAGACGTTCCTTCAAACAGATCTTCTAGAATTTCATTAATAAATACATTTCGAGGTTCAAACAACGCAAGTTTATTTATCATTAAGGTTGTGAACATAACTCCTGAATTATTATAGATGATGGTGTTGAACTCTTCATCATCTGTATTAAATTCATATACTTCGACTCGGACCCCTGCATCAACTTTATCAGCTGTATCGGATTTGTACAAAATAGGGCCCAGGAACCAGTTGATTACATGCATCAGTTTATCTTTGCGTTCAGGGGTAGCAGAAAGACCGAGCATATGTTTGCAAGTTAATTTAGGAACTGCACGTGAGAAAGCTTCTGAAGCTATATGGTGACATTCATCGACAATTACCATTCCAATACTTGCAAATACAGACTTGTCATAATCTTTCAGGGCTACACTCTGTAGCATGGCTACTATAATATCTTTATTTTCAACATCAATTTTGTCACCCTGAACACTTCCAATTCGGGCATTTGGCAAGAAAGAACTAATTCGGTCAATCCACTGATCACGTAGAAAAGTATTATGAACAAGAACTATTGTTGGAACTTGAATCTTTGAAGCGATATAGAGTGCACACACTGTTTTACCTCCGCCCGTTTGAAGGGAAATAATTCCATCACGGGGTTCGGGGCACAAGTAAGAATTTACGACTTCTTTTTGCGAATCGCGGATAGTTCCTTTAAATTCCCAGTACTTTGGATCTGTTTTAGCAATACCTGCAACTTCCGTGACTTCTCCAAACTTCTGGATACCGAAGTGTTTTGGGACATAAAGGTGACTATCTGTTTCGTTATACACCTTGTAGCTTTGGACATACTGTGGCTTGACAAACACGGAAGGAATGTAGGGTTTTACAGTGAGAAGGCCTTTAATATGAAGTAAATTGGGTATTTTAGATTTCTCGATTTTGTATCCTGCTTTTGTAAGCATCTTTAGTCTTATATATTCGGCACAATTCTATCCGTTTCCTAAGATAGTCTGAATATATGAATGAAGACGCCGAGCTTCTTGAGCAAATCGACTGTCTTTGCAAGTGCTCAGAATACGTTCGCAAAGAGCCAGAGTGAAAAAATCAGTCAACATTTCAATATTCAAATCATTTTTTGATGAAGATATTTCTTCAGGTTTTGCAGTATGTACTCCTCCTTTTGTGGTATTTTTTAAAGACAACTTGCTGAAAACAGTCGTCATTGGATAGAACCTTTTCCAAACTTCAATGCTACTTGCATCATCCGAAACAACTACCATAGCTTTTCCAGAAAAACTTCCATTCATCATAGCGTTCATTGCCATGTACTGAATTCCTTGATCTCGTTTAACAGAATTGCGAAGTCTGTCCGTGCCACGAATATGTATACCAATTGTTTTTGAAAGCTCCAGTCCTTTTTGGCGATTAATTAAATTTTCAAGAATTTCAGGGTGTACAACTCTGAACACATTTGCAAAGAAGGCCGAGTCATTAAATATAGTTCTGTTACCAATTGAAGAGTATACAAGAACATCGCCATCAATTTTCATTCCTGTATTCAGAGTGCCCAAATTCAAATTAAGTTCTTTTTGTTTGTTGACAACTTCTTGCGTCAAAGGTTCTTTTAGGTGATCTTTCCAGTAAGGAGGGTACACAGTTGCATCTGCAGGAATATCGTCAAGAGAGTTCAAAATTGGCATATTTACAAGTTTAAAGTAGCTGTAAAAACTTTCAGACCCGTGGCTCCAAGTAGAATCTGTCCAGTCAACATATATTTGCAGTTTGTTTTGTATAGCAAACCAAATAGCCATTTTAAGTGATTCGAGACGATCGCCGAATCCCAACCAACCTTTGACAACTAAATATTTCATTATTGTATACAATGTATACTCCCGCTTTTATAGAATATCTTGGCACTTGTCTTTTAGTTGGAACGTTTGCATTTACGTCAACTCCTCTATTTGTTGTAGGAGCACTTGCAATTGCAATAGGTCTTGGTGGAAAAGTTTCGGGAGGTCATTTCAATCCTGCAATAACAGCATGGGCTCTGGCTTCTGGCAAAATAAGCAATTCTAAAGCACTAATGTACTGGCTTGCTCAAATTGGCGCAGGCGTGACAGTATGGATTCTTTCATCAATGATAAAGGTATAAAAAACGGAATCTTTTTATTCAAACTAGGTAATCTCACCGCTTGAAAAACACTAGATTAGATTTGTTGATTAAGCATTTACAGCAGAATGTCGACCGTTTATACCGTCGAGAACTTTTGCCCAATTGATGACATGCGCGATGGCGCTGTCCAACGTTTGCTCAAGAACTGGCCGCAAGATGTGCGGCAGTTGCTTCGTGGCACACGTCAAAATCGTCAGCATTGGCGGGGTGGAAACCCTGCTGAGCCTGCCGTTCCCCGTTGGGAGCTCCATGCTGCGTGTGTCGCAGTATTGCGGAGCAATCTCGGTGATGTACCTCGGGGATTTATCCCCGTTGATATGCAGGACAGCAGTGTCCTCGCTCAGGTAATCTACGATCTCGCCTGCCCCAAGGAGATCTCAAAGCACAAGCTTCAGATGCTTGCGGAGAGAGTCCGCTTCTTCATGAAGTTTGCGTTTGAGCCTGCTAACCTTCCGATCATTCGGATTGGCTACCAGGAGCGTATGCAGCAGATGGCTGCCGACGCACCCGTCGTCGAGGCTCCCGCTGTGGAGTCCTCTGCGACACAAGTCCTCGTCGAGGCTCCCGCTGTGGAGCTTGTCGTGGCACCCACCGTCATCAAGCCCTCTGCACCCTACAACGGTGTGCTAGGCGCTCCGCTGACTCGCTCTATGAGCGATGGCGTGTTTCAGCTGCAGAAGCGAAACGTAGCCATGTGGATGAACCTGCCCCCCATCAACTGCGAGATCGCAGACGATGCGGGTGCCGCCGCCGTCGAGTCCTACAAAAGCGACTTGGCGCTGGCCAAGACTGCCCTCGCTGAGGCGCAGTGCATGGGCCTTGCGCGCTACGTCGAGATGATGTACCGTGCGAAGCAGCTTGCAGTCATTGGTCTCTACACGACCGACGACACCCCAGTTGATATGATGCATGAGTTTGATACACTCAAGCCCTCTGACATGGAGTCCGACCTATTCCTAGCCGCATGGCTGGTAGCTCGTGACGGCCTGTTCTGAGGTGTCGACTGACTGCTGGAAAGACAGCCTCTATGTGATGTATGTGTATGTGTCTATGTATAATACCTGCCAATAACCTATAAGGTGAAGGCAAATAAAAAAAAACAAAACCCCAAAAACAAACAAAAAAAGACAAAGAGTACTATTTTTAACTTTGTATTTTCTAGGCTTTCAAGTAATATGGCCAGTCTTGAAGAAGTCTGGGGATCGGCATTCCCTAAGAATCATCATAATATGGCATCTAAATATCATAAAAAAATAGAGCCTCGTGACCCAGAAAAAGAAGGACGGATTGCCCCAACCCCAGTACATCGCTCGCAATCGGCAATTGAAAAACATCGTAAAACTATAGATAATCTTTCTAAAAGCTTACCTATAGCCGACCATGATGATGAATCAAACTACAACCCTAATCGTATTGAAAAGACAGAACATTTTACCTCTACAAAAGCGGGATATTCAAAACCCTTTGAGCCTTCTGATTCTGGAACAAGCTTTGCATATGCTCCTCCTGCATTTCAGGACGCAGCGCATGATTTGAAACTTGACCGAATAATGAGAATGATTGAACAAAATCGTACTGGTTATGAAAGACCATCGTCGCAAGATATGATGCTGTATGTTTTCACTGGAATCTTTTTCCTTTTTACAATGGATACATTTGTAAAGCTTGGGCGCCGAATGGGTTAAGGGCTACCTGCCCGCTTTGAAATACGGGTCTCGAAAGACGAAAAGCTGTCGAAAGAATTCTCCATGCACTGGAGTTCAAGAGATAGACAATATTCAGTAGATGCCCAGTAAATACTATCGCCAGTAGCTTTTTGAGAATGAGTGCGCATACGTACACGCATACGATCTAGTCGTCCAATAGGAGGATAGTATGTGGAAACATTTTCCTGATTAGAGTTATCGTTATAAAAAGTTGCAGCGGTAGTTGAAGCTACAGGGATTTTTGCAAAATAACCATCAGGAAAGCCTGATCTATTTGCTCCTGCAGCACATTCATCGGTTTTATTCAGACCTTCGATATCTATAAGATAATATAGAGAAGATGCGCTAACTGCTGCACCAGTGCTAAACACAAGAGCGTTTGCGGGAATTTCGGCAGCCATAAGTCTAATAGACACTACATTCTCGTATACGCGAGGAAGGTAAAAAACAATATCGTTATTGCGAAGATTCTTTGTTATATCCCGATCACCCGAATCTAACATTAAATGTTTCTTTACGAGCCGAAGTTTCTTATCGGGTCTAGAAGGAGCTACAATTGTACCTTCATAATCGAATGCCCTGTTCATTTGCTTTAAGATATTATTTTTTACATGTCTTACTAAACCAAGCTTTACCCTTTTTAGTCTGTTTAGCTTTTTTCACTAGATCTGAGTCGGTAGTGTAATGCGTCTTTCCGCAAGTCAACATACTTGCTGCACGAGCGTAACCCCACTGTTGTTGGGTAGCTCCAGGACGATGGCCTGTACGCCATGCAGCCATTCCGCGATTATACGATTGCTTTACCAGAGAAAGCGGAACTCCTGTTTTCTGTGAGTAAGTTGGAAGAGAATGTGCTCCTGGTGCTAGTCGGCGCAACTTTTGCGTATGGCTGGAAGTTTTAGTCTTTTTGCCCTTATCACTTAAAAATTTAGAATAAGCTCGTGGATTCTTCCACGACATCTTTCGGCGTCTTGTAGCACTCGATTTACGTTGCTTATTTTGTTTGGCGGTAAGACCTCTGTGGTATCTAAAAGGCCAATACATTACTTCTTGGTGACAATTAACTTTCCAAACGCACTTACCAACGCATCATCATCTGCATCCATATCTTCGCAGTATTGATAGAGTTCATAGCATAGCTTGCAGAGATAACAATAATCTATTACATCAAAGTATTTTCTAGTTTCAATGTTACGAGCAAGAACTTCTGCTTTCGCGGCTTTGTTTCTGAAATTCATATCCCGTACATCTTCATTGACTGCACTGAAATCTGGAAATTCTCCACGAATAGTTATAAAGAAATTTTGATGTTTTTCTACCCACTCGGTAGTAACAAAATCTTGATCTTCTGATTCAAGATACTCAATGGCTTCTTGGACCATATCATAATTGCTATTTTCCTCTTCCATCTTTTACTTTTAAAGTAAAAAGAGAATGAAATTCATTTTTGCCACATCAGAAGAACTCCTGGCATAAAGAACGCCACTCTGATTATAAAGTCAAAGCTGTTTGGCAAACTCGTGCTAAATCCACACTCATGTGGGGTTATTTCTATTGGTGACCAATCGGCCAACTCTTTCATCAGCGGGTGGATCTCTTCGGCCCACCGCTCAATTTTATCGATCAACGTTGGGCAGAACCTGGCCATCATTAAGATGGACATATACAGCTCCCGCTTCTTTATCTCAATATCTGTGCCAGGAAGATTACGAAGAATCGTGCTCATCTTGAAACAATCATGAAGTATGTAAATTTAACAGTAAAAAGTCCGTTTTTAGACTACCATGAACATGCAGGGTTACCATCAATCGTGTCACACCACCCGTTAATGAAGCCCCGCTCGTAACGGCAGGCGCAAGCACGAACAAAAGTGATCTTGCGATCTGTTCTGTGGTATGATGCGTACCATCTGCACCAAAGGCACATTGATTCGCTGGTGCAACCGCACCCTTGATAATAGTATTCCCCTGAGACGTGTCCTTTACACGTCCTGCAGGTAATCATCGGACCGCCAAGGGTCGGGATTGCTCCGCGACCATGGCAAGAATAGCAAGTAATACGTTCGGACATTTTCAGCTCTTATATATTTCTTTCAACTTGAGACATCAAAAATTGATGTAAAAAATTCCGTTTTTAATAACAAATGAGACTTAGTCAAACTGAAATGATTCTTGTCGGTCTATTGATTGTTTATCTGGCGTTCTTTTCGAATCCTCCACCTTCGTTCGTTACGTCGGTGCTTAACAATCCCGTTGGTAAAGTGTTGGCTCTTCTTGGAGTTGTTTATGTAACAGTTTACCAGAGCTTGATTGTAGGTGTATTTGGCGCTCTGGCATTCATGATGTCTGTATCTTCAATGACTGAATACATGGACAGTCCTCCTAAAAAGCCAGAAGAGAAGAAGCAACCCTCTTCAAACATGAACTCGATGGCTGAGACTAAAGACATTATCAAGAGCATGATGAAGAAAGGCGACAAGCTTCCCACGGCTCAGGGCAAATCGGTAACTGCCCCTCCTCCCGCTAAAGAAAAGCCAAAGCCTCACATGGACACGGCTCTTGAAAAGCGAAAAGGTATTTCTGAAAACTTTGCTTCGTTCTAATACTTGCGTCGGCGAGTTTTCCGCGACTTGCGCTTAGATTTGTTCCTGCGACGTTTGCCAGCATTTTGACGACTATAATAACTTTTCAGAATCGTTACTGCTCTAGATAAAACACTCTCACTCAAGTTTAGTCCAATACCTGGCAATCTTATTATTCTGCCCAGCCTTTCTAGCATTAGTCTATAAGCAGGATTAGGAATCGCCTGATCTATTGCTGCTAATAACTCAGCACGTGCTTGTTGATAGAGTCTTTGATTCTGAGCATCATCTCCTCCAACTGGAGGAGAACGTTCGCCATTTACAAGAGCTATAGCTTCTTCTCTAGTTTTACCATCTACTCGCATAAATATATTTATTTCTCTCTCTTGAAGATCAACATACATACTAAGAATAGATATAGCCAAGGCTTGTTCCCCTGCTGGTGGAGGAAGGCCTGCAAAAAGTGCGTCAACCTGCGCAGGAGTTATATCATTAAAATTCACAATAGGAGCAGCAGCCATTTATTTATAATTCAATAAAGTAATGTTGAAGCAGATCAATTCTCTAGCCTCGTCGCCATTTATGATTGGCGTAATGATTCTTCTGACGAATGTTGCAAGTAGGTACGTTGTTCATGAATTTAGCTCGAACGACGAAGAGTATTCTCAGAACATAATCCTTCGTCGTGTCGTTATTTTTGCCATTTGTTTCGTTGGAACGCGTGATTTGGTAACTTCTCTTCTTTTGACTGCTGGATTTGTGATTTTAGCTTCGGGATTTATTCGTGGCAGTTCCCAGTTTTCCCGCGAAGGAATGGAAGATACGCCCGATGGAAAAATGCGTTCGTCAGCAGGTCTCAAGAAAGTTGATCAACCTGCTTACGATGCAGAACAAAAAACTTTATTCTAACGAAGTTAATGGAGTTTCAATTAATTGAAAGTAATCATCACTCTGCGGTATTACTTTAGCAGGTCTGAAATATTTATATTTATTGCGAATTGATGCATTTTTAGTGTTTTTTAAGCATGAAAAGAATGATCCCATTACAGCTTAATACTTACTGAGTTTTTTCCTGTGGATCCACCTTTTTTAGAAGTTGTGGATACTTTCTTGGTTTCAATGTTTGCATTCACGCTCTTCAGAAGATCGTCAATGCTTACAGGAGGGCTACTCATTTCACGAGTTGGTGGGGGTGGCATAGAAGGTGCCGAGCGCTGAATTTGCGGTTGGGGATTTGGGCGAGGAAGTTTTACTGGCGATTTAATGCTTGTTGGAGGAGGTGGGCGTACGCTGGTTTGCTGGGGCGGTGGAGGGACCATTGAGCTCATAAAGCTCGAAAGCCCTGCAAGAGGATTAAAGCTCTGTTGCTGTTGCTGAGGTTGTGCCTGTTGCTGTTGCTTCATACTCTGACTCTGCTGTTGCATTGCAGCAGTAGCCAGCTGACGCGCAATATCGGGATTCGTCTTGAGAATCTCATCAATGTTGGGAATTGGAGCCTTGCGGGCCATTTGATTGGTCAAATGAACCATGTATACCATCATGCAAGTACGAATCGGAATACGGACAAGAGGATGCATCTTCAGCTTGTCGCCATACAGATCATACAGCTCTTCGAAATCTTCCTCCATATCGCCTACATTCATCTGTGCCGATTCAGAAAGACCGTCCAGTTGCAAACCAAACGCCTGGACTAGACTTACGTTCTTGGAACTCCACTCTAGAGCAGACATGCCAGTAATATACCATTCACAGAACTGCTTAATAGTTTGGTCCATAGCTTTCTCCCGCCGAATGAACTCAAGCTCAAGCTTCATTTCCTCGAGAGGCGAATCTAGCGTGAATCGCTTACGCATAGGAACGCCAAGCTTTGCAAGACGATCAAATTTACGAAGAATCTCGTACTTCTCTTTCATGACATGTTCCTCGGACATTCGGCGATCAGAACTTCCAAAATTAAAACCTCCGCTACTGCTACCATATGGGTTTGCGTTCATGTTATCAATACCTTCCGAACTACGAATACCGCCCGCCGATTCAATATTAGGAATAATTCGAGGGGCCTCGTCTATTCCTCCAAACGTGGGTAGGTCTACAGTAGACATTTCAGGAAGATCCATGCTTACCGATTCAGTAACTTTGGTGTTCGTCAAAAAATCTGCACCAAAGACTTCCATTTATCTGTTGTGGTGACATTGATATGAAAACTATAAACGCATATAACAAAGATGGATCTTATGTGGTGGTCTCTTATTATAGGGAGCGTTCTAGGCGGTATTATCTCGGCTATATTTGGAATTTATTCTTCTAAAACATCTGACTCTTTATCTATGACTATTTTCGGAATGAAATCTGGAGATGTAATCACTGATGCACTTTTCTTAGTTCTTGGTGCAAGTATTATCTTTTTGGCAACTGTTTCTGGCCTTGTACGTGATCTTTATTATCCTACGAATAGACCATGGTTATTTACTGCAGAAGTATTCTTGATGGCTGTTCCACCTGCACTTGCATTCTTGGCGATGGTTGCTTTCCGCGGTTACTCGCTTACAACTTCCGACATTTGGGAGAAGTTCTCAGTTCTTCTCATTAAGTTTGGGCTTCTTCATGTTCTTCTGCAATTTTCAGGATTTTATAGCGACATTCTTCCACCCATTAAATATGCTTAATCAACTTTAACTATATATGCTGGAATACTTCGTTTCTTTTCTAAATGTGCAGCAACAATACGATGAACGCCATCTAATTTTATATATCTATTACCCTTTTTAGCAATCCATATTGGAGATGTGTGCCCTTCTTTTTGTATAATTTTACGATGATATTTTACAGAAAGCAAATCATTATTACCTCGTGGTCTATCATTTTCAGGATATGGATCCTGTGAGAATCTTATAGGATCAATATTTTCTAATTTTTTACATTCAGACATAGGGAAATCAACAAATTCACTTTTAAAAATATGAGCATACGAAGCAGTTTTTATTGACGAAAATAACTTTAGACCATTTACAGATGTCTCTACCGAATCTATCATCGATTCAATTATTTCCATTCTATTATTATTAACTTATTTAATGTTCCATAACCCATAAACCTTGCAGGAAACAATCGGCCAAATCGTCTTTCTTAGGATGTTTCAACATATAGTCTCTCCACTGCAAAGGCACAAGTTGTGTAGCGTGAACAATGCCTGTTTTCTTACGACCTTTATAAGTTTTCGTATAGTCTTCTAGAGTAACGATATTTGTTAACTTATGAACTGCAGACACAGGAGAACACTTAAAGCCACAACACACAAACCACATATGAATCATAGCCTGAACACAAAGCATTCGCTTATCAGGCTGTTGTTCAAGAACAATCTTATCGGCTCCTTTCCAAATACTCTTGCGGGCTTCGAGACACTTTGAAATAGGAAGAGCCAGATCAACTACATTTCCGCCCTTAGAAGATTTCACACACCGCGTCCAAACGTTTGCTTTGTACTTTGCATAAAGTTGATCTACTAGTTCTTTTTTGGTAGATCCCGTGATTCCTAGCTTTAAAGATTCAGCTTTCAGATCTTCAATTGTTTTGGAATTCAGGCTAGTTTTAGTGGGAGGTTTTCCTGCTTTGTTCTTGTGAGTCCCGCAACCGTACTCTCCGTCTCGAATCCAGTTGGCAGGCTTTTTGCACTTGAAACATTTTGGACTATCGTGACCTGCCGATTCAGCCATAACATCTATCAGATCCCAAGATACTATCTTCAGATTTGATCGATTTGTTCCTTCCAAAACGCAATATGCTAAGTTCCTCGTACCTATATCAAAACTAACTAGTTTCATTACTTACTATTAATTGCTATTATGTACATAGCTACTAAAAGGGTCATCGAGGCGTCGGTTGTGGGTTCATGCGCTCTGTCCATCGGAAGAACGTTGCGCAGACGTTGACGGGGATTAATTTTATCATCAAGGCGTCCTGATATGCAATCGTACGTTCCTTCCAACTTAGCTGTCCCGCACCTTTTGCGACTTTGTAAATTCCAATCAGCAACATCATAAACTCCTGCAGGAGGTTTGTATTCGTATCCATGTATCTTGCACATATTTTGAAGAGATTCAATATCACTTTTTCCTTTGACAATTACCAGAGATTTCGAATACACTTCAAGGAACTGCTTTATCCACGAAGGAGGTTTGTGGTTTTTCTTAATATGGTCGTCGGAATTATACAGTTTTAAACTCTCTTTTAAAATAGACTGCTGTTCGTTCGGAAGAGATTTCAAGAAAGATTTGTGCCATTCAAGTTGAAGCAAAGACTGATACTGATCTAATTCTCCTGCAGTTTTATCAGATACAGTTGCAAACTGTGAAGAAATAAAAGAAACATCGTAACCTCGTGGATTCAAAAATGTGACAAAAAAAGGCTTTTGGTTATAATCCCATTCATCTCCTACTTTTTTGAAAACAAATCCGCCAAGTTCACGTGGAGTAAAAAATTCATCTGTGTCTGGAATTTTAATAAAACCATCCGATCCAAGAACTCTCCAGAACTCACAATCAAATGCCATAATTTGATTATGGGTTCCTGCTAATATGTCCAGATATTTGTTATGAAACCTCATTGTTGTATGATCAGATAATTAAGTAGCTCTTATTGGGATAATAAAACTGTCAGGGATATCTATGAAAAATGCGTTGTACATAAGTGCTTTAAAAATTATGTAATATTGCTTATTAGCTTTTGCCTTTAAAGTCTTTTTTATAATAGTAATTTTATCCTGAATACTTTTCGGAAGATCATCAATCTTGTGATGCAATTTCAAAACAGCTGCTCCATCTCTATCATCTGCTCTGAACTTTACTTCAAACTCAACTGAATCAATTATTTTTTCACAAGAATAATACTGATCTGCTACTATTGTATCATTGCATTGAAATCCGACACTTTCAATTTTATCCATGGCTTTTTTCAATTTTGATTTATTGATTTTGGGAATAAATACTCCAATATCAACATCCATATCTCTGGGATCAGCAAGATTGGTTCGAGCAGTAAATGACGACATGTATTCAATAGTTTTAAAATCAGGAAACATATCTCGAACATGTTTCAGAACAACATCTGCTTTCTTTTTCAAAAGCTTATTCATTGCATCGCGTTTTTTAATATATTCTTTATCATCTGGGCTCAGTTTTACTGTACTGAGAACTTTTCGAAGAACGTTATAATCGTCTTCTCCTGGAGTATATGAATTTAGGATTTCTTCCATTATATTTACATTTGAAAATTAACCTGCAGCCTTAAGTAGCTGTACAAGTACAGTCTTGGCATCGCGCTTTCCAAATGGAATTCCGCGTTGCGTGAGAATATCGCGGAGCTGAGATGCAGTTTTGGAATCAAGATCATCAATGTCAACTTCCGTGGAAGGTGCAGGTGCAGGAGGACCTACAACAACATCAACTGGACTGTCATCTACCGAAACCCGATCATCATCGGGCTTTACTTCTGGTTGAGACTCTACTTTAACTTCGACTTCAGGTTCAGGTTCTGCTTCTGGTTCAGGTTCTACATGTTTAGGCACAAAGTGAGACGAAATCACCATTGCCAGAGACTGAATGTGCTGAAGCATCTTCGTCTGTTGCCAATATAGGTAACCGATCATACCCGAAAGAACAAATACCATAGACGCAAGGACAACGACAGCGACATACGTGAGTTGCATTTTCTCTTATAGACGAATAAACATTTCTTCTTTAAACGTAATATGCCGACTCCCGATGCATCTCAGTACACATCTTTGCGTAAGTATGCTGCAATTGATGCCCGTCCTGAAAATTCTGTAAAGTTTATCACTCATCTTTACCAACCGCTTCCATCAGTAAGACGTCCAATTGATTTTTTGCCGTCATTTACAAATAAAAATGTAGGCCCTTATACATTTACTAAACTTAATGTTCAAAATAATCTTGGAAAACCACGCGTTCCTTCTGGATCCGCAATGATGCATCAATTCTAAAACTCTTCATCAAGTCGAACAACCATATCTTCTGCTTTCATTCCTACACCAGCCTTAGCGTACTCTGAAACCTTCTTCTCAAAGAAATTAGTCTTGCCTTCAAGCGAAATCAATTCCATGAAATCAAACGGATTCGTGGACTTGTATATCTTTTGGCATCCTAATTGAACGGCTAGACGATCAGCCACAAATTCAATATAAGTCTTCATATCTTTTGCATTCATTCCAATCAGAGAACACGGAAGCGATTCGCAGATAAATATGCATTCAATCTCCACAGCTTCACGAATAATTTCATGAATCTCTTTTTCAGTAAGCTTGTGAATTAGTTTATGGTATAGGGTCACTGCAAACTCTGTGTGCAGTCCTTCGTCGCGAGAAATGAGTTCGTTCGAAAAGGTCAGACCAGGAAGAAGGCCACGCTTCTTGAGCCAGTAAATAGCGCAGAAAGAACCGCTGAAGAAAATACCTTCAACGCAGGCAAATGCTACTAGGCGGGTAGCATACGAATCGGTAGATTCAATCCACTCCTTCGCCCACGTTGCTTTGGCTGCAATGCAGGGAATGCGATCAATTGCGCGGAAATAATGAAGCTGTTCTTCTTTATCCTTTACATACTGGTCAATCAGCAAAGAATAGGTTTCGGAATGAATACCTTCCGATGCATTCTGGAATCCATAAAATAAGCGTGCAACTGGGGACTGAATATCTTTCTGGAATCGAGTAGCCAAATTTTCCTGGACAATGCCGTCAGATCCTGCAAAGAATGCGAGAATTTGCTTAATAAAATTCTGTTCATTGTAACTTAGTTTATCCCAATCTTCACGGTCACGTGAGAAATCAATTTCTTCTGCGGTCCAGAAACATGCGACGGCTTTTTTATAGAGCTTGTACAAATCTTCTTCTGCAGGGGAAATAGGGAACAAAGTGTAACGCTGTCCAGCACTCACGGAGGAAGAATCAAATAAGGGCTCCATACTAATACCCCTCGAAAAGGAATTAAACTGTTTGACATTGTAGAATTAAAGATGTCGGATCCATTTTATAACACCGACAGGCGTGACATTTTGCAACACGTCCTATCTCCAAAAATCGTCCAGGGAATTACAGGAACTTATGATGTTAAGCTAGACCTTATCAATGTAGATAACATTAATGTAAGTGGTGGATACTTTGTTAATGGAGTTCCTATTGGTGGAGGAGGTGGAGGAGGTCCAGGCTCTACGGGTCCTACGGGTCCTGGGGTAACTGGTCCAACGGGAGCACCATCTACGGTTGCAGGTCCAACGGGTCCCACAGGTGTTGGACTTGCGGGAGACCCAGGCTCTACTGGTCCTACGGGTCCTGGGGTAACTGGTCCAACGGGAGCACCATCTACGGTTGCAGGTCCAACGGGTCCTACGGGTCCTGGGGTAACTGGTCCAACGGGAGCACCATCTACGGTTGCAGGTCCAACGGGTCCCACAGGTGTTGGAGGAATACAGTTACTTTCACCAATAACAATAGCAGTTGGCAATGGAGCTGGCACTGGAAGTAGGACCGATACTATTCTAACATCTACCACAAATGGTGTTACTTGGGCACCTGTTTCAAGCGGAGGATTTATATATGGTGGGTCAGGTATTGCTTGGAATGGATTAAGATGGGTTGCTGTTGGATTTGGAGGCGATACTATCTTAACTTCTACAGATGGACTTGGATGGACTGGAGTTAATGGAACAAAATTTACAACTCAGGGATATGGTATTGCATGGAACGGAACTAGGTGGGTAGCTGTTGGGGAAGGAGGTAATAGTATTTTAACATCTATCGATGGCCTTAACTGGTCAGGTGTTAGTGGGACAACATTTGCAAGTTACGGAAAAGGAATTGCCTGGGACGGAACTAGGTGGGTTGCTGTTGGTCAGGATCTTGGAGGTCTTGGAGGTGGCAATACTATCCTAACATCTACAGATGGCCTTGGATGGACTGGTGTTACTGGAACATTATTTTCAGTTCGTGGATATAGTGTTGCGTCAAACGGAAGTAGATGGGTAGCAGTTGGTTCCCAGACTAATACTATTCTAACATCTACCGATGGAGTTGGGTGGACTGGAGTTTCTAGTGGAGGATTTACAAATTATTCTGGACAAGGAGTAGCTTGGAACGGTTCAAGGTGGATAGCTGTTGGACAGACTGTTAGCGGTGGAGCTAGTACAATTCAAACATCTACAGATGGACTCAATTGGACCAATACTTCTGGAGGATTTTCAGGATTTGGAAGTGGTATTGGTTGGAACGGTTCGACATGGATAGCTCTTGGTTCAGACACTACAAATCCTATTTTAATATCTGCAGATGGGCTTACATGGTCTAGAGCTACTGGATCAACTTTTCCTCTTTATGGATACGGGGTTGCATCAAACAATGTATGGAAAACAATTCCAGCAAATTCTCAAGACGCAAGTTCGAAAGTACTGACACTTCTCTACTCAAAATTCGGACTTATTTAGTTTTGCCTAATACAAATGAGCGCATCTCGCTACACAGCTATGCGAAGAACGATAGCTACTGCAAATGTGACAAAAGTGCATTATCCAACAAATGTTGCCAAGAATTACGATGCATTGTATTCTACAATCGGTTGTAATCCTACATTCAGTCTTTACATGTACGCCGATCCTCCTTGCTGTAAAATTCCTCCGCCTCCTCTTCCTCCTGTACCGCCAGTCCCTTGCTCTGTAATTTACGATGCACTATTTGCATCAAATGATGAATGTATGCAAATATTGGACGGAGGAAATGCTCTAAACAATTTCACTAATATTGTCGACGGTGGAAATTCTCAAACCAATTGTCCAATTATCGCATTATGTCTTTACTACGATGCGCTGTATTCGAGAAGCAATAACTTTTTACCCTCATTTAACGGTCAAGATTCAGGCCAAAACGACTTGTATTCATTAGATGGGGGTTATTCTCTAGAAAACTGCCCTCTTCCTGCAAGTTGTACTGTGTATGACGGTAGGTTTGCAATTAGCCAAATTACTTACAATGTTGATGGTGGCGGAGCTTCAGATGATTACCCCTTTTATTTGAATGCAGGCACCGCTCAAGTAAGTTGTTCTTTATGTTGTTTGCCATGCATTGAGTATACTGCTCTTACATCCACTGATAACTATCTTCCATCCTTTAACGGACAAGACTCTTCTCAAAACAATTATTTATCTCTAACAGGTGGAACTTCGAGTACAGAATGTCCGTGTTTTTGTCGTTGTTAATACAAATGGCACAGTCTGTAAAGTTTCAGCTCAGACGTGACACTGCTGCAGCGTGGGCTGGTAATAATCCAATTCTTGCACTTGGTGAACCTGGTTATGCCGTAGTTGACGGTACGACTGGTGGCAATCGTATGAAAATAGGAAATGGTCAGACAGGATGGAACTCTTTACCCTATGTTGATTGTGGAACCACTGGGCCTACTGGTCCAGGATTGACTGGTCCTACAGGTCATACAGGAACGCCAGGGCAAGGATCATGGACTTCTGAACTTATTGGAACAGTTATTCAATCTCCGATACGAGCTGGAACTTTTATTAAGACTGGTCCAACTGGATGGGATTCAGCTGTAAGATCTGTACAGTCGTTTAGCGACGGAGCGTATGTGAGTTTTGTAGGATTAACTGGGCCAAAATTTGTAGGATTGAACGATACTGTAATAACTCCATCTGGAGCTGCCAGTGATATCACATATTCGATCTATTTAGAACATACACCCCAAAACATAACTCTTTACCAGAATGGTTCCGTTGTACCTATTGTTGGTTCAAGTGGTTGGGTGAGCGGAGACTCATTTGCTGTAAAATACGATGGCACGAATGTTCATTACTACCATAATGGGACTGTAATTGGTACTCCTGTGGCAAGAACGATTGGACTTCCTTTGTTTTTGGATAGTCAGTTCAATAATAGTAACACCCAAGTTGATAATCTAGTATTTGGAGCTGGCGGAGGTGGAGGTGGAGGCGGTACTCTAGGAGCTACGGGTCCTACAGGTATTGGACCCACAGGTCCTACAGGAGTTGTAGGCCCTATTGCTAACGCTGACAATACTATAACAGCTTTAGATAGTTTCACTGTGGGAAATTCTTATCGATCAATGATTACAGACACAACTCCAACTGAACCATGGATGACTTTAAATACTGTTCCAGCAATGACATTCACACCTCAAGGAACGCGTCCTTACCAAGATTACGGTGTAAATGTTAGTGGGCTCAGTATAATTCCAAATGACTCGGGCGGTGTTACTGGAAATACTGGAGGTAGAGCTGGAACTGGATCACTATCAATCAGCAATAATCCTGTGCCAGGAAGAACTGGTATTGGTATAGCTTTATATGTCCCCGCCATAACTATAGGCGGATTAACACAAGACCTTATTTCACTTTGGGGATATGGGCTTGCTGTTTCATATCCAAGTCCTGTACCATTATGGTCAATAAATCCTGCTACTGGAGTTACGAGTTTTACATACCCTGTTACTGCACCTAATATTCCTTTGGTTGCTCCATTTACTCCTTTATATATTCCAATGACCTTCCCTGGAAATGCTAATAATAATGCAATATTTGGCACTGCTGCATACCCTGCACTAGTTGTAGGAGGAACATATATGATGATTTGGAGCGATGGTTTAGGTGTACATTCGCAAGGAACGTTTGCCATTGTAGCCAATACTCCTCCTACTAACCCTCCATTATTTAGTGGAATGAACTTTTCAACTACATTTAGCGAACTAGGTGTTAATACCGCAGGTGTAACAGGAAATGGTAGCACACAATTTTTCGTTCAAATAGGAGGAAAATCAGTAGCATCAACTGGTTTCGCAACTATTAACCGAATGACTTAAATATAGTTTAGTATAAATTACTTAATGGAACAGAAAAAGGTAGTCTTAGTAGGTGAGAACCAGGCTTCTTTAATAAATACCTGTTGGCAATATTCTAAAATATTCTATACAACTTTCACATCTACACAGAAAGCAGACTGGAAATCACATTATTACTCGTGGAACGGTATGTTTTCAAACGCAGACCTAATTGTGAATTGTGGAGGATGGGATATAGCTTATATTCAGGGAATTCAGCGTAAAGCTGTTCCAATAATCACATGGTCAGGCGATGATTTAGAAACTGTTCAAAGAATTCTGCGTATTCTACAATCGGAATGACGATAAATTTAATTACTTTGATTGTCTCTGCACTTGTACTTGGAGTTGCAGGATACTTCTCTTACAAACCAAAAGAAGTTCAAAAAATGCCTAATATGATGGACTTTCCTTTCAATCAGTCGACTGGGAAGGAAAAGCTAATTCAATCTAAAACAGGTGATGCATCTTTGTACACAGAAACGTCACGGCGAAAAGTTATTGCATCGACTTACCGTCCCGACTGGTGCTGTGGTGCAAAGGTAATAAAGGAATCGACTCATACGAAAGGAACAACATCTGGAGCTGTGGAGGCATTCATTCTTTCAGGATTCGGCCGTATTGTTAACTGCAATACGTGCGACGAGATTGTGTATGACGGTAATGGCGGTGAATGCGTTATTGATGGAAACGTTTAATCATATAAATTAAGGATGGCGTCTTGTACGCGCAATGCTCGTTTCGAGCTACGCAGAAACACTTCAACAAATTGGACGAACATCAATCCAATCTTGCTGGCAGGTGAACCTGGTGTCGAGCTTGATACGGGTCAGATGAAAGTTGGTGATGGAATTCGTAGGTGGAACAGTTTACCTTACGTTGGCACTGGAGGTGGAGTAGGGGCTACGGGACCTCTTATTTTTACAGCTTCCCAGCAATCAGGAAAGGATTTGAGAACTTTGACAGGATATTATGAAAATTCAACTACAAAAACTGTCCGAGACGCTTATTTCAGCGGAAGCGCAGGTAACCAACAATTCATACTTGTATTATCTACATTCAGTCCAACTTTTGCATCCAGCGGTATTCCTTCAAACTCTTTGAATTGGGATGTTCCTGCTACAGGATTCAGCGTAACTGTAACGAATCCCGCTGATTTTCCATCCGAGTATATCAGCAGTGTCAATAGCGTTGTTGGAACTGCTGGAACAGTTAGTTCTCTTTCTTTTTTTACTGCAGGATCACCTTCGCCTACACCTGCAGGAGGAATTAGCTGGAATCAGACATTTTCAACAGATGCAGATGCTTTTATTACACCAATAAGTTCTACAATAACAGGAGGATCTGCGTCTGCTACTGTAACTTTTAATTATAAGAGTGGAACAACTCCTGAAGCAGTGTATACTGTAGATAATACATCTTGGACTATTAATTGGTTCACGCCAACAACAGCAATAAGTACAGCATTCCTTTCTGGCAAAACATTTTTAGATTCGTACTCTTCTACAACCTACAATTTAACAGTTACAGGAATGAATAGTTCAGCTAATTATTCGCATGCCATATCTAGTATTGGCGGAACAATTACTAATTTTTCAGATTCAGGAACATTTACTTTTGACACAGCTATCCATAAAGATAACATAACAGGGTTGACACGTTCGGTAAGTACATCCACGACATTTAATAGACCTGCAACAGTTACTGGAACTTTTTATTCTTCTATTTTAACAGCTATGTCTGGTGTTTCAGCTACGTTTACTTATCCTAGTTTCTGGATATTTACGATAGGAGCAGGAACTCCTCCAACAACAGGAGATATCGTATCGGGAACTGGATTTAATGTTCCTACTGTAAATGTTCTAGATGATCAAGCTCGTACATTTCCTACTCAAGCCGTTTCAAATCCAAACGCAACACCAAGAGCATTTTGGTTTGCTTTGAAATCAACTGTTATACAACCTACCGTCTTTAAAACTGGAGCTAGTCCTAGTTTGTTGAGCGATGTAGCAGTTACAACTGGAAATTCAGTAAATTTAGCTCCAACATCTGTTCCTGCTGGATATTCTGCAGTTTCTTACACATTATATGGTATAACACTGCAACCAGGAACAACTTATGTCTTAATATCATAAATGGCGGGCAATTATGACGGCCTTACAAAAAACTTATGGCCAGGTACGTGGAGCGCAAGTGCGTCTCATCCAATTGTTCTGGATGCTGAACTTCGAGGTTCTTTGCGTTCAATTACTGGAGAATCTGGAAGCAGGTTGACAGATATAACTGGTCAGCGTTTGCAGGATGGTATGTTAGTGTTTATCAAAACAGGTTACACTGTTGGAGGATTTACAAGAAATTCTGGGGGATATTACCAGTACAGTTTATTGGTGGGAGAAAGTCGGGATGTAAATACGGGAGCATGTCCAAATGCTGAATCAAATTGGTCTGAATTTGTTGCTGGAAGTGGAGTTACGGGACCTACAGGTGTTCGAGGTAGTGCATTTTATTATGGAACAGATATTGATAACCCTCAAGGCCCAGTTCCAAATCCAACGATCGGGGATATTTTTTTAAATACAGAAACGGGACAGCTATACGTTAAACTTTCTTAATTTTAATGTTAAAAAAATCTTAAATGGCGACGTGGGCATCCGTAACAAATCTATTCGGCCCGACAGGTGCAACAGGTCTGCAAGGTGTTACGGGTCCTACGGGTCCTAATAGTGGTTTCACAGGTCCGACTGGTGAGCGCGGTCCGACTGGAGACAACAGCGGTTTCACAGGTCCGACTGGTGAGCGCGGTCCTACGGGAGACAACAGCGGTTTCACGGGAGCAACTGGTGCAACTGGTTCGACAGGTGAACGTGGTTCTACGGGAGCAACTGGTTCTACGGGTGCCGATGGTTCTACGGGTGCTACGGGTTCTACGGGTGAAGCTGGTTCGACAGGTGCCACTGGTGCCCCTGGTGCTACGGGTGCAAGTGGTAGTGCAGGTGCAACTGGTGCCACTGGTGCAGCGGGTAAGTCTGCTTCGCAAGAAGCTCGTACGATGGTAGTTGGTGGTAATGGGTTTGGAACGTTTGGAACAACTTCACTTATTTATTCCGAAAATGATGGAGTCTCTTGGGCAGAAACTTCTGGCGATCAGCTAAGCACTGTAAATGGAGTTTTTTACAATGGAACTAGATGGGTAGCCGTTGGTGCCACTGGCGCTAATTCAACGTTTCAGGGTACTATTGTTACATCTACTGATGGTATTACTTGGTCTGGACAAGGCGTTACTGGCCCAACTTCTCCAGTTGGGAATAAAATTTCATGGAACGGTAGCTATTGGTTGCGTCTTGGAGCAGTAGATGGAAGTGGCACTAACTCTATGCTTCGGTCAACTAATGGTCTTGTATGGACGAGTGCAGGTATTGGTAGTAACTTTACATCTATTGGCTACTCTGCAATTTGGAATGGGTTCGAGTGGTTGGCAGTTGGTACGAATCAACTGCCAGGAGCATCTCGCATATTATCATCTTTAGATGGGTATACTTGGACATCTACTGGAATAACTGGATTTACGATTCAAACTCCCAGAGATATATCTTGGAGCGGAAGAGTTTACGTTGCCGTCGGAGATGGTCCTGGTGCAAATTCCATTCAGTACTCTACTGATGGAATTGAATGGATAAATTCTACTGGATTTGCAAATTTTAACGGACAATCGGTTCAGTGGAACGGTACTAAGTTTATTGTAGTCGGTCAAGATACTGCGGCGGGTACGTATACGATATACGAGTCTGCAGATGGTATTGCATGGACTAGTGCTGGAATTTCATCGGCTTCTGGAACAAGTTCTTTGTATGGCGTTGAATGGAATGGTACACTTTGGTCAGCAGTCGGTAGCGTAAGTGCTGGATTATCTTCAATCGTATACTCATATGACAACCTAACGTGGCTTGGAGCTACTGGAGTAGTAAATGGCTCTGGTTATGCAGTTGCTTCTGCTAATGTTACACTTTCTACTGGAGGTGTTATTGGTAACGGTTCGGGCAGTAATGGAATTAATGGCTCTAACGGCTCTAATGGAACTCCAGGACAAGGTGCGTGGATCCCGTACTATGGTACACAACCATCAACAATTTTCCCAGCTACTAATTCTGGAGATGTTCTTACACTTGGATCAAGGGGTGGATCTTATTACCCAGTAACAAGATCGGTCCAAAGATTCCCTACTGCAACTGTTAGTACGCTAAGCTACAACGGACAAGCTGAATTCTTATTTGGTCTGGGAGATACTGGCTATGATTATAATTCAACCTTTAGCCCATCAGAATTTTCTGCTGCATGGTACTGCACTGGAACAACTGGCTTTGTTCCGTTCTACGACCATGGAACTACTGGAACTGTTTTTAGGCAGCCAGGTGTAAAAAATAACGCACTTCTTTCGATTATTTACGATTCTTCGAAACTTCAATTCCTAATAGATGGAGAGGTTCAATTAACTGTAACTGATCCAGGAGTTATTTCACGTATGCAAGGAAAAACTTACTTTCTTGATTCGTCATTTAAGTCAGCAACTATTCTTCGCAATACTGTATTTAGCTCGGCAGGTGAACGTGGTACTTTAATCTTTGGATCTACGGGGGCTCCTGCAACCTATGCCCCTCCAAGTTCTCGCGTTGGAGATTTTTACATTGATTATCTAAGCGGTATCATGTACATTCGGACCTTTTAAATTTATTTAACATGATAAATGCAATATGATATCCCTTCTGTGGATTTTTATTGGAGTCATTGTGGGATTTCTGGTTGTTTCGGTATTTACGCCTCCTCCAAGAATTCAAGCAGGAAATCCAGAACCAGGTAAAGAGAACAAATTCAATACACCGCTGGGATGTGTTCACTTAAATGCAAAAGAAGTTCCATGCGGATAATAAGAGATGCTCTTGAAAATATTTGAAATTTTAAGGAGTGAAAAAGCGGGCCCCGTTCTTTCGTTTATTATTGGACTTGGGGTCACTGTCTTATTTTTTCACAAGCCGTTTGACTACAAGTACAAGCTTGAATCTAGCGTATCTGATTACGTAAATAAACCAGTCAAGTTTGGAAATAAGTGCTATGTCTACACTGCGGAGGATACTCAGTGTGATTTACCGTCTTCTAAATAAATGGCAGACGGAGCAACTGACTTGAGTGATCTTCTTGGATCGGGCCCCGTCCAGAATCTGCCACAGTCGACTACGTTTTCACCCATTGTTACGGGAGGGGGTGATCCTTTTATTTCGCCAGTTGGTTCTGCCCCAAATAAACCCGCAGCAACGCTCAAGAGCAATTACCATATGTTCAGCACGATTCGACATGCATTTAAAAATTTAGTAATGTACTTTGGATTTTTCTTGGCTGCAATGATAGTGTCGCTCTCGACACCTCGCAGTCTGATCCTTCAGTACATTCCAAACACTTATACGTCGGGCGGTGTGCCTTCGTACATGGGCGCCGCTATCTTAGCGGCAGTGGCAGTGGCCATCGCTTATGTTGTAGGAACTCTCGGATCCTCTCTCGTTTGAGTAAAGAACCTTTAGAAGCCCATACTTTCTGATGCACTTTTCTAAGAATTTAATACAACTATCGCACGGCTTCGAATTGGCAATTCTGCCATCAGCAGTTATGCGAACGACCTTCAATACACACCCGCGAAGTCGTGAAGTATCTCCTAGATCTTTCACGACTGCCCGTTCTGCATGAATTGTCTGGTCTCCCCACCCGCATCCGCGAGCACGAGACCCAATCCTATTCCTTGACTCAGCAATCACCTTGCCATGCTTCGAAATCTCGGCCCTGTGAAAGTGAAATCCCTTCCTAAAGCACGTCTCGAACGCCATTTTGTTATTGAGATTTAACTAGACTAAATTGTTTTCGTTTTCGAGCAACTAATTTGTAATAACAAAGCAATGAGCTGGCTAAATAAACGTAGAGGTTGGGCAAATGAACCACCCGCTAAAATACACCCGCGAATTCTTTTTGGGCCTGGAATTTATTTGAGTCCTGGATTTGTGAAAGCGCACAACATAACGCATGTGATAAATTGTGCATTTGATAAGGATAGTCCCAGTTGGTTTCGTGAAAAGTATCCTTCGAGTTATATTTGTTTAGAAGCTATTGACAGTTTAAGTGAAGATATTATGAAATGGTATCCTCTCTTTGAAGAAACAATTAACAGATATTTGGAAGAACCGTACTCTCGAACTATTTACATTCATTGTCAGTGCGGGATTAACAGGAGCGGATTTATGGCTTTGCTTTTTGCATGTAAGAAGTTTGGGTTTCCATTTGAAACCCTTCGGCGCATTATTCTCAAACAAAGACCATGTGCTCTTTCAAACACGACATTCGAGAAACAAGTTGCATTAATTCTGCATAATAGAGATAATGAGCGATCTAGGCTCCAACTCTCTTTGGTCTGATATTTCCAGCAATCCAGATAGTGCTCAGACCGATATGATGGGGCCTTCTTACAGTTATGCCGATAACATTCCTGGCCCCTCTTCTCTTGGAATCGGATCTGCAGGAACCTTTTCACAGCTTGGTACCAATTTGAGCGGTATTGGAACATATGTTTCCACAATGATCGATGGAGATCCACCACTTGGAAACCAATTTTTTGTAAATACAGGCGGAACGTGTATTGCTCCCGATGGATCTTCGCAATCACGGTACAATTATATCAATAACAAACCATCTGGAGGTATTCTTCCTGCAGGAATGACTGAAATTGGTTCGGGAGCTAATGGTCTTATTCCTGGAGTCATTGGTGATATTGAAGGTCTTAATCCGATGTACATGATGAATGCACTAATGGCAGATTCTTCTCCAAAGTGCGAATGCTATAAGTGTGACGTTACTACTGGTGCATCTTCTCGGTTTTTGACTACAACTCTAAGTCCTGATTACAGTTCCACACATTGCACGCAAGTAGATGCGTCTCAGTGTACTTCTGAACCTTTTGAAAATTATTCAGGTGTTTCTCCAATTCCCACTTTCGTAGGAATCGGTATTCTTGTATTTCTATTTATGATGAAATAGACGTTTAAAGTTTTTAAAAGAGTAAGTGAAAATGAATGATATATTTCGAATTAAAAAAGTTCGTGATACGCCTTTCTCTAAAAAAGTGGTGTCTGGTACGATGGACTCAATGCATCAGACAATCGTTTCGACTTTGCAGTATGAGGAAAACAACCCTTCTAAAATAAAAGAACGGCTTGAAGAAATATCCAAGGAATTAGCTAGCGGATCTACCAGTTTGGAAGATATTTTGAAAGCTTCAAAACTAACAGAAGAACAAAAAATACTGACAGAAAAACTAGAATCAAAATCTCCAGTTGTTGACTATTATTTAAAAAATGCAGACATCATGCTGAAGTATTACGGCATTGGAGAAAAGCAAAATAGTTATGTTAATCTTGCAGATCAGAAAACTTTTGTAAAGTTTTTGATGGCTGAAACATCAGGAAGTTCCAAGAAAACTTTGTTTGATGAGTTTTCGTCACGAATGAAACTTAATACGGGAACAGTTGAAGTAAAAGAAGCACCTACCGAACATTGTACAAAGTGTAATATTGCAAGAGAAGAATCTTCTGAAGAAGGTATTTTGTTTTGTCCTTCTTGTGGATCAGAAGAATACATGTTAGTTGTTTCCGACATTCCTTCTTTTAGAGATCCTCCTAAAGAACGAAATAATTATGCTTACAAAAAAATCAATCATCTTAATGAAATTCTGAACCAGTTCCAAGGAAAGGAATCTACTATCATTCCCGTAGAAGTTATGAACGAAGTTATTTGCGAAATAAAGAAACGCAGGATTCAAAATGTTGCTGAGTTAGGCGAAAAGGAAATACGCGAAATTTTGAAAAAGATAGGAAGGTCCAAGTATTACGAGCACGGTACGCATATTATTTCACGCTTGAATGGTAACCCTCCTCCAACCATAACTCCTGAAATTGAAGAAAAAATACGAACAATGTTTCAAGAAATACAAGCTCCTTTTCTTATTTATTGTCCTGATGACCGAACAAACTTTCTTTCGTATTCTTACATTCTTTATAAATTTTTCGAACTACTTGAACTAGATGAATACAAAGTATACTTTCCTTTGCTGAAAAGCCGAGATCGTCTTATTTCACATGATGAGATATGGCAGAAGATTTGCGATTATCTCAAATGGGAATTTATACGATCCGTGTGATTTCTTCTAGTAATTCTTCCATTTTTAACTTGTATTTTCTATCGTCTGCTTTTTTAGGTGTGAGAGTATATATTTTACGTATTTCAGATTCTCCGAACTTTTCACTGCAAGGATAATCATCTGTTACGACCATTAAGACATAAAGTTTTGGCACATGAATAAGTGACCACATATCCTGTGCCCATCTGTCTTTAGCGCTTGTTTTACAAGAAATAACTATATAGTCTGATATGTTATTTCCAGTAACTGGATTTCCTAGCACAATATCTACAATATGATGGCCTCCGCTTTCGCATATAATTCCATTTGACTTTATATGTACTTGTCGCACCATTCCAAATTCAGAAAACAATCTTTCAGCTATTCTTTCCCAGAATCCACCTGAACCTTTGCTTCCAATCAGAGACTGGCGCAGAGAAAAGCAATCATCATAAATTTCCAAACATTTTTCGGATGTATAGTCTGCAAACTCTGGATGTTTTTCTTTTATCGTTGTAACTATTTTATCCCTTCTGAGAGCTGACATTTCTTGACGATATTCTTCAAGAAGTGCATTCTCCATTTTTTAAATTTAATTGAAGACATTAACCACATCCGTTTTAGGCACGGGGAAGCATTTTGTGCGTTAGGCACCACACAAGTGCAAACACTACCCCGTGGACAGCCGCCTTGACATGGAGGGACGAGCTTGGGGATGGAAGGCTAACGAGGACGCCAGGCACGAGCGCAAAGAAAAGAACGGCAAGAACTACATACTTCAGCATTTTATGTTATTACGCGGAGAAAGAATTTCTATTTCAAAATTAATGACTATTATTAATCGCTGGGGCTACCATCTTGTTGCCGATATTTCAAAATGTGCCCCACGGTCGATTAGATGCGCCGTAAATATTCACTCATTCAGCAAAGAACTTGTTCAGCGCATTGACATGGTACCCTACGGCTTACCTCAAATTGTCATGTTTGGATCTGGGAACAAAAAAGGATATACACTCGTACAACTTATTGAGACCTCGAACATTTGTGCCCACTTTGTAGAAGAAACAGACGACATGTACCTTGATGTTTTTTCATGCAAGAAGTTTGACATTCCAACTGTTGACGATACTATTCGAAAATACTTTAATCCAAAGTCAATTAAAAAAGTATATCTTGAGCGAAAAGCTGACAATTTTCCAGTAGACGAGCCAGGATGGTAAAAAAGTTATCCTTTAGCAGATTCCGTACGAAAGAAGCATCAGCTCCCTCATATTGGAATTTATTAAGTCGATGAGCTCGATCTTGCGCAAGTTGTTGCGCATGGTGGCATCTTCGTGCACTAGCTCATGGATCTTCTCTTCGGGGGACTCCTCGTGCTCGGTCTGACGCTTATCATCTTCGATAAGCTCAGCCAGCTTTAGTCCCACGATAGAATCCATCGACATCTCGATGGCATCCTGCTCGCGCTCTGCCTCTTCGGCAGTCGGCGCACCTGGGTGCGTCTCATCGGTATTCTTCTTAAGGTACTCCTTGATTCTGTCCTGCATCAAACGCAGGCGCTTCAGTCCGACCTTTGGGCTGAGACCATACTCGGGCACACCCTCATCGGAGTTGCCAAAATTGATCTCAAAGGTCTTCTTATAGTGCTCACGGTACGAAAGACCACTGGTCTTGTACGTCTTGTCCAGGCTCGACTTCAGATCATCCATCACTTCCTGGAGATCTTCGATATCAGAATCGAGAGTCTTCAGGGCAGCGGTGAGCTCTGGTATATCGGTGGACTTCATGAGGCCTCGAAGCGTCTCGTGCGTAAACGTAGACATCTTGTTGTTGAAAGATCAAATCTTTTAAATTAAAAATCCGTTTTTGTTAACCGTCTTGAGGACCGTCACATTCTTCTCCGAATATCACTTCATCGAAATAAAGAAGAAGATACTCTTCAAGTTCATCTTCTTCACCTTCGTAGAATTTCTTTGACAACATGATCAATGTTCTATCATCTTCGTAAACGAGGACCCGTTTGGCTCCCGTTTTCGGATGTGTTTCTTCACTAGTTTCAATTATCATTTTTTCATGAATTGTATTTGTTAAACAAAATTCGTTTTATGCGGGGCAGCCGCCATGCACATCTGCTGCAAGGACACAATCTCCGCTTGGACACTGCTTGTACCCTTCGGGGCAAGGATGATTTACTTTCGTAGAAGGGTTATGGAATCCCTCTAATCGCGGAAGTACAAACACAATAAATGCGAGTACAGCCAATAAAATAAGTAAAAGTTTCTGCATTTATTAGTAACCCAGTTTTCATTCTAGCTTCCAGACATAATAAGGTCGGAATTTACCACTAGCTCCTTCGTAATAAAACGCTCCTTGATATTCTAATTTTGGATGTGCATCTTTAACGTGTTCTTTCATCAAATCAATAAATGGTGAATCAGGCTTATCCTCAATATAAAGTACAATATGACCTTTCTCTGCAAGATGAGCCACTGAACGTTTAAAAAGAGGAATTAAAAATTCTCTCATAAACTCTTCAACTGATTTCCAATCTGCCATATTATCGTATTTTTCAAAAGTGTAAAATGGCGGACTTGTAAATATCAAATCATATTTTCCAACAATTCGTACATCTTGAAACTTTCCTTCTTTAACTCGGTACTTTTTGTGATCGCCTCCTCCAATATCATCTACAATAGCTTTATATGCAGATTGCATGGAAGAATTGGTGTCTACGCCCAAATATTCGCAACCGTACTCAATTGCACATCTTAATCTATCGCCCCAACCTGCAGTAGGATCTAGCCACTTCTTAGGTTTGAACATTTTTAGAACGGTCATTCCAACATCAAACGGATACAATGTACACACTCGGACATGTTTTTGAAGTTCTTGTAACGTCCATTTAGGATGTTCTTTCCAAAGATCAATAGGTCTTGGACCATCTTCAACACGACAAGAAAGACGCTGGGTTAGCGAATACTTGTCGGTAAGATCAATGACTTTCCAATTTCTAGATCTGGGAATTATAACTTTTTTACCTCGAAAGGTCTCCATTACTTATATTATTGCGAAGATTCTGGTATTACTGGGACACTTCCAGTTGGAGCATATGTTGCTTGGCCTGCGGGAATACACTCTTCTCCATTGTTTGCACCTTTATCATGATTTGGGACAAATCCATTAGGGCACGTAACTCCATAATTCATCATGTCTTCATGACCCTTAATGTTAATCCAATAATAGCGCATGACAATAGTATTTACAACCATGAATGCAATAGCATGAGTTACAATGACAGTTGTACGGCTTCCGCGCGATGGGAATGTAAAAAGAACGCCTGGCACGAACATTGCAAATAAAGCCAGGCTCAGAATACTGCTAAGAATATCCATTTATTACTATAGTTCATTTTTTTGCGAAGGGCATGAAGAGCATCCTCCTACTTTATCCGAAAGTTGAAGCTTAGAAGAAAGGGTGTATCCATAAATCACTGCTCCAAGAACTGCAATAAGAGCTGCCCAGTACCACATTTATTATGCAGTTCCAGTTTTTTTACTTCTATAAAAACGGATTTTTTTAGTCAAAACAGTATATTCCAAGCAAAGAAAACACTTAAATATTAGAATTAGAAAATCTTGATCTATAGCTAGGTAAATATTATTATTAGAAAAATGTAACTATTATGAATTCTTTAAAACGCAAGATTGAGATCTTGGTTTACTCCTGACGGGAGGTTTTTTAACTTTAACCTAACTTACTTCTAAACATAAATGGGCATTCCTTTTTACTTTGTAAGTTTAATTCGATCTCATCGTGGAATCACAAAAACTGTCGAAAAACTAGAAGTAGATGTTGTAGGGTTTGATTTTAATTGTTTGATTCATCGTTACCTAAAAGATGAAGATCCAGTTCAGTCAGTGATTAAAGCAATAACATACATTCTTGATAATATCATTATTGCCAAGAAAGTTATCATTGCTCTTGACGGAGTGGTTCCTTATGCAAAAATAGTTCAGCAAAGATATCGTCGTATGCGTTCTAAAGAGGAAGGAATTTTTGACCGTAACCAGATTTCGCCTGAAACGGCATATATGCGCGAACTTGAAACTGCTGTAGCCTCCCGTTTTCCAAGCGCTATTCTTAGCCGAACGAGCGAAGCAGGAGAAGGCGAACATAAATTGATGAATGAGCTTCGTAAATTGAAACCCTCTGACCGTAAAAGTATTTGTATTTACGGCCTTGATGCTGACTTGATTCTTATTTGCTTGCAGAACAAGGGATTATCTGAGCCTGGAAAAATGCACCTTCTTCGAGAATCGGCTGAATTCAATGATCCAAGTCTCAAATCTGCAGAGTTTGCTTCTTTGGATATTTGGGGTCTTTCGTCTCAACTTCCTCTTCAAATTGACCAATATATGGCTCTTTCAATTTTGTGCTTTGGAAATGACTTCATGCCGAATTTAGGGATATTCTCTTTGCGGGAAGAAGGCTACGATCGTGCTCTTGATTTTTACACAAAGTGCGGAAAGCCTAATCTTCTAACTTCAAATGGAAGAAACATCTTCTTGAAATACTGTGCTTCAAAAGAGTTCAGTATTCTTAGAGAAAGAATCAGTAAACGGAACAGACCTGAAGAAAAAATGATTCTAGGAAAAGACGATTCTCTTATTTCAAGAAAGTACAGTGTTCACATTTTAGATGGAGTTCTTAATTCAAAAAAAGTGGTAGAAGCTTTCTGGAAAACATTCCACTGGACAATGTTCTATTTCAAAGATAATGCTCCTATAAATTGGCACTGGTACTACCCTTACGCAGATGCTCCCCTAATCTCAGATATTGTTTTATATGCTGAGAGTAGTGTTGAAAAAGGTCGATTAAATTTTACTGTTGCCGATCAATTACATTTCATAATGCCAGGGGCTTCACTGCGCCGAACAAGACGCAAAGTAAAGTATGTTGATGAAATACATGATGAAACTAGAAATCCTTGGTTAAAAAGACACGATTGGGAAATGAAACCACGTATTTCTCTTCCTTGGAATCCTACTTGCCAACTGACTTCAGTTGCTTTGATATAAATGATACGCGAACATGAGTTGGCATTTTAGTAGATATTTGAACTTGATGACCTGTAAAGTAGTTCTGACGCATTGGAACATCGATAATAGGTGTTAAAATATCTTCTTCGGGAATAACTATATCTGGGAATCCAGTATCTCGCGGAGACCAATATTCATTATTTATTTTTTGAAGTTCTCGAGCAGAATGCTTCATTATAAAACTTTCACCAGACTGTTCTAATGACCAGTTTCTGATAAGATAATTAATATAACTATTTCTATAAGATGTTCCACTAGTTACAACCGTATTACGTTTAATAGTAGATATAGCTTCTGCAACTGTAGGAATTCGAGGTTTATCTATGCGAGTATTGACACTATTATGAGCTCTTACAACAAACAGAAAAAATTCGCGTCGACTTATGAACCAAGAAGGATTTCTTGTCTTATACGAATCGAATATCCTTGTAAAATGTTGTTTGCAGTCTGGACATGTTATTGTTTCCGCAAATAATGACATGAACTTTTTCAGTATTTCTATATCCGCATAAGAGGGATTTTCTGGATAAATGAGTGAAATTGAATGAAGAGTCATCCATCCAAGAGGTCCCCAAATTTTGGTAGCCATTTCCAGTTATTTATGGTTCGGAAATGAATCCTGCCAACATTGCCCCAGCCAGCATTTCTCGTTTAATACGGGATGGTGTTGACTCATTTTTCAGAAGATTGTGTTTTGTTATAAGAGAAGTAACCTGTTTATCGGACATTCGAGAAACTCGCTTCTTGATTGTTTTTTGACGACGTTTTTCGCCAAGAGGTGTAAATATACGTATAGTGTGTTTCCTCATCGATTTTTTAAAAGGTGGGGATTTTGCAGGATCTGAAACTGGAATAATTTTAGCAGTAATACGTTTTATTACACCCCTAGGGAACGTTTTCATTGTTTTAGAGTGTTTTCCTGCTTTCTGTTTTTCAACAACTTTTGGGGCTTCCGAAACTTGATCGAGCTTGACGATTTTTATCTTGTCCATTCTTATTAGAAAACGAATAAATGTATTTACTTGTAGATTCCCTCAAATAGATACTATGGATTGGAAAGCCGTTTCCTCGTATTTTAAAAAAGATGGGGTTTCTAAATTAGTAGATCATCAAATAGAATCATTCGAAGATTTCATTAATAATAAAATTCCATTGATTGTATCATCTACAACCCCAATTGTAGTTTGGCATGAACAAGACGAAGCTACTAAGAAATACAAGTATGAGTTTCGGCTATCTTTTGAAAATGTTACATATATGAAACCTCGAATTCAAGAAGCTACTGGACGTATTAAACCAATGTTTCCGCAAGATGCACGTACTCGAAATTTCACATATAACGCCCAAATGTTTTCGGACATTCGATTTACTGCCCGAACCTACAAGGCTCCTACATTCAAAGAATTTGACGAAGAAGTTAAAGTATTCGAAGGAGTTTCTCTAGGTAAAATCCCTGTTATGCTTGGATCTTCTCTTTGCATTATGAAAGACTTTCCCCTATCGAAAGAAGAAATTGGAGAGTGCCCTTATGACCCTTTCGGATACTTCTTAATTCACGGAAGTGAGCGAACTATCCTGAGCCAAGAGAAAGTAGCAGATAACCAGATTATGATTTTCCATACCAAGAAGATGACCAAGTACGCATTTTCTGCAGAAATGAAGTCTCTACATGAATCATTCACTACTCCTCCGAAGAAAGTAGAAGTTCGCATAATGACAAAATTTAACGGTCTTGGATACCCTTTATGTGTATGTATTCCGAGGTTTGTTGAAGATATTCCTCTTGTAGTAATTTTCAGAGCTTTTGGAATTGATAATGATCGTGATATTTCTAAACTTATTTGGGGATCAGAAGATCATCCTTATGTAGAAAAATTGGCAGCATCTTTCAAGGAGTGTGCAGATGCAAAAGTGTATTCACGTGAAGAGGCAATAACCTTTCTGACTCATCGATTCCAATACTCAACGACTCTTGAAGATAAATCTGCATATGCGCGAACTCTTCTTGATACTGAATTTCTTCCTCATGTAAAGTTCGGAGGAGAGGTAATTCCGCAGAAAACTTTTGAGGCACGTAAGATTGTTCTACTGTGTTCAATTATTAGACGTCTACTTCTTACTGAAATGGGAATTATGGAAATAGATGATCGCGATTCATATCCAAATAAGCGGGTAGTAAGTACAGGCGCTCTTCTCACCCATTTATTTCGCCAGCTATTCCAGAAAGTTGGAAAAGATATTCGAAGCAAGTTTGTACATGAAGTTAATAATGATAATTGGAAGAAGAAAGAGCGTCCTCTTGATGTATTGAACGTAAATAACCTTTACAAGATTTTGAAAGTTTCAACAATTGAAGGTAAACTGAAACAGGCATTGGCTACGGGTAATTTTGCAGTACAGGGATTAGGCACAACATCTTCTGCAAGTAATGCTACAAAAGTTGGCGTTTCACAAGTTCTGAATCGTCTGTCGTATTCTGCAACAATAAGCCACTTGCGCCGAATCCAGACTCCAGTCGAGAAATCAGGTAAGCTTCTGGCTCCTCGCAAACTTCACGGAACTTCGTGGGGATTCATGTGTCCCGTAGAAACGCCAGAAGGCCATTCAGTAGGTATTGTAAAGTCATTATCTATGCTTACGGCTGTAACTCAGCATATTCCATCGATAACAATTATCTCATTTCTCAAAGAATTGGATGGAATTTACTGGATTAATGATCACCGACCCTTTTCAGATACAGGAATTGTTGTCAATGGAGTAATTATTGGATTTACAAAAACCCCCCTGCAAATTTATCACAAACTTAAACAGGCCAAATATTCGATGAGATTCCATCCTTACACTGGCGTATGCTGGAAGATTGAATCAAATGTAATAAATATCGATACTGATGGAGGACGAGTCGTTAGACCCGTGTTTCGAGTAATTGATGGACGCATTCCAGATATCCCTGCAAGTGATAATTGGATTGACTGGGTAAAAACATGCATTGAATATATTGATCCGATTGAAAGCGAAACTTGCTTAGTATCGATGTTTCCACGAGATGTAACCGCAAAGCACACGCATTGCGAAATCCACCCTACGATGATTTTGGGACATATGGCTTCAAGCATTCCCTTCTCAGACCACAATCAGTCTCCTCGTAATACTTACCAGTCTGCGATGGGTAAACAGGCTATGGGCATTTATGCTCGTAATTATGCACAAAGACTTGATAAGAATGGCTATATTCTATGCTCACCAATGAGGCCTCTCGTAGAAACTCGAATGATGAATATTCTGAACACTCACGAAATGCCTTCTGGCGATAACGTTATTGTTGCAATTGGAATTTATTCAGGATATAACCAAGAAGATTCAGTTATAATTAATCGTTCGGCAATTGACCGAGGTTTATTCAGAACACTGTATTACACAATTTACAAAGATGAAGAACACCGTAATGTTTCGTCTGGAAAGGAAGAGAAGTTCTTAAAACCCAAGCGTGAAAGCACACGAGGATTCAAGAACAATGCTTATAACTCGATCAGTGCATCTGGAGCTCCTATAATGAACTCTTACATTCGTGAAAATGATGTTGTTATTGGAAAGGTTTCTAATATAAAAAGTGATTCGGGAGGATACCCTTTCAGAGATTCTTCAACTGTTCATCGTAACAGCGAAGTCTGCCGAGTCGATGGAGTTTGGAATGATAAAAATTCAGATGGGTACCCTTTCATAAAAGTTCGTGTTGTTTCTGAACGTATTCCTGAAATTGGAGATAAAGTTTCATCGAGACATGGACAGAAAGGTACGTGCGGAATTATTTTGAACGAGGAAGATATGCCTTATACTGCAAGTGGATTGAGACCTGATATCATAATGAACCCTCACGCTGTACCTTCTCGAATGACTATTGCTCAGCTTATGGAAACTCTGATGGGAAAAGTTTGTGTAATGAAAGGAACGTTTGGCGACGGAACTCCTTACTCGCATTTGAGCCTTAAGACTGTAAGCGAACAACTTTCAGAACTTGGAATGAATCCTCACGGCAATGAAATCATGTACAATGGCCAGACTGGAGAAATGATGGATGCAGAAATATTCATGGGTCCTGCATTCTACCAACGTCTCAAGCACATGGTTATTGATAAGAAGCATTATCGTTCTCGCGGTCCTATTGTAAGTTTGACGCGTCAACCTTGCGAGGGCCGTAGCAGGGATGGTGGTTTGCGTGTAGGCGAAATGGAGCGAGACTGTATGATTTCTCACGGAGCTTCGATATTTACCAAAGAGAGGTTGATGGATGTTTCAGATCCGTTCAGCACTGGAATATGTAAGGGATGCGGTACTATCGCAGTAGTGAATATTAAAGAAAATGTCTATTCGTGTGGAAACTGTGGAATTGAAACAGAATTTGAATGGAAGACAATTCCTTATGCTGTAAAGCTTTGGTCTCAGGAACTTGAGGCGATGCATATTGTCCCTCGCATGGTATTTGAATAGTAAATTGTAATTGTTAGTGATAATGGACACCTATAAATATTTTATGGAATTTATGGGAACTACAGTTCTTATTTACGCTCTTCTTGTAAGTGATGCAAATCCCATAATTATGGCATTAACTTACTTTGGAATATATACCATTCATCGAACATCAACGGGACATTTTAGCCCTATTGGAGCTACAGCCTATTACATGATTGGTCGCACAAATATGAAAGATCTATTGATGAATATTAGCGTACAACTTTTTGCATTGAATTGTGCTGTTATTTTCTTCAAGCCACTAAAGACTTTAATGCAAGAGTTCTTTTAATTATAATAAGATGAGCCTGTTTCTCTACGTAATTAATCCTGAACTTCGCGCAATGTTTGCTCAACATATTCAGAGCCGTCGCCCAACCGATTCTGGTGTTGATCTCCTATGTCCTCCAATGACTCTTGATTTTTCAAATTCGAGACTTGCGGCCGAAATTCGTACTGGTGTTGTGGCTGCTGCAGTTGATCATCAAGGTAATCCCGTACCTTACCTTTTGCTTGCCCGATCTTCTACCAGTATGACTCCCCTACGTATGTCTAATCAAATTGGTCTTGCAGATGAAGGGTATCGTGGTGAACTATTTGCCCGCGTAGATTGTGTTGATCCTGCAGTGAATTCGTTTGAAATCGCTCCAGGTCGTCGTTTATTTCAAATCGTTCAGCATAATTGGTTACCGTTCAATAATGTTATTCTGGTTAATGAAGCGTGTCAGCTTCCTGAAGCACGCGATGATCGCGGAGGTGGTGGTCTAGGCTCATCTGGAAATTAAGCTTTTCCGTAAATTAACGAAAGACTTATTATATCGTGACCAATGGTTATCCAATATGCGTTGTAGGCAGTCAATCCTGCTCCAAACATTGCTCCTACAAATATTACCAACGACCGTAAGAACGTGTTAATAAGCAGATTGGATGTAGGAAATTTTAGGATATCCATTTAATAATGGACAAAAAGATAATTCAATTTGCATTCGGAGTTATAAATCAAGTAAAGCTGTATCATTGGGCTACCAGAGGGTATTCCGTTCATAAAGCACTTGACGACCTTCATGAAAAATTAAGCGACAATTTTGATAAACTTGTTGAAGTTTATCTGGGTTCGTCAGGACCTGTTGGTAAATGGAGTGTTTCAACAACTTCAGATACAAATGTAGAACGTATTGTTCCTTTTCTAAAAGAAGTTAGACGGTCATTTCAAAAGTTGAAAAGTTCCGTTAAAATGGCCGATATTCAGAATATTATCGATGAAATAACCGCAGATATAGACCAGACTCTATATTTGCTTCGTTTGTCCTAAACACAGCGCGGTCGACTTTGTCTGAAATATTTTTTTCTGGCAGTATATCATAAACACAAATGGGCGGTGGTCTTATGCAACTTGTATCGTATGGTGCGCAGGATATCTATATCTCGGGCAATCCCCAGATCACGTTCTGGAAGATTCTTTACAAGCGCCACACGAACTTTGCAGTAGAGTCGATTGAGGTAACGTTCAACGGCCAGGCTGACTTTAACAAACGTGTAACGGCTGTAATTAACCGTAACGCCGATCTCATGTACAAGACGTATATTCAGGTTGTGCTTCCCCAGATTGATCTTACGGCAACCACGGGTACGTTTGGTGCCCAAGTTGGAGGTTCTGGTGGTGGTTTCCGCTGGCTCAGCTACATTGGTCACCGCCTTATCAAGCAGGTCGAGCTTGAGATCGGTGGTCAGCGCATTGATCGCCAGTATGGTGACTGGATGCAGATCTGGACGCAGCTCTCGACGGATGCAGGTAACATCAAGGTGCTCGACTCGATCATTGGCCACACGCATGACCTTGTGCTGATGAAGCGTGGTACGGGTATTAATCTTGATGCCACGTGCTCGTCTTCGGAGACGACGATCTCGTGCGTACCTCGCAAAGGTACGCCTGCCAAGACGCTCTACATCCCTCTCCAGTTCTGGTTCTGCCGCAACCCTGGTGTCTCCATCCCTCTTATTGCCCTCCAGTACCACGAGGTCCGCATCAACGTCGACTTCGAGACGTGGCAGAACTGCCAGTACGCTGAGTCGCTTGTTGGTTCGCCAATGTCTGCGAGTGCCCAGTCGCTTGCGGCTGCCTCGATCTATGTTGACTACGTCTACCTCGATACGGAGGAACGGCGCCGTTTCGCCCAACAGAGCCACGAGTACCTGATTGAGCAGGTACAGTACACGGGTGCCGAGTCGATCACGTCTTCGTCGAACAAGATCCAGCTCAACTTTAACCACCCTGTAAAGGAGCTTCTCTGGGTTGTCCAGCGTGACTCGTTCGTTGACTGCTCGGTCAACTCGTGGGTTGCATCGGTTGGTGGTGCCCAGCCATTCAACTACTCGGATGATTTCTCGACGGAGGGTATCATCATGTCGCTCCTCTCGCAGGCCTCGGGTGGTGCGGGTGGTTCGACGCTGGCCCAGAGCTCGAGCGTTGATGCTGCTCTTGGCCAGGGCCCGACGGAGTCCACGACGATGATTGGTGCCGACTCGTACGACTCGACGGGTGCTCTTGAGTTCGACTCGGGTGTCAACTACCTCCTCGCCAAGGTCATCCTCCACTCGGATGTGCGCTGCGAGGGCAAGAACCCTGTTGAGGTCTGCAAGCTCCAGCTCAACGGCCAGGACCGCTTCACGGAGCGTGAGGGTTCGTACTTCGACAAGGTTCAGCCTTACCAACACCACAGCCGTTCGCCTTCGACGGGTATCAACGTTTACTCGTTCGCCCTTCGCCCCGAAGAGCACCAGCCTTCTGGCACGTGCAACTTCTCGCGTATCGACAAGGCCACGCTCCAGCTCACGGTTTCGCTCAACACGGTTACGGGTGCACGCACGGCCCAGGTCCGCGTGTATGCCCTCAACTACAACGTGCTTCGCGTAATGAGCGGTATGGGTGGTCTTGCGTACAGCAACTAGACGTTTACTTTGTGGATCTTTATACAATTTTCAATCAAAACTCAAGAAAAACACAAATGAGTTTACAAACGTAAGTTCATTTGTGATTAAAATATAAATGAATAACCTTCCTTGGAAGCACCTTGTTGCAAAAAAAGACCTTCCAGATATTTATGATGAAACAAAAAATAGATGTTCTATTTTTGAAACACGGAATGAAATGATAACTCATTTTGCAAGTAAAATTATTAAACCAGTTATTTTAGAAATTGGCGTGTTTCGAGGAGAATTTTTAGACTTTATTGTTCAAAATTGCGACGCTAGTTTAGTTGATGCAGTTGATTTATTTCAAGGTATTGCAGAGAGTGGAGATGTTGATGGAAATGACGTAATAAAGTATGATATAGGAAAAAGTTATTTAGAACTAACCGAAAAATACAAAGAGGATCCAAAAATAAAAATTACTAAATCTGAATCAAGTACTTTTTTGAAAAGTCAACCAGATAACTTTTATGATATAATTTATATTGATGGAGACCACACTTACAATGGTGTTAAAAATGATCTTTTACAATCATTTTTAAAAATTAAAAATGGAGGCTATATTATGGGACACGATTATGAATTAAATTTACGCAAGGCAAGAATCCATCATGTTTTTGGGGTAAAGAAAGCAGTCGATGAGTTTTGTAGTTCTTATAAGCAAACTCTTTTAGCAAAAGGATTGGATGGTTGTGTAAGTTATTGTATTAAAATAAACAAATTATAATAAATGAATTTAGTGTATTTTACAGTAGGATTTAATTCTGACTATATAAAACTTCTTTACCTTGCCATCAAATCATTACGTAAACGTAACGCAGTTGACGTAATGGTTATTTGCGACGAATCTCTTGTTGAACAATGCTCTAATTATTTGAAAGAATTTTCAGATATAAAGATTGTTCCTTGTGAAAATTCAACCGATGCACCTAATTCTTCAATGAAGAAACTTCAAATTTTCAAGTACGATTTAACAAAATATTCTAAAATTTTATTTCTAGATTCAGATATTTTGGTAGGAAGAACACTTGATTACTTTTTTGATGGAATAATTGAGAATAAATTATACGCTGGTGATGAAATAAATTATACAACTTTTAATTTGCATGAATTAAAGTATCATTCTTTTCTGAATTATACTGAAGAGAACTTATTATTCTTTAAAAAAAATCAAATCAAACCTTTTAATGCAGGATTTTTTGGATTCCTGAATAATTTAGAAATGAAAGAACATTTCGAAAACATTCTTGAAATGGTGAGAACTCATACAGGTCACTTTTATTACGAGCAATCGTTCATGAATGTTTACTTTAATTTGAGAAATTTAGCGGATACAAAATTAATAAATATTCAAAATTATAGACTCGGATTCTTACAACAAGAAATTTTTTATCTAAATTCACGATGGAAAAAAAGGTACGATAAAAATAAAATAGTTCATTTTGCGTATTGCAATGGATTTTTGCAAAAATTTAAGGGAATGAATAAATTTTGGGATTTATTTGTATAATAAGATAATGTATTCACTAAGAAATTGGCAAAAAATTGAAAAGAATCATGCAGAACTTATTGTGAATGCTTCTAAAACAGACGGTTCAGATTCGGAAGTACCTTTTCCAATTGGTTTGTGCTTTTTTTGGTATAACTCTATTTTTAAATCTTTTGTAAATGATCATTCTCGAACAGTTCTTTTTGCAATTAAACCCTGCAGTGACGTAAAAAGACGGTCACATCTTCCTGTAAATAGACATGCTATTGTTTCCAATGTTGAAAAAAACGGTATTAAAAACATAAATCTTTCAACTTCTGAATACTTTGCAGAAATTGGAAAGTACAAGTTTGTTATTTCTCCTGAAGGGAATGGTCTTGATTGTCATAGACATTATGAAGCATTGATGTTTGGATGCATTCCAATAATTGAACGAAATCCGCACATAGAAGAGAAGTATACAGGTTGTCCGATTCTGTGGACAACCGATTATTCTGAAATTACAATTCCGTATTTAGAAAAAGTTTATGCAGAAATGATCGATAAAGTGTATGATTTTTCAAGATTGTTTTTAACTTATTATTCTCCAGAACTTCAAAAGCAAATTAGAGAAAATTCTGAGTTCTGGAAACCTAAAATTAAAAGTATATCCAAATTTATAAATGGACGGTGGACGAAATAAAACTCGTAAAGTACAAAAATATGGAAGTCGTGCAAAAGTAATGCATGGAGGTGCTGAAAAAACTACGGGAGGTCTTACCAAAGATGATCTGATGTACAATGGAAAAGGTCGTATTGTTTCAAAGAAACGTCATGCGACGATGAAACAACGGCATTCAACTTACGGAGGAGAAGAAGAACAAGAATAATAATGCAAGGAGACTTTTCTAATTTGGGCTACAGTCCTCAGGAAAGACATGATCTTGGGTGGGGATATTATATGATGAATTGTGTTCCTGGATCATGGGAGGTGCTTAGACACCCTGATATCTCTCAAAATACTATTTTTACATGCTTTTCTCATCCTGATACATACATTGAATATACTATAAATGAAGTAGTATTTCACTTGAATGAGTATACTATAGGATTTGTAATGAAAACTATGGAAACTATTGCAAAACGTGGATGGGACGCATATAAACACGAACGTGAAATAACTTTTATTAAGCCAAATTAAATATGAAGTTCATTCATCTTGCAGATAAACCTTATACAAAATTTAATACTCCTAAATCACCACTTGGGACTATTAAACCAAAAGGTCTCTGGTTAGCTCCAAAAGGAGTGTGGGAAGAATATTCAAAGGTTGAACTTTCCAGACAACCACACAAATATATGTATGAATTTGATATTGATATGGATAAACTCATAATTTTGAAAACTTATAAGGATATTAAAAATTTCAACGATACTTACGGTATTGAAGTCGATGAATATGAAGATTTTTTTGTAGACTGGGATCGAGCAAAGAAGGAAACTGGTAAGTCTGGAGTATATGTAAAAAATGCCCAAATAAAACAAGCACGTCAAAAATTTATGTGGTACAACGCATTTGACATTGAGTCAATAGCTATTTGGAATAAGCATGCAATCAAGTCTTTTGAAGAATTAGCATTTTAAACGAATCTAACTACATTGGAAAAATGCCAGAGTACACTGTTGAAGCAAAGACTGTTCAAACAGGAGCCGTTCGGACTTTAACGGAAGCTCTCAAGTGTATTTTGGTAGAGATGAGCCTTATCTTTGATGCCGATGGGATCAGAATGGTGGCCATGGATAATACACGCACAGTTCTTGTCCATATGCGTTTGTATGCGGACAAGTTTGAAAAGTATGCTTACAACTACACATCTCCTAAATTTGTTATTGGTGTTAATACTGATCATCTTTATCGAATCATTCGTACAGCTACAAATGATGACACGATAACGTTTTATGTTGAGACGAGCGATCCTAATACACTTGGTATTTTGCTGGAAGACGGCGAGAAGAAGCAAGTAACTCGCTATAAACTTAATCTATTGGATCGCGATGAGCCAGATATTAATCTACCCGAAACTGAGTTTGCTGCGCATATCACGATGCCTTCGGTCGATTTCCAGAAGATTTGCCGTGACATGACTTTGCTTGGCTCAAAGACTGTTGAAATTAAAAATGTTGGGTCTACTCTGACCTTTGGATGCAAGGGTCACTTTGCGTCTCGAACTACGGTTATGGGAGATTCGGAGAACGAGTTCAGCATTCAAAAGAAAGAGTCTACTGAAATCGTCAGTGGAAACTTTTCCCTTCCCCATCTGGTTCTTTTCACCAAGTGCACCAATCTCTGCAATAATCTAGAAATCCATATGAAGAACGACTGGTTTCTGATGATTCGGTACGTGGTTGCGAATCTGGGCTCGATCCAGCTTTGTCTGATGCCTTGTTCGACATAAATTAAAAGTGAATATTATAAAGTTTGTAAATATTCACAGAAACTCTACTTGTAATCGATAATCCTAAACATAAAATAGCAACAGTCTCAATAATAATAATATTATTTATAAATGTATCTTCCGAAATTCCAAATAAATCATTAATAATCCCATAAAAGAACGGTGACTTATCACCATTAGTTAATTTATTTTCAGCCATTGTTACAACACAAACTTTCAGAAAAATATGCTGAAGCCATATAATAATTAAGCAAATAATACAAATAAGTTGAATCCAAAATGAAGGATAAAATGTATGGGATAAAAATATTAAAATAGCTATCGCCATTGCAATCATAACATGATATACTCCTAAAATATGTCCTAATAATACGGTATTTGCATTAACAATCCACCCATATAATAAAGTAATTGAATATATAAGTATTTTTTCTGAATATTTTATAATATAATTTTCTGAAACATTTAAGGTTATTTGCATTTGCATTTCTATCCGTAGTTATTTTTCTAATGTTCACGCAACAGAAGGTTATTAAACTTTAAAATAGTCAAATAAAAACAACGAAATGTAATTAGTTATCTCAAGTCCTAAAATTCCTACTAGAACAGTTTCTCCAATAATTAAGTAATTAAATGTTATTTCATGGTTTATTCCCGTTATTCCCTCCAGTAGTTTGTAATAAGGAAAAACTCCTGGCAGTAGTGTTTTTTCAGCAAGTATTAGAAAACATACATTCCATACAACATGGTGTAACCAAATAGAAGATATTATAATAAAAAGTAAAATTTTAAACCAAAGTAGTGGATAAATTGTATGAGAAATAACTACTGATACTATAAGAGCTATTCCCAGCATAAAATGATTTACTGCTAAAATATGAGCTAAAACTCCATCATCCTCACTTAACCATTTATAGAAAAATCTTAAAAGTTTTATAGAAAATGATTCAAATTTTCTAATAATAGATGAATCTGAAATATCCATTTATATTTAGCGATCTCTTACTCTGTTGGGAGTGTACGCGATTCCGTCGCCACCTTCTAGAAGTGCAATGTCTGAATTCAGGCACGTCACTTTATTTACAGTTGCTTTGGTGTTCCAGATCTTTATGATTGAGTTGGGACCTTTGGGTGAAATTGATACGCCTACTAGAGTGTTTGCAAAATCTGCTTTTAATAGTTCTTCTGCTGCACAGTTGACCACCATTTCTACAAACACATGTGTTGAGTCTGTAGAATTGATCTTTTTGGACCATGTCCCTCCGTCTGCATTTTCAGGAGATTCCCACATGGGTTTGTACCCTTCACGCATAAAGAAGTACATTCCCGAAATCAGCATTTCTGGAGTTATTTTTTCGAATATTGCCCAGAGGTGATAAGCGCATTTAATATCGCCTATGCGTACATAGCTTTCAAAGCGGTAATCCTTGTTTGCAGGATCGTGGAACCAGAGGATCCATGTATCCCTCAGAGGTATCAGCGATGCCTCCATTTTTATACTATTGTTGATACTCTCTAAAACGAATTCCGTTTTACACTAATCTTCACGAATATAAACAAGATGTCGGTAACTGCCCAGATGATTTACTCTGTGCGGTACCTACCTCACTCACTTCCTGAAACAATCTTGAAACGCTTGGCAATGTTGCCAGTCGTTCCTGCTCCATACAAAGCCTTTCGGGGCGGTGGTGGTGGCGCTAAGAAAGGTCTCGTAAGTGAGAACTGGCGGAAAGATGCTTATATGAATATCGTTCGTATGGTTCGCGAAAAAGGTGATCCTTATTACGAAGAAGTTAATAGCTGTCTCAATAAAATTGCCCAATCGTCTCTATTCAAATTGACAGATAAGATAATTGAAATTTTAGGAAAGAATGATGAGATGTTTCGTCTCCGTGTAATAACTTTGCTGTTCGATTTTGCGACTCGTAATGATATTTCAAGTACTCTGATGAGTCAGGTAGCAAAGCGTATCTGCGATGCAATTCCTGCAAGTTCCGAGGATATCGGTACACAAATTGATATGTTTCCTGAAATGTACAATATGGACAAGACAGTTACAATTGATTCAAAGGAAGATGATTTCAGCGATGCTCGATGCGAGTATGTTCGTCTGCGCAACCAGCGCAAAGAGTATGCCTCTTTCATGATTAAACTGGTCCGTGTAGGACTTGTAGATATGGCGGTGGCAGAAGAATGGGTTTCGAAAGTTCTCAATGATATTTCGGAAGTAGCCAAGATGCCAAAGTCTCCACAGACTGAGGAAAATATGTCCCAGCTTTCTGAGTTTCTATTTCAAGTTTCTACAAATTTGAATGCAGATATGGGAGAATTGAAGGTGCTTATTCGTACATCAATTGAATCGATTCTGAAGATTTCTCGTGGAGAACTTCCAAGCATGACCATGCGAACGAAGTTCAAGCTTGAGGATACCCTCAAGAAATGCGTTTAGGAACTTCGATGATAAAAGAAACGACAATATAAATGGCGGCACCCCCTGCAAGTGTTCTTGTTCGTGCAGCCCAAGTATCTATTGAACAGGATAAACCAATTTACCTTGATTATTATCAGGACAGCGTTGAAAAGAAATGCTGTATCGGAGTCCGTGAAACTGAAAAACTACTTGTCAAATCTGATAGCGAATATACATCCAGTATTGAATCTGTTTTTAAGTGTGAGACTTGCTATATTGTCATGACTGAAAATAGTCTTTATATTGTTTCAAATGAAATTCCAGTAAAGAAGATTCTGTCGTCTAAACAGGAGTAAGAAATGACATCAATGGAAAAACAGTTTCCACCGCCTCATTTTTTATTATTTGAACCTTTGAATGACATTGAAACTTCCAAAATCTGGAAAAAATATAGAGAAGAAAACGATCATCGTGCAGAATTTACAGAAATAGATGCCGCGGAGATAAATTCGGTAGATACCTTTTCTCCATGGTTTGATACATGGATATCACAATCTCCTTCTAAAAAATCTTCTTATGTAAAAATACTCCTGATTTATCATGCCGATTTTTTGACTTTTTCTTGTCAGCAAATGTTGCGTCGTTCTTTGGAACAGAGATCCTTCAAGTGCCGTGTTTGGTTTCACGTCGAAGATCCAACAGTTATTCAAGGAGCTATTCAGAGCAGGACCATCGTAAAACGAATTCCAACTTACGTGCATTCTCCTACAATAAAAGAACTATGAAGGTCGTAGCATTTACCGATGGTGCGTGCACAAACAATGGTAAGTCCAAAGCCCGTGCTGCATGGGCTGTATGGTTTCCAGATAATGAATCTATTTCAGTGGCAGACTTTGTTTCTTCTGAAGAGAATCAAACCAATCAACGGGCAGAACTTACTGCTATTCGAAATGCGGTAAAGATAGTTGAAAAGAACTTTTCAAGCGATACTGATTTGCAATTATTTACCGATTCACAGTATTCGAAAGATTGTTTGACAAAGTGGCTCCCTGCATGGGTGGCTAATGGATGGAAGACAAAGCAAGGAAAAGAAGTTTGCCATCGAGATTTAATTGAAGAGACTTCAAATATACTTTCTATGTTCAAATCGTATTTAATTACCCATGTGGAAGCACATACGGGAGGAGTTGACTATAATAGTCGTAATAATGCTATTGCAGATAAGATGGCTACTAAAGTTCTTTGTCCCGACGAAGAGGTTCGAGTAATTTCAAATAAGGAAGCACCTATTGAAGGTCTTCCAATTTCTCTGATGGGTCCTCCTGTATCTGATTCAATTCTTACAGAATGGTGCCGTTCTAACTTAAGTTTATTGGACCCCCAGGCTCTGAATGCTGCGCTGATTTCAGCGCTTTCAAAGACTGTGAAGAAAAAGGGATTCGATCTAGTCAAGCAGAAATTACACCGAACAACAAATTATCGCCTCGTAGCTTCTAATTTAATAACAGAAACCACTGTTATTACAAAGGAGGAGGAAGAATGAGCGCCGTAGCATATCATTTCTGGTCGCCTACATGTGCGCCATGCAATCACATTAAACCTGCAGTTCAAGATTTGAAAGAAGAATTTGATTCTGTTACATGGGTTTCTGTAAATATTGCTGAAGATAAAGTTACTACTGCAAAGTACGGTGTTAAAGCTGTGCCTACAATTGCAGTCGAATGGAATGGCCGTGTTGAAAAACACTCTGGAACTAATGTCGCAGGATACTATCGTATTCTACGTATGGCTACTCAGAAATAGTAGAAGTAATTAACTGACCATTTTTATACAAATCACAAACAAACTCATCCTTGTCGTCCATCTTACTAGATTGCTGGACGTCATCGGATTCCTTTTTTGCAGGGTCTTTTACTAAACTTTCTGGAGGATTTTTTCCAAACCCTCCCTTAAATGCAAGATTTGTGAAAGTTTCAGGCTCTTGGAAGTAAGGAAGTTGATTTCTATCCCAAGCCCAAATAAAGAAAAAGCCCGTAGTGCCTACCAGTACTCCGATGGCCAATGAACATAACATACCAATAATGTTTACAGAGCATTTTCCGTATTGAGCTTGAAGAGTTAGCAATAAAAATTGAAAAAGTATTATACCGATAGAGGCCCCGATCACCGTCCATGAATATTTATTCAATTGAAACCCATACCCGTTTGGGTTAGATTTATTCCCACCGTTAGTCCATAATGTCGACCAAAAATAGTAGATCAATACCGTGGCGGTAATAGCTATACCGTGTGACATGTATTTTACTTCACCGAAGACTACTGGAATGTCGCATATATACTTTCGTGCAACAGTTGCAGACTCCATTAATTTATGGACTTGTTATTTTATTTAGAACAGAGCTGTAGTTGCTTGTAGCACTTGATTCAAGTCCTGAAAATACCAATTTTTCAAAAGTACCTACAAGAAAGAAGGTTGGGATACTAAGTATCGTCGGAAACATGAAGGAAATATCAAGAAGAAGAACAAACAAAATAGGTCCGAGCCATATCAGTGCTAAAGGTAAATATGCTACAAAAATAGAAGTTAATACTCCACTTGATCTAGAAAGAAAAGATAGTTCTGTGAGAGTAACTTTACCACTTGCATTTTTTGCAGCAATCGTGTACATAGCTACAATAAATATACCTATTGCAATAACAACCATCACGATTGTAGCTACTTCAATTCCACTAGATGGAGATAGAGATCCAGCTGGAATTGACCCACTACCACTCATAATAAATAATGCAATAGTACCAATACTTCCAAGAACACCGAGTATCATCCAAATCGTACCAGTCTCCATACTATTGTTTAATTAGAAGATACAAAATACCAGCGAAATACAAATGAGCATCTTTACTTCCAGTTCTTCATGGGGAGGCAATTGTTCATCTACAAATCAGAGCCCAATTAACCTTTCACAATCTTCGGCAAAACCGTGCGATCTTTTGTGCGAATTAGTATTTGATGATGCATACATTCCCAGTGCGTATGTTAGTGTAAGTAATGAAGGGCTTGTGCTTCAGAGTACAGCAGGTCTCGGTTCTTGCAAATTTAATGGAGAAGGTTATACGTGTCAATACATTCTTGTAAATCATCCAAGTCATCATACGATTGAAAATATTCAGGCAGATGCAGAAGTAATTGCAATTTTCAAATCTGGATCTAAAGTTCTTTGCGTAAGTTCTCTTGTTCGAGTGAATCCTGCACAAACTACGTCTACTCATTTTTTCAATTCATTTATCCCTTATTCGAACTCATCTGCAGAAGGCACTGCCGTAAACATGGGAGATAATTGGGGTCTTTTTATGATGGTTCCTCCAAATGGATCTTATTTTGTTTACGACGGTTCTTTGCCAGTACCTAACTGCGATTCTGCAAAATGCATTGTTTTTAAAACCATGATCAATATTGATTCTAATGACTTTGCACTTCTTGTTAAAAATGTAACGCCTGGATCTCGCCCTATTCAAGGTGTTGGAGATCGAGAGGTTTTTTTCAATGATACCGAGCAGTTGCCAGGAGGACCAATTCCTCACGATAACAAAACTTATATGCGATGCAAACGTTCTCCGCGAAAAGGAGGTGATGTCAAGAAAGTTACCCAAGTAGATCTTTCTGGAGAAAAATCTAAAAAAACTCCTAGTACTCTAGGTCATGTACATAAATTTGTCAGCGATCAAATTGCTACAAATGGTGTTATCAGCTTTTTAGACGGTGTTATCATGATAGCTTCATTTATAGTTTCTGTTTATATTGCATACATGTACAATGATCAATTTTCATTTTTTATGGGATTAAATGGATTGACTCAGAGACTTGCCGCATGGATTCGATCCTTTGTAGTTAAAAATGTTCCTACAAATATTGTTACATCGTCTTCTTCAATTATTCCTCCTAAGTCGGTCTAGTAATGGTTAAAATCATCCCAATCGCTTTCGCTTTCTTTAGACTTCTTAGAGCCCTTTGATTTGGTGATCCATCCATCTTCGCTTACTGCTCCTGCAGAAGGGTTTTCCTCTTTCATTTCAGGAAATTCTTTCTTGAGACTCCTGAAAGAAGACTCTACAGATTTTTCATAAACAGGTTTCTGTTCTTTTTCAACAACTTCACCATCTTTTGGTAATGTTATTCTAGAAACATATGTCGGTCCCGTTCTTGCTGGTGCTCCTGCACCTGCTCCTGCAAGTGCTGGAAATTCACCAGTAATTTTAACAGGTGCATCCTTCCGCTTGTGTGGAGGAATGTACGACGACATCTTATTAAGATGACTAAATAATTTACCATTAAATTCGTTTTGAAAATGGACTTAGTGCTTTCAGGTATTGAATTATAAAATGGTTCTAGGAGTTAATATACTTCCCACTGGAAGCGTTAATGAAGTTTCAATTCCTGCAAAAACAACAGATGTTCTTGAATGGATCCGAAAGAAATACAAGAATCCCGAATTTCAGTTTCAGGGAAAGATTCAGAACCCTACCGACGAAACTCAGTGGTTGAGTATCTTTGCATGTCCTAATGAAGATGATGAAAATGTAAATACACATATGTTACCTGCCCCTTTTGATGAGGAAGTGTATTCTGGAAACATTATTATTCTTTGTACTAAATCCGAACAGCAAGATAATTATGATCCAAATATTTCTCAGTATATCAACTTGAAAGTAACTGAATATGAGTCTCTTCACCAGGAATGGACATTTGCAGATGAAGAGGAAGAAGAAGATTTTGAACAAGAAGAGGAAGAAGAAGAAGAGGAAGAAGAGGAAGAGGAAAAGATTGTACCAGAATATGAACCAAGACCTATTCAGGTACAATGTAAAAATGTATTTGTTCCAACTCCAATTCGTGACAAAGTAGTTGAAAATTATACGGAGCTCATTGAAAACAAACAACTTGCACAAGAACTTGAAGATTGTCTACTTCATTTTATCAGCGATAAAGCTTTGAAAGATGGGATAGATATTGATTGGAGTAATAAGGTATTCTGGAACAATTATCGTAACCAAGCAGTATCTTTATATGAAAACCTTCAGGGAGATAAGTCTTATGTATCCAATGAAATGAATTGGCTAGAAAAATTAAAAAATGGTGAAATTACTCCAAAACAATTGGTTGAACTGACTCCATCTGTACTCTGTCCCGCTAGATGGCAGAAGCATATTGAGAGCATTCTTGAATCAGATAAGAAATTGTACTCTCACAAGAAAGCTACTGCAGCAGTAATGTACTGTTCTAGTTGCAAGAAGAAATCTAACTGCGATTACTATCTTCTACAGACTCGGTCTGCGGATGAACCGATGACAACATTTGTGACTTGTCTGGAGTGCGATCGCCGTTGGAAGTTTTGATAGATTTAGTTTGAATAGTATTTGGCGGAATAACTACAGTTATTTGATCAGTTCTTCCTGGCGTTCTGTACATTGGATCTAATAAAGAATCAGTTGCTTTATCACCTTTTGCTGTAGCGAATGGAGAATCTACATCGCCAGGATACACATAAATTGGATGAAGCCCGTTTGTAATTTCAGGTTTTGTTACTTCGGGAGTAGTTTTCTCGAACTTATTTTTAAATAAGTGTATTATATCGTCTGGAATTTGGGGACATGTTTCTTGTAATCGCTGAGTTTCATCGCGTATGATTTTTAACATATCTTTTGCATTCATTCGTTCAGATCTCGGAAGAGCAAGTTCTACCAAAATAAACTTGTAAACTTTCTTGTAGGTTATTGTTGCAATTCTGTGTGACTCTGCACGTTTAGCCCATGCAAAGAAGCTTGAAATAGTGCCAAGCAAGCCTACAGTGAGTGTTGTAGTTCCAATAACTAAATTTGCAATTGTTGAATTGGTTATGAGAGCAGTTGTTCCAATAGACGCAGATCCAGATAACGTAGCAAGAACAATCGATGGAATTGTTATATACGTATGACATGCTGTGTATTTTTTTTCAGCACGATCATGTAGCCATGAAAAACAGAGGCAACGTTCACCTTCGTCAGAAAGAATGCGTTCAAGCTGAGAATTCCAACTTACAGGTGTTTGGCCTTCTTCTTCCATTTATTGTAGGAGTGTTAAATAATGGTGTGGGTCTACAATGATCCGCTAACGCAGGATGAAAAAAGAGCTGCAGATTATCTGCAGAAACACCTTAAAAAAAGAGAATACATCGATAAAATCGTAAAAATTCTGAGTCTTTTTAATTATCTTAAATCCAAAAGGTTCAGAAATTCTAACGAACTAAGAAACGATGTTCTTGCAGAAAAAGGAAAGCCTTTATTTGACGAAGTAACGGCTTCTAAAGTTTACAAAGCTCTTTATAAAAAACGAGGAGGGTCTAATGAATATGCGTTTACTGAAAGTTTGATACGTGGAATGGGAACTTATTTAAAAGGCTACGATCGTATCGGAATTTCATGGGTTATCGACAAAGGTCTTTTCATTGCAACTTTACCTGTTAAAGGCCTTAAAGCTTTAGTTGGCGAGGGTATTTATGATCTGGCATCTGGAGCTACTCACGGACTTGTTGAAACTGGAGTATCGGGAGTAAATGGAGTTGCTGAAACAGTTGGGGGACCAATTGGTCTTGCAGTCGTCGCATTATTTACTGCTATCGCCGCTGCAGTGGGAGCATGTCTTGCAATTGCCGAAGGAGCTTTTGCGCAAGCATTTGTGCACTTCATTAACTTTATTCCAGGTATTGGTCCTGCACTAGTAAAAGGTATAAATAAAGTTGAAAATATGGCAAAAATTGTAGATAAAGATCGGGATCAAATATCAAAGATTCCATTTGTTGGAGAGTCAGTTGTATCTGCGGTTCCAAATAGCAGGATTGCAAATCAGGTACTTTCAGAACCAACGGGTGGTAAACGATTTTCTGTGCGCAGACGTATAAGAACTAAATGGCCGAAGACGCAACGGCAACGGTTCGCCAGACACTAAAGGATTGGATTTCTTTAGACGATGAGGAGCGTCAACTAAAACAAAAAATTAAGGAAATCAAAGAGCAAAAAACGCTTCATTCCGAAAATATCCTCAAATTCATGCGTGAGAACTCTGTCGACAACTTTGCTCTTGAAGGAACTGGTCTTGGAAACATTTCACGAAGCGTTCGTACATCTCGCCCTGGTCTCAAACGTTCCCAAATTCGTACCCAACTTCTTCTTACCTTTGCAGATCAGCCTCAGCGTGTAGCCGAAGCTTTGCGTGCAATTGAAGGTATTCCTGAAGGTTCTGACGATATGAGTGTTGGCGGTACTCAGCGTGAGTTATTAGTTCGACGAATTCCTAAGAAGTAAAAATCTGATAAGTTTATTACCAGACGTTGCTCTACTCGCGGAAGAGCCTAGTTATTACATCATCGTAGCAACCCTTCTTCAACTTTTCAGCAACTTCATCAGCAAAAGCTTTTAGTTTCTCTTGCTGAGCTTTGAGGGTCAACAACGTCTCGACGCTTCTTCCATACTCCAAGACCTCTGCAACAGCAGGAGGACGTTCGCCAGGGAAGGCACTGAAGTTGATGAACAGCATTGCCTCAAACCGAAGACTGTCGTACGGAGCTATACAGCTTATGTACACCTTGTCTTCTGGAAATCGGCCAACGCTCAATATGATTTTGCCAATTGAGGCAGAAATCTCACGTCTTTCTTTATCAGAGGACATCTTTCTCGGTGGTTGGGTTTTCGTAATAAATACTTTACTGGAAAAAATCCATTTTTATTGTAAAAACATACGAGTTTTAATCGTATGTAACATAAATGCACTCTATCTTTTGATCGAGAACTTCAATCGTTCTTGTGTAAGCATAAGTTTGTCTTCTGATTATTCTTTCTATATCACTAGCAAGCTCTGGAGTAAGAAGCTTCTCAGCTTCTAATTCGGCGATCGCTTTTAGCATAGCCGTTTCAGCAATTGTTTTCAGTCTCACCAGTTTCGCTATGACAGCGTCTTTCTCGGCTCGCTTGGCTGCCAGTTCGGCATAACGCTTCTCCATGTAATCGGACATTCTCAACTTAAAGTCTGTCTTATATTGTCTGGTTTTTGTAATCGATATTTCACTGAAAAGATTCCATTTTCACGATAGCATCTTTTGCTGCCAGTTGTTCGGCTTGTTTTTTAGTCGGACCTGTACCCGTTCCCATTTGTTTTCCATCAATACCTACGACCGCAACTTTATACGAACTCAAAGATCCCGAAATAACAATGTAGGTAGGAGTTGTGTGATACTTAGACTGATATACTTTTTGCAGTTGCTCTTTAAAGTTGCGGTTATTCATCAGAATACGGGGGATATCAATGTACGTTTCAACCAGACAAATTATGAACGAATATACAGAAGGAAAGTCCCCTGACTGCAACCACAGAGCTCCAATAAACGCTTCTAGGATATCTCCTAGTTTCTTGGAGTTTTTTCTGCCATCACAAATATCTTCATTGTGTCTCGAAATTATGTAAAACTTATCCAGACCTATTTTTTGACTGAGAGAACCTAGCATTTCATTACACACAATTTCCTTTTTAAGATCAGTCATGAAGCCTTCGTTCTCTGTAGGGAATCGTTTCATAATGTATGTAGAAACGCATGCGCCCAGAATAGAATCACCTAGGTGTTCAAGCCTCTCATATGAATGGTCAAATAACGCAAGACAGTCGGCTGGTTTAGGAGCCAAGGATGCAGATTCTCCCGTTGGACTTGTATACTCTGTACGCTTCACATACGAAGAATGAACCATTGCCATTTGGAACAGTTCAGTATCGTTGACTTCAAATGGGCACTTATGCTTCTCGAGAATAGCACAAATATCTTTTTTTGCAAACAGACGATTTTTTGGATTGAAGGGATTGTAGACTGCCATTTATTATTTACGATGTTTACGTTGTTTACGTGCTTTCCGTCGAGTTCGTTTTCCACCTTGTGTATGGAGAGTTTCTTTAACTGCTAGATCAAGCTTATTCCAGCTATTTAAAAATTTTGTTTTATCTTCGGGACTCAATTTTCCCAAATTTTGACGAAAAACATTATCTATAGTTTCTTCATTATCTTCAACCAATTTTATCAATTTATCTTTCACTAAGCCTATTAGTGCATTTGTAGACAAGAAATTCATCCTTAGTTTATTAAACTATTATTTCTTCACAACGCGCTCAATACCATATTCTTCTGAAACCAACATCGGTTTCATTGTTTCGCAGATGAATTCGTAGCACTCATCTGCGCTCGGTTTGTCACTTCCTTCATAGTATGACTCCAATAATTGCTTGAGCAAGCCTTTGGAAAGACTCCAGGGTTTATTCCACTTTGTTGGTCGCAATATACGAATATAAGAACCATCTGCCGAAATTTGAATCTTTTCATGATTTTTGAACTCTTCAGTGCTCATAATTTCAATCACATTCATTTCTGCATCAGCCTGTTGTTTTCGAAGTTCCTGAATTTCCGAATTTTTCTCGCGAAGCTTATCATTTATATCACAGTAAGCTTTAACACGACTCTTGAGATCAGGAACCGACATTTTTTACATCTTTAGTCGCACAATAAGAATATCCGTTTTACAGTAAGGATGTTCTTCAATGGACAACAAGTTGAAAACTTGAGACAAGTATACAATTCTGAACACCGTAAAGATACACCTATTCCACAAGGAGGTGCCGAAAATGTCTGGAAAGAGATTCAAGTTCGAATGAGGAGACAGTGTGACCGAGGTAATGCAGAATGTATTATTACGTCCATGATATCTCGCCCAACTGCTCCTGACTCCTGGAAAACAAAACCCGATGAATGGCTTTCTTCTGACGATATTGATGCAATTGAAAAACAGTATGCCCGTATTTTTAAAAACTATTACTATGTGGGAACCGTTCCGATTGATTTTGGAAAAAAATCCAAAACAGGCGAATGCCTTGTTGATTCACTTTGTTCACTCGATATTACCGCTTTGTACAAAAAAGGATATACGCAAATAGGAATTGTTTTCAATACCGACAAAAGCACTGGTCCTGGAAAACACTGGATTGCTCTATTCTGCGACATTCGGCCAGAACTTGAGTTTCCACGAATAACATACTTTGACTCTTACGCAAATAAACCAGAGAAAGAAATACAAGTTCTTATGAACAGATGGAAAGAACAATGGGATGCTACTGGAACACATACAAAACCTATGCAGAAAACATATAATAAAACAAGACATCAGCGACAAGACTCAGAATGTGGGATGTACTGTTTGTACTTTCATCTTTGTTGCCTTGTGGGAATACCTATGGACAAACGTATCCCTGATGAAGTTGTAAGAGGTTTTCGAGGAGTTTTATACCAATTAAAGTAAATGGGCGCACGTGAATATATATGGATGATTGGTGCGATTGGTGGAATTATTTTAGTAGGTTGGGCTATTGCTAGCGCTATAAAATCATGGACTAATGTATAATGGAAGCTACTCCTTCTTTTTCTACACCAAACTTTATGACTATTATCACTGTTATTGGTGCAATAGTACTTATGGGTCTAGTTGCTTACGGAGGTTATAAATTATTTGCACCTTCAAAAACACAGGCTCTTGGAAAAGCAAAATCAACATTTAATGCTTACCAAAGTGTTACCAAACTTGCACCTCTAGGATGTCCTCAGAAATATAGATTGTGTGATTTTTATGTTGCTTCATCTGGATATTCTCTGTTTCCAGGATCTCAAATTTATGACTATATTACTGATCAAGTAATTCCTCTTTTAATGAAAGCGGGTCCTCGACTAGTTGAACTGGATATTTATGCAGATTCGGATAGCAAACCAGTAGTTGGATTAAAGAATCAGAAACTTGGAACTGATTATGCTTACAACACCGTTTCTCTCGACGCTTGCTGTGTAGCGATTGCGAATAATGCTTTCAATACAGTGTCATCTCCTGTCAGTAGCGATCCATTTATTCTTAGCCTTGTTTTTCATACCGACAAGACAGATGTAATAAATGCTTGTGCAGAAATTTTGAAAACTACCTGCCGACCTTATCTTCTGGATTCTACATACAGCTATTCTCGTAAGAATTTAGTAGTTGAACCTATTTGCAATCTCCAGCGCAAGATTATAGTAGTTTCGGGCGGTCCGATGAAAGGTACTTTAATGGAAGAGCTTGTCAACATTTCGTGGTCAACCTCACATTTGCGTCGACTCACCTATACTCAAGCATCTCAGCCTCACGACAAGGATGAACTTATTAACCATAATCGCAATGGTATTACTATGGTAGTTCCTGATATTGGAACAGATTTAGTTAACACGAATCCTCAAATACTTCTTTCCTATGGATGTCAGTGGATTCTTATGAACTATGGGTCAGTTGATAGCGCTATGGAGAACTATATTGGCGAGTTTCAAGAAAACAGCATTGTTCTTAAACCCGTTGCGTTACGAGCTCTCGCCCCCAAGAAATTCAAGACTCCAACACTCCCAGACCCAAGCGTTTCCTTTCAACCTATGCAGAAAATTTCGCCAATTTATAACGTCACCGTATAAATTCAATTCTCAGCTACTAATAAAAATGGCAAACGCATGGCTTGCACACGTTAAGCGCACGATGAAAGCTCACAAGGGCCAGAAGTTCAGTGCAATCCTGAAGCTTGCAAAGAAGTCGTACAAGAAACACCGTGGTGGCGAAGATCGTGATAGTGATAGTGGTAAAATGTCAAAAGACAGTTCTTCTGACCTTGCAAAAGAAGTAAAAAAAGTAGACGCTGACGGTGCATCAGATGGCGCTGCCGTACCTGCCGTAAAGGGCGGTCGTCGTCGTCGCTCGTCTCGTCGTACGCGCCGTCACCGTCGCCGTTAGAGAAAAAAAGAGATTACATTAAGTAAATAACATGGGTGGAGGTTTGCTTCAACTTGTAGCTTATGGTGCTCAGGATGCATACCTATCTGGAAATCCTCAAATTACTTTCTGGAAAGGACTCTTTAAGCGCCACACGAACTTCGCCATGGAACCATTTCGCGTGAATTTTAATGGCCAAGCGTCGTGGGGCACCAAGCATTCGGCCATTCTAGGTCGCCATGCTGACCTGCTGTACACAACGTACCTTGAAGTCGTTCTCGCTGCAGGAACTTATAACAACGATCAAACTCGTCTAGGATACAATCTTATCCGCTACGTTGAGCTGGATATTGGTGGGCAAGTTATTGATCGGCAGTACGGTGAGTGGATGTACCTCTGGGATGCACTCACGAGCGATGCCCCTCAGCAAGATAAGTTTCTTAAAATGGTAGGTGGGGAACTTGCAGCTGGTTCTGTCGCTGTCACTGGTCAAACACTCTGCAATGCTGGAAATGGTCGCCCATCTCTTCCAACGATCCTGTACGTTCCTCTCTTTTTCTTCTACACCCGTAACCCTGGCGCAGCACTCCCCCTCATTGCTCTTCAGTACCACGAAGTCAAGATTACTTTGCAGTGGAACGATGCTACCGCAATTGCAGGTAATTTTGTGACTGGTGCAAAGAGTCTTCCTCAACCTGTTCAGGCTGCAATTTATATTGACTATATTTACCTCGATACGGAGGAACGCCGTCGGATGGCCCAGCAGTCGCACGAGTACCTAATTGAGCAGACGCAGTTCAACGAGGACAAGGGTATTTCTTCGTACTCGAATCGTATTGACTTGACGTTCAACCACCCCGTAAAAGAACTTGTCTGGGTCGTTCAGCCAACGTATTACACGAACTGTTCTCTTGCAGCTTCAAAAAGTCTTACCCGTCTTCAGCCTTTTACGTATAACGGTAGCACTTCTCAAACGGGTGGTTCGTTTATCGGTACAGCTGTTTACGAACAGTGGATCCAGTTCAACGGCCAAGATCGTCTCGACAAACGTTATGGCGACTATTTCTGCAAACCCCAGCAGTCTCAGCACCATACTGGGTTTGGATACACGCTTTCTACGAACAAACAGCCCAACATCTACATGTACTCGTTTGCCCTGCGCCCAGAAGAGCACCAGCCGTCGGGAACGTGCAACTTCTCGCGCATTGATACGGCCACGGTTGTTCTTAACATGAGCGGTGCTGCGCTTGTTGATCCCGACAATGATGATACGTGGGATATTCGCGTGTATGCGGTTAACTACAACATCCTGCGCATCATGAGCGGTATGGGTGGTCTTGCGTACAGCAACTAGACGTTTACAACAATGGTTAATATTATTATAAAATGACAGATACGTGTCCTGTGTGTCTTGACGATATGGATATGAAATCTTTTGAAGATGAACGAAACTCAACTGAAACTTGTGTGAAACTCGATTGCAAACATGCATTTCACACAAGGTGTATTATAGCTTGCCTTTCCACTGCAGATAAAAAGTGCCCTCAATGCAACACTCCAAAAACATTTGAAGAAGAAGTAACTAGCGAAGGTCTCATAAAAATGTGTGTTCGAAGATTTAAAAAACAACCAGAAGTTAAATCTTTATTGCAAGAAATGAATTTTGCTAAAAAGGAATTATCTGGAACTTTGAAAGTTCTTCGAGAAGAGGTAAGAAAGTTTATTAAGGAGAAGGTCAAAGAACTTAATATGGCTCCTCAGAGAAAATACTTTATTCGGTGCCTTCACAAAATGCGAAAACTTATTAAAGATGAAGCTACGAGACTTGGACCTATGTATGTCGGAGTAATTGAGAACGACAGAGGTTGGAGATCTAGGTATGGAGGCAGTTCAGTAGAACGAATGATTTATGGTTGCAATACATGGTCGTTTTACCGTCTCAAGAATCCTTACCTCCGCATGAAACTTTTTTAATTTTGGAGAAGTTTTATCATATTTAGAACAGTTATCTGTGCAACTCGGTAAGCATACATATTTGGATGATCTTTGTTAGATTCTGATAATTTAATAGCTGCTGCTAGAGTCATGAATTTTTTCCCAACCCATGCGTCACCTTCAGTACTTGTTGGAGTAACAAACTCTTCAACTTCGCCCAACATTAAATGAATTTTTTCTCCACGAAACTTTTTATATCTTTCTTGGCTTTTAGGAGTAGTTGCCCATTCAGGAAACCAATCCCAATACACGGTACAGATTCTTTTCATGTTTTTTATTTTAGCCCCAACTTCTTCTAAACATTCACGTTTAGCTCCTTGAATAGGAGTCTCTCCTTCATCTATTCCTCCACCAGGTAAATTCAGATAATCGGTATTTGTTTTAGGATTATGACCTAACCGACCAACAAGCTTTCCATCGTATATGAGAAAACAATCACTTGTTTCTCGATAAGGTAAATTTTGACGACTCATATTTGTATAAAATTAGTTTTATTTTTCAATACTAATCTTCTTCAGTTTCTCGAGATACAATATAGCATCCATCAATTCTTCTTGCATATGCTGAACCCACTGCAAAAAATTCAAATCTGTTCTATCCAAATTTGTTCCATATTTCTTTTGTCCAAATTCCGACCTTTGCTTAAAACTTGCAATCACTGAAGCAACGATGGAATCTTCCATTTTACTCTGGTGAATTTATTGTATTAAAATGTCATCATGCTAATATCCTCATCATCTTCTTTGGAAGCAATTAATTTATTTACTTCTTCGAGCTGGTCTTCAATCGGCGGAGGAACCTCTTCATCACCATCAGGAAATTTAGTTTCATCAATAAGAACTTCTACAAGTCCTGTTCCGCAAGGAGGTTTCTGACCGAACATGATGTTGGCTGACACACCTTTCATGTTATCAATTTCTCCCAGAATAGCCGCATTAAACAGATGCTTCGCAGTCTCTTCGAATGAAGATTTTGCCAGGACACCGTTCTCAGTATTTTTGCTCATACCATTGCGATCAACTTTTAGAAGGAATCCAGGATAGGTCATTGAATCTACAAGCATCATCATGTGGTGGTAATCAATCGGCGTATCTTCAAATACCATACCAAATTCATCGAACAAAGCTACACGCGCAGCCTCAATTCCAAACACGTCAAGAACTTCGTGAATATCGTTCGAAAATGACCGTGTAGAATCGAGTCCTTCGATCATTCCAAGTTCAAGAAGGTTAGCTCCTTCAATATCCAGAACCCACTGTTCCACAGGTTTGTACCCTCCTGTCATCTCGTCGTATATGATTTCACTTTTGTGGAGTCTGGGATAAATACGCCCCGAACCTTCAAGGCCTGACAGAACTGTATCCAAAAGTTTATCTTCAATAAATCGAAGCGAAAGAGCGTTTTTAACGACATCTTTGGGGAACGAGATTCGCAGAACAAGTTTATCGGGACTGTTCGTATTGCTCGGAATACATTCAAATACTTTTAGAACTCGGTTATTATTGATCTTTGCAGCAATCATCGGCATATCAACAACATTGTTATGTGCAGCCATTTCCATCCGATCAAGTTCCAGTCGCATAATCCACGGCGATGCGCAGGATGCATGAGTACTGGATACAGAAAATTTTGCGTAGGTTTGCAGTATTTCACGGTCTTCATCTACAGAAGTGCTACCAAGAAGGTAATCGGAATCGTAATATATGCGAACAGATTTCGTGATATCTCGGAGTGTAGTCTTTTGCATAGAAGCTCGTTTCTTCATCGTTTCATCAGAAGAACTGGAAATTTTGGAATCCATATAAACTATATTCATAGGAGTTTTAGGGTTCTTAGTAACTTCTAGAAGTTCGCGAATTCGAGGCACACCTGAGGTAGCATTCGCTTTCTCGCTTCCTGCATTGTGGAACGTGTTAAGGGTAAGCTGGGTCGTCGGCTCTCCGACAGACTGTGCTCCAAGAGTTCCAACCATTTCTCCAGGATGAACTGCAGACTTAACTGTTCGGAAATGAACTTCTTTTAGCATCTCGTCAAACATATCTTTAGATAAACGCATATCAAGAATAACTTTCTTCGGAGCAAAGAAGAATCGCATAGCAATTTGCATTAGCTTGTTGTGAACAATCCAGCTTTGCGTGAAAGATTTATTAAGTTCTGAAACAACATATTCGGGCGTCAAGTCGGTCTTTACAGAATAAGGGTTTTTGTACTTGCTAACAATTCGATTGAAATTTACTGGAAGTTTAATTTTATCTATCTTTTTGTATCGAATAACATCTTTTACAATAACTTTACGATCTTCCAGAATTTGATCTACTAGATCTTCAATCTTATCAAGATCGCCTTTAACAACGCTTGATAGATCGTCCTTTGTCAGAGCAAAATCACGATAAATATCTTCAAGACTCATTAGACCAAGATTCATTTTAACATTTTCAACACAGATAGTGTCGGCACCATCTCCGCCATAATGATACTGAACAATAGCTCCATTTACATTTCGAACAGTTCCGTCATATGCAACATGGATATCCTCCATAGTCTTGACAAGTTTGCGCTGAATGTATCCTGAATCTGCGGTCTTTACTGCCGTATCAATAATACCTTCTCGGCCACCCATTGCGTGGAAGAAGAACTCGGCGGGGCGAATTCCGTTAATGAAGCTATTTTCTACAAAACCACGAGATTCTGCACCATCATCAAATTTGGGAAAGTGTGGAAGTGTGCGATAATTCATGCCGTACTGAATTCGTTTACCGCCAACGCTCTGCTGTCCAACGCAAGATATCATCTGGGCAAGATTTAGTTCACCGCCTTTTGATCCAGAATCTACCATTTGAAGCATTCGATTCGATGGGAGAAGAGAATTTTTAGTATCGTCTTTGATTTTTGAAAATATGTCAGTGCTTAGAACTTTCATGATCTTATTTTCCAATTCTTCTCCATCTGTTTTACCACTTGTGTTTGTAAATGTTCCAGAATGAACTGAGCTCATGATTGCAGAAAGATCAGTTCTTCCTTTCTGGAAAATATCTTGTATAACTACTTCAGTTTTTTCATCAAGAATAAGATCGGAAGTACCAACTGAGAATCCATAAAATAAATTGAACTTAGTTATAATATTCTGAATATCATTGATGTATTGTCCTGCTTGAGTCGGACCAAATTCGTTGTAAATGTGGTGAACAATATCTTTCGAAGAACCACCTTTGATAATTCCCTTAACAAATTGGCCATTCAAAATTTTAACACTTCCGTCCATATTCATCAGTGGAAGAGAGCTAGATACGATTTCCTTTCCAGTGTAAGGACCGTCTTTGCGTTTGTAACCTCCAAGAGGCTTCTTGGTACGAGCAAGAATATTCATAGCTACATGTTCAGGAACTTTCACAAAATCTTGTGTTATGCGGTAAGCTCCCGTTAAGCTATCTTGGAAAATCGCAATGATCGGAGATGAGTTTTTTGGTGAAATTATTTGTCGAAGTACGCTAGCCAAGTACTTGATTTCTGTAGCGGCGGCAATACTCTGTGGCACATGCATATTCATTTCATCGCCGTCGAAGTCTGCGTTATAAGGCTTGGTTGCGCTTACATTCAGTCGGAATGTGGATACGGGGAGAACTTTCACACGATGGCATTCCATGGAAGCCTTGTGCAGAGAAGGCTGGCGATTAAAGAGAACAACATCTCCATCAATCAAGTGACGATTAACAATATCGCCAGGATTCAGGTCAATCATTTCAGTATTGAATCGCAGGCTGAGGGATCGCGAATCGTTCTTTAGAACGACTGATTTTGCACCAGGGTACTTTGATACTCCGTTACGCACATGTACCATCAGGCGATCACGATTATAGATAGTGACAATTTCTGGAAAGGTAAGATTTTCTGCAATTTCTTGAGGAACTCCGAGCTCATCTAGATCAATATTTGGGTCAGGCGTAATGACAGAACGAGCCGAAAAGTCTACTCGCTTACCCATCAAGTTTCCGCGCACACGGCCCGTTTTTGCACCCATACGTGCTTTGAGAGTACGCAGTGGACGCCCTGACCGCTGAGCTGCAGGAGCAAGTCCCTTGATGTTGTTATCGACATAAGTAGCCACATAGTACTGCAATAAAGATGTAGCGTGTTCAATAACTTCTGCTGACTCTCCCTTATCAATTAAATCACGAAGACGCTTATTGCTTCGGACAATTGAAATCAGAACGTGCGTCAAATCATCTTCCATGGTTTGCTTATCGTCCATCACAACTGAAGGGCGTACCGTGAGAGGCGGGACAGCCAGAACAGTACAAATCATCCAATCGGGCCGAGAAAATTTAGGATTGAATCCCAGCTTTTCAACATTGCGATCGGTGATTCTCTGAAACGCACGTAGAAGCATTTCAGCGTGCAAAACAATCATATCATCGGAATCTCCAGTAATTTTTGCACGAAGAGTTGCAACAGTTCCTTCCTGCTTTTCAATCTTTTTAATTATGGCAGTACCACAGTGTCGGCAGGCTTTTGAGGTCTTCTTATCTTCCTTGAATTTTGCAGTAATTTCTCGAAGCTGGTTGAATCTGTCGAATCCAGTACTGGTCTTTTCAACGGCATCAACATCTTCATCGGGAATATAGAAATTTGAACAGTTGAGACATACTAGCATTGCAATTTTCTGAATCATGTCAATGAATTGATATAGATAAACAGGCCTGGCCATCGTGATATGACCAAAATGGCCAGGACATTCAATATTCGTGTGCTTGCATGTGGGACAAATCTTTCCATGATCAATTACTCCGAATCGTGGATCGAAAACTCCACCTGCTACTGCAATTTCTCCACTCTGATGGGCTTTATCGGTAATGACTTCAACAACACTCCTGCGTCGGATTTCATCTGGGTTGGCAATGCCAAACTGGACTCCGATAATTCTGTCCCCCATTCTTATAGTATCTCTGTATTGTCTTTAGACCGTTCCGTTTTTTATGAAGTTATACACAAATGCAAAATATTCCAAATGGAGGAAGACCTATTCGTTTCATACGTCTTGGGAGACCCATCATTCAGCAACCACAAGTTTCTAAACCAGTGGAATCTTACCAAGAAGTACAAATTCCAGAAATTCCATCAGATAAAAGATAATGGTAAAAAAAGGAGGAGGACCTATTGGAGAAATACTTGGAACTGGAATAAGTATGGGTACATCTTACTATGCCTACAAAAACTCCGATAGTTTTGCGGGATTTTTGTGGCTTCGTTTTAAGTACGGACTTATGTTTCTTCTTTTTGTAGGGGCGATTATAGGTATACCTATTCTTCTTTTTCTTATATTTGCAAAGAAAAGCCCCTTGAAGAATTCACCTCCTGCTCAGAATCCTACTGTCCCCGTGCAACCTTCAAAGTGAGTTCCCAGAAAGGATCGTCATTCAATAATTCTCTAACCATTTCTTTATCGTAATCTTCTTCAAGTTTCGAAGCCCACATTTCAAACTGCGGACCCATTCGTTGCTTGAATTTTCCCTTATCTTTGATCTTCATGAAATGCAATTCCTGGAAAATTCGATCGCAGAACGATTTAATATCTTGTCGTTCTTCGAACTGATCCATCCAATTACGTACTGCCGAATACCACTCCTCCATTATTTAACAAACCATTATTATAATATGGCTGCCTCTCCTATTGCAGAACCTCCTTTAGGTCCGCCTCCTGCCCCTCTTCCTGTAGAACCTCCTTTAGGTCCGCCTGCTCTTATTGCAGTACCTCCTTTAGGTCCGCCTGCTCCTTTAGGTCCGCCTCCTTCTATTGCAGAAGCTAAAATAGTTAGAGATAGTATATCCCATCGCATTAGGGTCCAAATGTCTTATCCTACAAGAATTATTAATACACGTAATGATGGTAAAGATGAAATTATAGGTAGTGGTATAAGCGTAGCATATAGATGCTACGAAGCATATGTAGGTAAAATAAATCCTACAGAAAAGCCACTACCGTGCTTATCGGAAGATTTATTTGTGACAAATTTGATTCTTATTGATAATGAAGTAATAGAAGATTCATTTAAATATTTTCTACTATTTGAATTTTTTGGCAAACGGAAAGCGGCTGTTGCGATTGAAAAACTGAATGAAAAAGCTGGAAGAGGTGATGACCCATATACACCACTTTATAAAAAATTTATAATAGATGAGTTAGATAACAATCTTAAGAGACTTAACATCCTCGAAAAAGCTGTAAAAGAATGTAAAACACCTTTTTTATATGTACCAATTACAAATGTAAGTATTAATTTTGATGCCACTAAGGTGAGGGAGGTCGAGATGGTTAAATTACATGCAAATGGTATTTTAGTTGGAAAAGATGGGAGACTTATTAGAATTGAGCCTCAAAACTATGATTATACTGATGGTGATCTTGGTAAAATTATTCAGCGTAATATGAATGGACTTGCAGAAGCCATTGCATACCATATAAATGGACATATTATGCCTAAAATGGTTCCGATTCATATAGTTTGCCCTCAAGCACTTATAAATACAGAAGAAGAAGAAGAAAAAGACCTTAATTGTTTATTTTGGACCTTTTTTATTTATACAAAAATCTTAGACTTGGGATTTGATAAAGATCCAAACGAAGCTGTTGCAGAATATTCGAGTATGCCACCCGAAGAACTTAGAAAAATAATACATAATTTTAAAATTAAATTATTTACAGAAATTATTCCAACAGGTCTTGAGATTTTAGGATGGAAATGGCCTGCTTTTGAAGAACTTCAAGAATTGAGTAAAGGATTTACTATTGGTGCTTCTCGTAAAACAAGAAAAAATAAACGTAAACATAAAATGAGTCTCAAACTTAAAACAATCCGCAAATCTAAAAAAGCAACAAAGAAGTACGATGCGGTTTTTGAAACTGACGGGCGTGAGAAAACAGTTTCATTTGGCGCTGCAGGAATGTCGGATTTTACCAAGCATAAAGATGAAACACGTAAACAGCGATACATTAAACGCCATTCTAATGGTCGTGAAAGTTGGGATAAGCCAGATACAGCAGGTGCACTCAGCCGATGGATTCTGTGGAACAAAACTGGTTTCCGTGCATCAGTTGCCGATTACAAGAAACGCTTCAATCTTTGATTCCAATAACATTGCTTAGCGTGAAAGGTTCAGTACGACCGCTTTCTAGATAAGTTCGAGCATTTCGGTTAAAAAGAATCACGTAAAAGTATACAACTGTTCCTATTACCAGAGAGTACCAGAGTTCCATTTATTAAACAATATGAATGATTACCAATAAATTAAACGTTAAATATAATGGCTTCTGCTCCTCCTCCAGATCTTGCTAGACAACGTGCAGAGATGGAAGCTCAGGATGATTTTGACCGTACGAAAGGTCCAGATTCTCTATTAAGAAAAATGTTTGGAGAGTTTGCATCACACAATTGCGATGAATTAGAATATGTTGATGGTACGACATTAGTTATGTTTATTCTTGAAAATATGTATTCTGAACCCGCAAGTCCATTGCCTATTTGCATGGCCAAAACTATAAATATGTCTTATCTTTATCCCAGAGATAGTGGAGGAAATATTGACTACCTTGCTGGAATATTTGATGCAAGTATTTTAAGAGAAAGAATAGCCCGACTTAAGACACTTGGAATTAAAAGCTATCTACCTGATGCTACTATAGAAGAATGGGTAAAAATATATTTAGATGATAACGAAACTGCATTTGATTTAAATAGAAAAAGATTCCAAGAATGTAAATTTCCGTATATTTTTGTCCCATTAACACTTAGATCATTTGCAGACCATACACGTCCCCATATATCGGGACATCAGAACGGTATTCTGATTGGAAAAAATGGTACAGTTTTCAGAATAGAACCAGACAATAGAATTGAATATGCAATTGATGATAAAGTTAATGCAGGAATACTTGAAATTGCAGAAAAAATAGGATTAAAATCTCCGAGGCTTATTCCAATACAGCAAGTATGTCCCCAGGCAATAGTAAAAGATTCTAATTGTATTTTTTGGACTATTTTTATGTGTAACGAAATTATTAAAAATGTGTTTAAGTATCCAAATCCGAACGATCTTATAAAAATATATAGTTCAAAGCCTAAAGAAGAACTCGAAAAAATAATTAAAGACTTTAAAGTTGAATTAGTCAGAAAAATTATTCCAGAAGGATTGAAAAAACTAGGTTGTGGTTGGTCTGAATTTGGAAGATTTAATAGCCTTTTTCCAGGCTACGTTGGTGGAAAAAGACGTGCCAGAAAAACAAAAAAGAAACGGCATCATAAAAGACGAAACAAAAAATCCTCAAAGAAGTGAGCTGTACCAATAAATTAAACGTCAAATATAATGGCAGGATCTGAAATTATAAGTCCTAAACTTAATTCATATCTTCCACCAGAATTAGCTCAACAAAAATTCTACCGTTTAATGAGTGGAAGACCTGTATCATTTTTAAAACCAGAAAAACCAGCTGAAATATCGCATTTAGACCAATCAACTATTGATTTTACGATTTTAGTAGGTAACCCTGAATCTTATTTCTATAATATTCCATCATATAATATTACTTTAATGGATGCTCCATCTATAGTTTTAAAACTTATACAAGGTTTGAATGAAGAAACAACACTGCCGTTTTGTAGCGATATTGCAATACATATGATTTATGGTATTAAAATTAATGAGCCATCTGTAGTAGATATGTCACCATTATTTAGTGGAATTACAGATTCTACCATCTTTAATAGTGTTTATTCAAGATTGCTTAATCCAGAATTGAAACACGCACTTTTACTTCAACCTATGTCTAATGTTGATACTGTTAGACATTATATAACAAAAGATTTGGATATTAATAAATATAGTTTTTCAAAATTTAAACAGCATTTTGAGGAATGCCCTTATCCATATTTTTATTTACCAGTATACTTAACAGCGTATATTCTTCAACCACCCTATTACGAAGTCGGACATATGAATGGAATATTGATTAATAAGGAAAACGGAACATTACTTCGAATTGAACCTGCTTTTAATCCTGATACATATAAATCTACAAACGAAGAAAAAATTAAAGAAAGTATTATAGATATTGCTAAAAAAATAGGTGTTGAAAATCCTAAATTTTTTGAAATGACAGAAGCATGTCCTCAATATAAAATTAATGGTGATATGAACTGTGTATTTTGGTCATTATTTATTTCTAGTAAAATTATAAATAATATTGACAAATCTTTAAATCCAAATGATGTTATTAAATTTTTTTTCTCAAAACCTGCACCTGAATTGCAAAATGATATAGTTCAATTTAAAAAACAATTATTCGATACAATTATTCCAAGAGGTGTCGAAAAATTAAATATTTTATGGCCAGAATGGGAAAATTTTAATAGAAGATTTAAAGACTATAATGGATCTTCTAGAAAAACAAAGAAAAGGAAACTTCATCGCAAAAAAAATAAAAAACGTAAGAGGAGAACGTTAAGAAAGAAGTGAGCTGTACCAATAAATTAAACGTCAAATATAATGAGTGGACCTCCATTAGTAAGAGCTGTATCTGGTTCACCTGCTGCTTATAGTTCTGAACCTTATATACCTGGTCCATCCTCAATAAGTGAAGGGTTTGATAAAATTATAATGTTATTCAGCATTCCTACATCTGTTGTTATGCCTGGTGGAACCATATCGCACTATACAGATGGATCATCTATAGCTATGATTTTTTATGAAATGTATTTAGGTATTGCTTCGGCTCATCCTGAACCTCCAAAAATAAAATTATGTAGTACTAGTACAGTTTATTTAACTAATAAAATTTATATTACACAAAAAAAAGTCTTATATTATTATACTCCTCCACAAGGTCAGTTTTCAGATATAGATATCGATGAATTTAACGCCAACATTGATATATTAAGAACAGATGTTAAAAAAAAATTTGACCTGGATAGTAGTGTTTTGAACGACTTTATAAATTTTCGAAAATTAAATAAAAACCTCTCTAAAAATGGAGAAACAATTTCTGGAATCAAAGAAAGATTAAAATCATGTCCATTCAATATGATTTATGTTCCATTAACTTTAATCAATCTTAATATGTCGGTTACTTACATACCTGATCATGCAAATGCACTTTTAATAGGGAAGAATGGAGATTTTATTATTGTTGAACCTGAAAAAAACACTGAAAAAAGTATTGCAGTAGAACCTCACATTAGAGAAGCTATAATAAAACTCGTAAAAAAGGTAATTGATGACGATAAAATCGTACCAAGAGAACTAGTTATAGAGGACAGCTGTCCTCAAGGAATAATTAATAAGGATGCTCATAAACTTGTAAGACCAGATGAAAATTGCATTTTTTGGTCGATGTTTTTAACAATTGAAATTATTAAAAATAGTGATGGGATCGTTGACCAGGCTAGTCTCAATAAAATTATTAACTATTATTCTAAGCTTAATCGAGGAACCTTACAAAAATTAATATATGATTTTAAAATAAACCTAATAACACAAGTTATTCCACAAGTTCTTTCTAAGTCAAAAGTAGCATGGCCTGATTTTCAAAAAATTTATGACGAACATTTTACACCAGAAAAATTAGTTGCAGGACGTCGTAAAACAAGAAAAAATAAGAAAAGAACATTAAGAAAGAAACGAAAATCTTCAAAGAAGTGAGCTGTACGCAATCTTTTGTGTTCGTCGATTATCTCGGTCTTTCGTATACGTTCCCATCTTTGTGCGTCGACATGTTTTACCTTTGTAAGTCTTTCTAGTACATCCACTCGTGTAATATCGAACTCTTGCTACATACCCTTTGTAAGTAGGCAGTTCAGATCCTGCTGTTCTAGAAAGTTCAGAGAGCAAACCGTACATCCACTTCATGTACCGTTTGCGACTCTCCAAATGCACACCACCTGTTTTTTCCAAATATTTCTGAAAGGTCTTTCGAAGCTTTTCGAAAGGGTATGCTTCTGCAAGATTCTTCATGAATTCACGCTGAAGACTCATATCTTCTGGCTCGGGCTTTTCGGGGAAATTGGCGGATACACAAAAAAGAAAGTCACGGCCTGGGACTTGAGTGGGTTTTAGGTTAGAATACCTTTGCTTAACATCTTCGAAGCTTGGATCTTGGCCAGGATCAACGACAAGAGGATCTCCACGGCACTGCGTACGTAGTTTGTTATTCACCATATTGTGAATTTCGTAAAGCCACTTACCTGGATCTCCTCTGAGAGGATGCTTCTTTACAAACTCGGTTGTACTGGCTCGGCAAAACTTGCACGGCAAAACTTCATTCATCTGAAGAAGTACTTTTTCGGGACTGGGCGATAAAAACGCAATCAAGTGAAATAACTGCCAGCCCGAAGGCCCCCAGTATCGGGTATCCATCTACTCTTTACCGCAAAAAGATTATATACTAAATACAAAACAATGGAAGGCAGTACGATGACTCTTGCTGTGGCATTTTATCTTGGTTATGCTCTATCTAGCTTTTTCGGAGCAATCACGCGTGACCTTGTAACACCAATTATCGCTGGAATCTTTCCAGGCGTAGAACAAGGTCTTGATAAAATAACAGTCAGCATCGGTCCTGTCAAACTTAATATTGGCGACGCAATTGGAGCTTCTCTAAACCTTGCAATTGCGTTCTTCGTGATTTCGATGACCCTTCCTTACATTCGCGCATATTCGCCAGTGGGTGGTCGGCGTTAAAAATCTAGCTCAATAACAAATGGCCAAACGTTCCCACACCAAGCGTCGCAAGTCTCGTCGTGGAGGAGCTATTGCAGATTATCTTCCCGAATTTCTAGGGGGGACGCCTAAAGCTCAAACAATGGGTGAAGCAGTAGTTCCTGCAGCAAGAGCTCCTCTGAATGGTATGGATGCTGCAGCACAAAGTAGTGCTCCTGATTTTGCAAATAGTCGTGCTTCGAGTGCCCTTGGAATGCCTGCTCTTGGTGCTGGAGAAACATCCACTGGCGGTCGTCGGCGCCGTTCGCGTAAGACCCGTCGTCGCCGCCGAGGAGGTAAGTATTATTAGTTATACTAAATAATGGCAGTAGCAGGAAGAACTGAATTTTCTCCGTATTTTCGACTGTTCTTGTTTGATCAAGCAAGGCATCGTGCAATTTCGGCAGTAGGGATTAATATTCCAGAAGAATTACTACGAAGAGCAAAGGAAGTACCTAGAGGACCTGGAACAGTTGGACGGGGACTATGCGGAGCATTTGATGAGGACTATGAGGAAGGTGATGTTATTGATCCTAGAAGTTTGTACCCAGCTGAAACAGAAGACGGAAGATTTTTAAGTCTCCATTACATTGTGTATGATGAAGGGAACGATGCAATAGGAATTCCCGCTTGCGGAGTGATTGGTTATGCAAATGTATTGATACCGAATCCAATTGAAAGGGCGATATATGAATACCATGTCGATAGATCCTTAGTGCCGAAATATAAGGCGTTAATTGGGTATACCGCGTGGACCTGTTCGTTTACATTTTCAAGCGATCCAATCGCACTCCCAGACGGGAGCACAATGCCACTGAGAGATATGATTGCAGCTAAATCTCGAATAACAAATTCTGGAGTTAATGTAGGAAAATATATCAAAAAAATTATTATGGAACTATTAGCTCAACAATATAGTGCGAGTCATGGCGTGAATCAAGTTGTTCTTTGGGGAAATAGCATTGCAGAAGCGATGCTCGCCCATATTAAAAATGGAATGTTTCCAGTTTCCAGTAGTCCAACATTATTTAGGGATATAGATCCTACAGGGAATTACTTGAATCGATATATAACTCGCGCTAATAATCAAGGGGTTTACACAAATTTCGATAAAGTCCCAGAAGACGCCGAAGAAGAGGGTCGGTATGTATATATTGCCTACCCACCGATTGCAATGGGTGGACGTAGATCGAATAAAACTGCAATACGCCGCCGTCGCCGACGCGGTGGAACTCGCAAGATGAAAGGTTGCCGTGGAGGTAAGTATTATTAGCTGAATCGTTCACTAAACAACTCTAATAGTTCATGAATTTCCATATCTTTATGAACTTTTACAAAATTCATATCTTTATCCACAATAAACTTCTTCATAATGTTTGTATCAAAAACATGAGCTTTAATTTCTTTTTTTCCTTCTAGGTGCGATCTGGAAACACGATGGTACCCATCTACTATTCTGTTTTTGTATATTATTATTGGATAACTTAGATCAGCACTTTTGATTCTTTTTGCATCTTCGCTGTACTTTTTCAAGTTCATATTTTCAAGAACAGTTTTTGGAGAAACGTCCCATACGACTTCATCTAATTGAGGAACAAGTTCTTCTACTTCAATTAGCTTAACGGGATATTTGTGCATATTTAAAAATGCAATCATCATGTCAACACTATAAATATTTTTTCCGTCATGATATGTTGTAAAGCTTGGCATTCAGTTAATATTTGTCAAGAATTAATCAAGCTTGAAAGTCAGCCATCCGCCACGAGTATACTTGCCGAACTTGGCTTCGACCTTTTTCTCCATATCTGCAGGAGAGAGAGTTCGTTGCTCGTTCTCGTCTTTCCACGTCTTGAATGCTCGGCGCAGTGTAGGCTTGTCAACGGGCATAACTTCATCGCCTTCTGCAATAGAAGCCAATTTCTCTGAAACAAATTTGTTAATTCCATCATTCTCGTTGCGGTACTCAGACGTATATTCAAGTACCTTATCGGGCGTCGAAAGTTTACGGTAACCATTACCCTCTTTCAAAACATGAACTAGATACGCTAGAAACGGTGTTGCCCACTCTTTTGAATTCACTGCAAATTGAATAGATTCGTCCATTGGGTACTCGTTCTGTGCACTGGGTACTGGAACGAACTTTGAAACAAAGTTAATTACTACAAGTCGTCGCCATGTACCTCCATCTGTCGTATTGATTTTCGGCTTGTCATTGCAAGCCAAGTGAAACTTTGCTTGAACCTCGAACTCTGTGCCTGACTTGAATAGATCACGAGCATACATCTTTTCTCCCGAAGTAATTTCTTTCATGAGACCCGTGTTCAAAGCAATCGATTCATCGGGTTCCTGCATGGTTACGAAACGACGACCCTTGAGCCGAATGACTTCTGGGGCTGCGCTCCCTGATCCTTTACGTTTCTGCGTAAACAGAGAAATTGGAACCGTGCACGCATAATCTCCAAGCGCCGTGGAAGTCAAATTCATAATCATTGATTTGCCGTTAGATCCTGAGCCTGTCAAAATATGAAACTTCTGGGCAGTATTGCCACCCATGAGGTTTGTGGAAAGGTGGCGTATAAAGTACTCACGGACTTCGCGATCAGGAAGAACTTGGTTCATGAATGCTTCGACTTTCGGCCATTCTGGGAACGAATAGTATTCTTTCTCGGGGTCATAATCGATTCCTGTTGAGAATGAAAGGTAATCTTCTGGCTTTCCGTCCCTGAATTCAAAAGTTGATAAATCTAGAACGCCGTTGTTGAATGCAATAATATCTTTGTTGGAATCTACCTTTTTCGTAAACTCTTCGTCGAAGAAGAGCTCGCGACACTCTTTCATTACGTTATCTTTAAATTTGGTAGTCTTAAGTTTGGTATAGATAGCGTTCAAGCCCGTACGGACTTTTTCCAAATGACAGTACTCGCACGTCCCGCAATCTTTCTTATCTTCGCCAGAACAGGATGTAAGACCGCGATCGCTCATTTCATCTTGCATTATCTTGACTTTGTCGAAGAACACTGTTGCAATTTGCTTTGAAAGTTTCAGTTGCAGGTCTACACCTTTATCTGTTTCTCGCCAAATATGACCTGCCCAGCGGAACCAGACGTTCTTGCCAAAATCTGCACACTTGTACATGTCTCGAAACTTTGAGTAAATGACACATGCTACATCGTGCTCTGTTCCTGAGGTTGCAGCAAGAACAAGTCTATCTACATTTGAAGATTCAATTTCATTGTAGCCTTCGCGGTTATCTTCGCGAGACCAGTATCGGAGCGTTCCTTCTTGGATCTTTTCGCCGTCATTGCGATAGGTTATTGACTGCCATTTCTGAATACAATCTGCTTCGTTATATTTATCATCATCTTGAGCACTGAAATCTAGAAAGACATCCAGCAAATCAGGATGGATATTATATAGACAAATTGCTACTTTAAGCCAGGATTCATATCCGTCGGCTCTTTCCTTATTCAAATTCATAACGTGACCCTTGATGTAGTTCTTCCGATCAGCTTCTAGCGGAGGAATGATTATACGTCCATCGGGCGAGGAGCCTCGTGAATCTCTTGCATCTCCCCGCACAGCCCGACGTCCTCGCGAAGGAGTTACTGCACGACCACCAGAAATACGAGGATCTCCACCTACACCTTTAAGGCTATCATAAATTGCTTTTGCAGTTTCGGTCATTGGAGTCTCATCCTTTTCATCACGGCAAAGTGATAGCGTTCTCATAAGTGTGGTATCGACTGGTGGAAGATCGGTTACAATGGACGTCCCTCCTTCCGAATATTCTACAATGTAAGACATTAGGTAAGGAAGAGAATTAGGATCATTCTTGCGAGAACCGTAAACAGTCCAGGGACACGAACGATTTACGACGGCTTCGTCGTAGACCTTGTCCCATGATTCTGTGAGCGGAAGATCCTTGAAATAGTCTCCCATTGATTTGAGAAGATTGCGACGGGCTCGTTGTTCTACAAACTTGTGCGTGCAAACAGAAGGGACTACAATATGTATTCCTGACTTCATCTTGTTCTTCTTGGTATCGAGTGTCGGACGACGCTTTTCCATAATAAATAGTTCAACTTTCTCGGGTATTTGCAGGTATTGAGAAATTTCAGTCATGTAAGCTTTCACAAACGAACAAACTTGTTCGCGAGTGTGCTGGTGCTTGGAAACAGACCGTTCATAAATGAAATCAAAATCAATTCGGAGAGGACCAATATCTGTGGATTTTTCTACAATGTATTGTTTTTCTTGATCAATAATGGTCTCTACATATAGCTCATAAAATTTAGGAATATCATCTTCTCCAATGAAATATTTGCCACCTGCAAGAGACGTGTGCGTCCAGACTTCTTCAGACTGGTGTGCATCAAGAAACTCTCGCAGACTTCCCTTTGATGCCATTCCGTATGTTGAGGCAACATAACTTTCTGGCGAGCTGTCCGTTTTTAACGCACAATTCAATTATAATATGATATAAATTACAATTGTGTTATGGAATATGAGGTAAAAGTTTTAGACATTAATACAGATAGTGTCCGTAAAAAATTGACCTCTATTGGTTCTACAAAAATTCATGATGAAAAAATGTTCAAACGAAACGTTTTTTATTTATGCGACAAAACCAAAGAAGGATTTGCAAGAGTTAGAGATGAAGGCGCAAATGTTACTATGACTACAAAAGTTTATATTGATAAAGACTATCCTGAAGAAACTGAAGTATCTATTAATGAAGATTTTGAAAAAGCAAGTAAATTTATGGAAAGTATTGGTTTGGAGAAAAAATCTTTTCAAGAAACTATACGTGAAAAATACAGTCATCCACTAGCACATGAAATTACAATTGATAGTGTTCCAGGTATTCCTAGTTATATGGAAATAGATTGCAACAGCAAAGCTAATTTAGATAAATTAATAGAAATGTTAGAAGTAGATAAAACTAAAATACGTACAGGTGGATATGACAAACAATTTTTAGAATATTATGATATACCTAAATCTGAATTTCAAAAAACAAAATCTATTTCTTTTCGCAATGTTAAAAATGAAATTTTTCCGAAAAAAAATAAAGAAATTTTTGATAAAGTAGTAAGCTCGTATACTGAAAAATATTTGAAAAAAACTGAAGGTCCACTAAACGTCAGAAAAACAGTAAAACGTTGTCCAAAAGGAAACCGTAGGAATAAAAAAACAAATAAATGTGTTAAAAAATAAAACGGATTTTTTTAGTAAATAGCTTAATATCATTAACGAACATCGACATGGGTAATTGCAATTCTGCTCCGAGAGGAGAGGTGATGCCTATGTCTGCCGACGCACAAATTATCAAAAACATGTGCCCTAAGACCGCCTTAAAAGAGTTTTGCAAAGAACAGGGCATTAGAATGTCTGAATTTGATCCCGCTCAGCTAGCTTGGTACTACACCGTATGTAAGCGTGAAGCTGATCGTCAAATTAAAGAACTTTCTGAGCTCGAATCATTAGAACACATTTAAAACGGATTTTTTATGTATAGCACCCTATTTACCAACAAGATGTCAACTAAAGTGACAGTTTCGTTTTATGATGAGAAGGATCTGTATGATCTTCTCACCAAGGAACAGCTACTTCAGCACCGAAAGGATACGACTGAATTGCAAAAGAAAATTATAAAAATATTGGCCAAGCGTGTCGTCGAACTTGAGGAGGCAAAGAACTCTCCTCAGACTCCGATTGAGTACGAATACGGTTAGTAAAAACGAATTTTTATTTTCAGATGGTTTTATAGAAAAGATGTCATCAACTATGATTGACTTTCTTGAGATGGAAGTTGCAGACTTGAAGTCTCAGCTTGCATGGTATCGTGAAGAGAATAAAAAGTTGAGAACAGAAGTGCAGCGTAAAAATGCAGAGATGACCTCTCTTGAGTTACGCTCAGCCGAAATCATAAAAAACGCACATACCCTCCGAACAGAAGTTCGCGACGCATTTATCAGGAATGATAAATTATGGTAAAACGAATTTATAGGTTTTTTACTTGTAAGTATAAAGATGAAATTCTGTAAAGCTTGCAATAACATGCTCTACGGAATTGATGAAAAAGAGATTGACGGTAAAAAGATGGCCGTTCGTCTATGTTCTAAGTGTGATTACATGGAACCAATTGGAAAAGATAGTCCAGTTGTATATGAACATATTCTCAAGAAAGGTACTTCTACAAGTATGAGCATGAACCCTTATTTGAAACACGATCCTACTTTAATTCACCTCGATACAATGAAGTGCCGAAGTGATGACTGTTCTTCCAGGTCTGGAAAGCCATGGGACGTTGTTGCGGTAAAAACCGACGAGAAGAAACTTGTGTGGATGTACCAGTGTGTTAACTGTGGAGAGACGTGGGAGCAATCTTCCCGCGCTTATAGCAATGGAGAGGCGTAAATTCTGCGCATGCGTCAAAGCTGTCCGCAGAACCGTTAAATTAAATAAGAAATATGCTCAGACGAAAGAAGGAGCGGCAATTGCTATTTGCACAAAAGCCATCCTTTTTCCAAAAGGAAAGACTCTCAAAAAGTTTAATTGTTTAAAGAAGAAGGGAACATTTAAGACTCAGTCTCGCAAAGCGCTTTCCAGGCGACGGGAAAAAGTGGCTCAATAAGTTCTCCTAATTTTTGTGCATACGATTGAATCTCTTTTTGTGCAGAAGGATCGGTCCTCAAATGGTAAAGGCGCGCATACGCTGCCAAACTACCCGTTTCAATGAATTCAGTCATCATACTCTGTGGCAAAATACACCGTGCAATTTCGGGAGCAACATTGTTATGCAAAAGGCAATTATAGAGATCTGCCGATTTTTTAGTATGCTGTTCAATAAGCTTTTGAATAAACTCACAATCTTGAACTGGAGTATCCTTGCTTCCCTGCTTTACTTTAGGATCTTTCTCGCGAACATCTTCTAGTGAAGGAATCCAGAATTCAGGTTCTGAACTCACATACCTACGAGAAACCTCGTTGCGTGCAAACCCAATTTGGTGCCTGAACCATTCGCGTGCTACAAAAATAGGCATCTTCATTCTGAATCTAATTTGCGGGTGAAAGAAGGGAGAATTATGATTGTGCGAAGCTAGGTATTTAATAAGTTTTCCATCGGCTCCAGTAAATTCAGCTGATTCTTTTGCAAATGATACTCGTGCTGCATTTACAACTGTAAGATCATTACCGAATACTTCAAGTAGTTCTACCATTTGAAGTATTAGGTGCTGTTTATGAAAACGAATAATTGTTATTAAAATACCATAACCAAAAAATCAGATGGACAATTATACCCCAGATATCTTAAAGCAACGCTTTACTACATTCAAGGAGTACACGATATCACTTCAAACAATCATTGATCTGGGAGTTAAGGCGAGACGCCCAAATTTTCCAGAAGATATGAGCGAGAATATTATAAAATTTATAATTCAAAATAAATTGAATGATAAAAGTTCCAATTGGAATTGTGAAGGAGATTTAATATCTGAAAAAGAAGGAATTCAAGAATGCAAGTGTTTTACAAGTGCAGGCCCATCTTCCTTTTCGCCTAAATCAAAATGGGATGTAATTTACTTTCTCGACGCAACAAAGTGGCAAGATGATAAATTTATTCTTTACAGAGTCGCACTAAAAGCGGTGTCTGATGAATGGAAAAACATAAAGGTTAATAAAACCACAACATTTAATAGTCAATGTAAGCAGGGACGTCGTCCTCGCATTAATTGGAAATATTTGAAGCCTCAAATAGAGGATTTCTGTAGTGTTGTATATGAAGGTACATTTGAAGGAATATTTACTCCTCCTGCAAAAGAGGAATCAGCCGATTAGCTATGAGCTTTACCACTGGTAAAGATACAGCATTGCCTGCGAGCTTATACAAGTTCGTATCAGAAATTTTAGGAAGTTTATATGATTCAGGAAATCCCTGAAAGTTAAAGCATTCGCGAGGAGTAAGTTTTCTTATTCCTTTTTCATCCAGAATGATCGGAACATTATGCCCTCCTCCGCCCATATTTGCAGTCAGCGTGGGACACTCGGAACTTTTATTTTCGCGAACGTAAACACGTCTGTACTGGTAAACCTTACCTTTTTCTGTAACGCTTGAAGATACTAGAGGCCATGTTGAAGATTTTTCAGTATAGTAATATTTTGCAGGAATTTCAGAAGATTCTAGCATTTCAGTTACAAGATCTTTTTCGATTAGAGGAAAGTCTAAATTGAATTTTTCGTGAACGGCTGGATCTTTTATGCAGACTATGTATATCCGCTCACGGTGCTGAGGAATTCCTGTTATCTTAGAAGTATCAAGTACCTTTGTTTTTATGTGGTAGCCTCGTTTTTCCAATTCCGAAGTTATTATTTTGAATGTTCTCTTCTTATCATGTGTTACAAGATTTTTGACATTTTCAAGAACTATACACCGTGGACTATGATGATCAATTATTTTCAGCATTTTCCAGAACACATTTGATCTCTCATCTTCAAATCCTGCACGTGCTCCCGCTATGCTGAATGGTTGACAAGGAAATCCGCCAGTAAGAATATCGTGCGCTGGTATTTCAGAAACGTCCAGAGAATTTATATCTCCTAAAGTTAGTTTATGATCAAAGTTTTCGTCATAAATTACCTTTGAATGTTGAACCATATCGTTTGCGAATACACATTTTACCTTTCCTGTTTGTTCAAATGCAGATGTGAATGCTCCTGTTCCTGCAAACAAATCTATCATTCGAAGCATTTTAGTTGGTTATTTAATTGCCGAACAGTTAATTCGTTTTCTATTAAAACGAAAACCATATACATATTTAACCAGATAACAAACAAAGATGGAAGAGCTTCGCGAAAAGTCAACTCTCGATCACCCCGAAGTTCAAGCAGTTAGTCGTGAAGCTGTAAATTCTTCTTTGAAAGAAGAACGAGTTACTGAAAACAACTTCACAAAGTATGAAAAAGTTGTTATCATTGGTCAGCGTGTTCTGGCAATTGCACAGGGAGCAAAGCCTCTTGTTTCAATTGAAGGAATGAATACGTCGCACCCAGAATTTCTATGGAAAGTAGCTGAAAAGGAACTAGAAGAGGGTGTTCTAGCAGGCATGATCGTTCACCGTCAATTTCCTAATGGAAAGTCCGAATTCTGGGCTGCGTCAGAATTAAATATTAATTGGTGAAAACACCAACTGGTAACATCATCCACACATTTCTTGAAGAAGTTCAGCACTTGGAGGATGAATTAGAAGAGGGACATCTCCTGGCTGAAATAGCATATTAGGAGAATCGTGAGTAGCAGTACGATTAGCGAATTGAAGATCAATACTTTTTGCAGGATCAAATCGTGTTTGGTCGCGACCTGATTCGAGGAAAAGACGACGAGCATCAGAAGATACGTATGCCTTCCAGACGTCCTTGAGTAAATAGACTACAAGAACTACACTTGTTAGTGCACTATAAATCATATTTTTTACATAAAACCCTACGGGCACTAGAAGAAGAAGAAGCGTGGTCAGAGGGCGAGGAAGTTTGAGGAGAAGTTCCATAAGTGGAAACGAGAACTGTTTCATACATATCGTGAGAAGTATGAGTGCCGATACACCCAACGCAACTGTTGTGTCCATTATACTTTGCATAGAAAACGAATATACAAAGAATCAATCTCCTAATATAAAAATGATTATTCCAATTCAGTGCTTCAGTTGTGGAAACCCCTGGTTGGCGAGCCGTTATTTACGGTACCTGGAGCTTGTAAAGAAGTATCGCAAAGAAGAAGGAAAATCGGACGAAATTGAGTATCTTACTGCTTCAACAGTAAAATCCCCAGAAGGTAAGGCTATGGACGAAGTTAAGATTACGAGACAATGTTGCCGTCGCCATATTCTCAGCCACGTAGACTTACTTTAATAAAATCCTAGTTACACACAAATGTCCTATACGGAATATTTGCGACGAAAAGATGCAGCAACAATTAAGATTGTTAATACTCGTGAAAACACTGATGCATCTACCCATACTTGGAGAGTAAAAATGGCCTCATCGACCGTTTTTTTCCCAGATGGTTCTTCAGTTGGTGTTGTAAATCGTCCGCAAGATTTGAAAGATGACAAGCTTAAGCAAGTTGTTGCTTACAGGAAACCTTCGGGTGGATCAACTCCTGATGCAAGTCTTTTTTCTCAGTGTATGGCGGGACGTGCTCTTGCAGCATCTCTTACTCCTGCAAATGCCAAACCTTCTTCAAGAATTACAGTGGCTCCTTGTTGCGTAAATATTGTACCAACCGTTCCTGCTCTTACAGGAAGCGACTTTATTCGAGAACGCCTTGCATGCCAGGTAGCCGATGGAGAACCTCATTCGCTGTCTACAGTTACTCCTCCTGTCTTTGTAGATAATACCATTCGTCTCAGTGCTGGAATTGTTCCATGCGCTACAACTGCATCTCACATTGTGCATGATATCAAAGAACAAAAAGCATTCCCTCGTCACCCCGATCGTCCTTCGCAGGCTGGCGGGCAATATGCTCTGATTGGGGCGTCTACTACGAGCTATGACGATGCTCGTAAAGTAGGAACTGCTCTTCGCAATATTCCGTATGTTGAGAAACATCATGGTAATGACTTGAATGTGAACCCTAAACGTTTGTTTCGCCGTTACCAAATTCCTGCAGGATCCCCTGCTCATTTGAAAATCAACGAACCTACTCACTATCCTGTCGCTTAAGCTTATTGCAAATATATTAACAAATGCTATACATATGTACAGACTTAACTCAAATGAAAACATTTTCCGAAAAATGGCGGTCAATGTTTCCTGATATGCTTTTTCTGGATCTTTCAAAACATCCTTCAGCAAGTTTAGCATCCGAATCTTCTGCAATTGTTTCACACCAATCTAACTGCTGTGTGTTTCTGGGCTATCTTGAGCCAGGCTGGATGATAGAACCTACTCATCAAGTTATATTGCGGAAGTTAATACGTAAATTCCCAGTAGCAATGGTTTCTTTTTACATGGATAGTCTTCCTTTTTCCTGGAAAAACGAAACGGAAGTGATCTACATGAGAAAGCCTTTAAATAGCAATGGAACCTCCGATTTTGTCGACGATGGTGGTTCTATACAAGGTAAACCTAAAGATTGACACGAACAAAATGGTTTCTGAATTACCTCTTGAGTTTCCAATTATAAAAATTGAAAAGCGTGGATTTGAAAAGAGAGGAGAGAGTAAGCGTGACAAGATTAAACGTCGTTCAAAGAAAGATTCTAGTCCAAGTACTACTGGATTCTGCCATAATTCCATCACCGTGGTTATTTTGAATAACGGTGATGGGATGCTCAAGGAAAAAGAAATTACAATAAAGATATTTCAGAATGGTATATTTCATTTAACAGGTGTTCTACACGACAATTATGATAAGTCATCGATACGTATTTTATTAGACTTTATTTGGAACAGATGCAAGCAGTGTTTGATCGATCCTCCTGCAGAATGTTCTATTATTGACAGACGTGTTGTTCTCATGAATTATACGACTGTTCTTAAAACTAGAGATACAGTAGCACGCGAATTACTTCATAATGCAATAAACTCGCTTGGGCGCGAAGATGTTGTAAGCCACTATGATCCTGACGTTTACCCTGGCGTCAAGATACGGATGGGGTCAAACAAATGGACCGCAAAGATATTCCGAACGGGAAAGATTATTCTGACAGGCATAACTTCCGCTGAAGAAACCGCTACGTTTGTGGAGGAGCTTGAGTCGTTGCTTGAGTCGGTGCTGCCATCAAAGTCCATGTCAAAACCCCCGTCAAAATTACTTGCCCTACTGTAAGAATAGTTAGAATCAATAACCAAATGTAAAGAGGATACGGTTCAACGTACTTAAGATACCAATTATTATAGATTGCGACGGCTCCTCCTAGAAAGACGAGAATGGCTCCTGCGCCGCCCCATATGATTCCGCTTACTCCTCCGTCCATGCTTCTTTGTTTTACGCGACCGTTTTTTACGTCCTCCGACTAACTTGGGACCTGCTCCTGAAAGTTTATCATACACTGCATTTGCTTTTAGTTGGTTGTGTGTATCAACGATATGCTTCATAACTCCACTGTGACTAACTCCACCAATACTGTTTGCAGTAGGGAGAGTACTTGGAGGAACGTTTGCAGGCTCTGATCCGCCCCGCATTTTACGACGTTTTCCTCCCTTTTGCCCTGCCCCCAAACTCTTGTAGGCAGCAGCTGCCTGTTTATGGCTTTCTACAGTTTTTGCAGTTGCCGCATTGATCAAGCCTCCCTCAACATTCTGAGCAGGTACTGTTTTTTGCGGAGGAAGACTTGATGCTATCAAAGCTCCATCTGCTCCAGCGCTAAATGAAGCCATCTTAATGTATTCTCCTAAAATAATAACATAAATGGAAGACTTTAACTTGACATCTACTCAAATCCAAGCTCACGTTCGTGATATGGATACAAGTATGCGTAAATATAAAGCTCTAAAACGATCTAATCCTGCAGAGTATCGTGGTAGAGTTGCAGAAGAAAACGAGCTTCTCTATAATCGCTTCCCGACGATTTTTGAAATGCACATTGAGGGGAAGCTTGACGATACGTTCTTTGAAATGCTGAAACTCAAACGCAAGATTGAAACGGGTGAAATGACAGAGTACGACGCTTCGGTTCTGATTGGTCAGAAACTGTTTGATCGGTACGTTGGTCCTGTTGTAAACAAGACTCCTGCACCTGCACCTGCTAAATCCTATGCCGAATATTATAAGGAGACAAATGAGTCGCGTGATGGTGATGAAAAAGACTAAAACGATAACTAGATATGATAACGTATCTAAGAGACCTTGTCCTCCAAAAGTATTGATTCTTTCTCTGTCGTATCAAAGGTACTGTAATCCTCCTCCGCCTCCTTGTCCGCCAATTACTCAGAACACAGTACTTGATGGAGGACTTCCAAGTACAAATTCCGAATGTATTATTAGCGGTGGTGATCCTGGAACTCAAGGAGGTACCGTGTTTGACGGCGGTAATCCCGCAAATGTCCAGTGCACGCCGATTACGTCTAACCAGGTTCTTGATGGTAACCGTTCTGACTTATACTGTGCTATCGACGGAGGTAATCCTACAACTCAAGGAGGTGATCGTATTGATGGCGGTAATCTTTAAAGTTTACACTTAATAACGTTGATATATAAAAACATTTACTAGCATTCAAAAGATGCCATAAACTGTGAGATACAGTATAATTAGTGTCATACTCTATTTTTAAGTTTATAATAAACATCGCACAATTTATAAAAAGAACTTTATATATCGCAGGCGTTTTATAAGTTAATTTTATGTCGTATAAAACCCATAGTACCGCAAAAAAATAATCAAATACATTAATGACTGTATTTGATTGTTCGTAGTAATGATACAGTATAGAAAATGTAGAAGATAAAATTATAATATTTATATATGAAAAAGCAGAAGATCTATAATATTTTTTGATCGGAATGATGCTAATAAAGTGTGGTAAAGTAGAAATAATTAAATACATCTTACATTAGATATCCCTACAATACCTAAACAGTCTTAGCACATTCCCGCATGAAAGTATTACGTAATTCTTCAATTATGAGACCCAGTTTATTCTGTCCACGCCATTTGGATTTCTTACGCGCTTTATCGGTATCTTGTGAGGTACCAATACCCCAGTAACTATCACGAGCATCTGCGAACCCAATTGGTCTATCACCAGTTTCCAGCAATTTGGCACGAATTTCTGGATGTTGAGTGAATTTGGCTCGCACGGCTTTTTCCATTATCGAATCTTGTTTTGGCTCCCAATCTTCTTCTTTCAGAGTAATCTTCTTCTCAAGTGCTTTCGCGGCTTTAGGAGTCGCAGCAGACATAATCTTTTCATACAAGTCATCGTTCTTTGCCTCTCGGGCTTTCATTGCAATATAGTAGTGTGTCACTGAAGGATATGTGGTTCCATCAATCTCCACAGACTTTTTGGCTGAATTGCTGAACATGTTGAATTCTCCGCCCGTTTCGTCTCCTACTGAAAATAGTACTGGATCAGGCTCTGCTTCCTCCAGCTTCAACTTCTTGCGTTTGAGTGCAGGTTTCTCTTCTGGTGGCGGTTCCAGCATATCGAGAGCCTTTGGTGGTTCGGCAGGTTCGGGTTTAACATCTTCTTCAATTTTCTCAACTACAGCTTCTGCCTTCTTCTCAGTTTTCTTGAAAGTGAAAGTTCGATTCAGAAATGAGTAGACTTGCTCTTCTGCAGAAAGAATGATCTTGGTTTGTTCACGATAAATATCCTGGAACATGCGCGACTCGTCAAGAACCCATCCTGCGTCTCCGAACATCTCGGTAAGTTTCTTGAAAGGAACTAAGTACTCACTCTGTGGCTCTACAAAACTTTCCATCATAACTTTAATTGAAAGACCGAACTCTTCAGTCCACGACTCACGATCCTCGTACTCTTTCAAGTATTCTCCTGCTACCTGGGAACCGTGTGCGAATATATGTTTCTTCTTTCCCATCAGTAATCCGTATACAGCTTCTCCGTCCAAACAAGTTCCAAAGAATGTACCTTTGCAGTGAGTATCCACATTCTTGATGAAACCTTTGAGTGTTTCTTCCGACTGACACGCATAGTGAATTGCAAACTGGCACGATGCAACATCAAATTCAGTAAGTCCTCGGAACTTCTCCAAATATTCAGTCGAAGGAGTTTCTGTCCCCATCAAAACAGGCATGTACTTATCGTCTTGCTCAAACAAAGGGACGGCTAGCATATTTCCTTCAATAAACAGCACATCAGGGATAAACTGGTGAGGAAACTTCTTCTTTTGCTGGAGGTATCGAACTGCAGCGCCTTTCTGGGGATTTGTTAGATTTGGAAGCGATAAGTCAAGACCTACAACTTTAGAAACCTTGTTTGATTGCCATCGTCCAAGATCTCCACCCATCCCAACGCCAAGCTCCAGAAGGGTATTTCCTTCTACCAGGACCTTATCGTAAATTATTCCCTTAACACGGTGACTGTGGAAATCGTACGCCTGCTTAAAAGCCCGTTCCGATCGAATAACATCGTCGCGATAATATCCATCATCGTCTTCATCTAGAGGTTTTTCGGATCCAGTAAGAAGCATATCCTCTGTAATGGGAAGGTGAATGGATGACCAAACTGATTCTGCGGTTAGGATATCGTTTCCATACATGTTATCTTTGAGAACACGGTACCGATGAGTTTTATCATAGCGTGTTCGCATAACAATCCACCTCTTCTTATCGATATCGTACGAGCATTCAATTATAGTATTATTCTCTACAGTCTTTCCTTCAGAATCAACAGCTACTTTCTTATCGTTTACTGGAATGTAGATCTTGTATGCATCTGGATCTGGAGGCGATTGCGGTTGGAATATTGCAGGAACGTAAAGTCTTTTTGTGAGATCAGAAAGAGACTCAGGAACAGCTGGCTCTACGTACTCACCCGTAATTGTTTCACGAGGATATAGGAAACGATTATTATCTGCAGTTCGACCTATAATAAGACTTCCCGTCTTTGCATTCTTGTCAAGAACAGGGTCATACATTACTTCGGGTTCCATTATCAGCAAGAAATCAATACTGTTCTGCGATGCAGGTTTCCATTTGTAAACTGCTGTCCATCGATCACCTTTTCGGTTCGCTGAAGGTGCTACGCCAGAACTTCGTGGCGTAAATATTAATCCGTCAGTTTCGTACTCAAACTCGGTATTCAGCAAACGATGAATTGATTCTTGCATGCTTACGCCATTTCCTGCAAGGAACATCTTGGTCTCTATTCTCAGAGGATTCAGACTTGACCGTGTCTCGAAATCAGTGCCTAAACTTTCTACAAATTTAGTTGCAATTCCAAGACGAGAACTGTGTGGGTTCTTTGTTATCTCCTCATCAGTTACCAGCAAAGGAAGACCCTTTACGTCTTTTGATTGGTATCGGTAAATGTCAAATATACAATAAAGATTTAGCTGTGGAATGTATTCGCCATCCATGAAATCTCCAACGTGTGAGTCATTTATAGCTTTAATTCCAGTCCAGCGAACTGTCTTCTTAGTGGAAATCATTAAAACCTTTTTATCGCGAGCCACATAAAGTCCCGTACGTTCTCCATCAGCCTTTACAGTTACAGTGTAGTCGGTATAAATATTGTTTGATTGGTCATTCAGCAAATGACGCCTTTCCATCGTTATTGGGTTAAAGAATGTGTTTGAAGAACTATCGAACTCACGAGAATACCTTTCAATGTCAGAGCACGGCAGGACAAACTCTGTCTGGTAGTACGATTGCAACAGTTTCATGATAATACTCATTAGATCCGTAACAATTACATCAGGTTCCAATTTAGTCTTTCGATTCACAAACTCGATCTCGAGTTCGTAAGAAGGTTGCTGATCTTTTACAAGACTTATGAGTCCAAACTTGGCATTCAGTGGTTTTGTTTTCACCATAGAAATATCAATCCTGAACAGTTCATTCGTAGTCTTGTACGACTTGCGATGAATGAATCGTACATGAGCTTTCGGATCTTCTGGGCTACCGACCCAATCCTTTCGGACTTCTTCTTCAGATCGGAGCGTAAACTTTGCAAATGCTTCTGCTGAATCAATTGTTGTTTTTCCTCCATCTGCAGTGTAAGGAATCTTTTTCTCAACAGTCAGGGGTATTTTAGAAAATGATCTCGACTTTATAACCTTATTTATGTTCTCAGGACCATTAACTACCACTCGATTATCGCCAAATGCGAAGGTCATGTAGTCTGAAACAGCTACTGCTCCTACGGAGTTCTCTGCAGATGTTTGTAAGATTCTGTCAACAATATCTTTTGTTATAATCTTACCCGAAAGAAGTTTACATTCGAATTCTACTTTCGGGTCTTTTTGTGAAAGTTCTATAAATCTCTTTACCCCAGTAATTATGCTGGGATTAATTATATCCTCCATACTATTATATTTTGGCAAGTAATTAAACAGCTATTTATTCACTCACAAAGTTCTCATATGCTTTACGTGTCTTCATATCCTCATCAATCCGTTTCTTCTGATCTAAACAAAAATTTACATAAGCTTGTATTTCAGAAATGCATTTTTCTGGAAGAACTGCGGAAGATACTAGTATACCTGCTTGTGTTTTAGTATATTCTTGCGTATATTTCTGAACTATATCAAATATTTGAGAGTGCTCTGTTTCGTCCATCTTATCAAGTTGTTCCTTGAGAAGTTCCTTTGTCGCACGAGTCGTCATTTATACTAAGCCGTTGGTTCAAGTTTAAGCTTCTTCTTCTTACGTTCACCTATAGGTTCCGTAGGTACAATCGTAACCTTCTTCTCTTCCTCCGCGGTCTCTTCTTCTTTCTTAACTTCTTCCACGGGAGCTTCTTCTTTTACAACGGGCTTGTGTTCTCCAACAAGCTTTCCAAGTACAATAATTTCTGAATCCTTTTGCTTAAACTGGCATCCAATGACATCAAATTCAATATCGGTTTCTAGCTTTACAGCATCAAACTCTTCGTTATCAAAATGAAGATCCCGAGGAATCAGGACTTTCAGAGGCATCACTTCAGCATGAATACCTACTTTGCTTCGCAACTTTACATTTGCCTTGAAGCGCTGTCCTGGGTGAGGCAAACAAATATCTGCCTGAAACGTTACGTGGTAATCTACACCGTCCTCAATATAATTTCCGCGACCCACTGAGTAATTTATTATCGTAATACTGTCTCGTCGCACAAATCCTTCAGATGAACAATGTCCTTCATAATTCATCTTAAGTTGTGTCAGAATTGATGGCTGAATATTCTTTTGAATAAATTTTGATTGAATGCGTACTTTTTTTGTTAGTTCACGACGCTCAAATAAAGGATCCATTTGTATTGTTGTTCTTTGATCTGAAAAGATTAAATTGGTTTTTACGGCCCTTTATTTCTATCCGCAAAGCTGAATTCTTCAGGTGTCAGCCAATATATACCTTTCTTACCGTCCAAAATAGCTTGGCGTATTGCGCAATGCAAATAAACGCACTTGTCTTTGCGAGATTTTACCTTTGCAGGAAACCCAGACGCATCAAGCCACATAGCTAGCATGTTGAGAACATCTACATTGAAAAAATCACAAACCATTCCTCCGATAGTTTTTGAACGTTTAGCAGGAACAACAGTCTTTGCAGTCTTATCTAAATTGAAAACAAGTTTACCTTGTTTCTGCGAGGCAAACACGTCGGTAGTTTTCTTAACTTTATCATCAAGGCTGACAGTCCAATCGGCTACTTGGTCTGCATCCTTTCCTACAGGAACCATGATTTTTCCATCTTTATCATAAACCTTATCAATTCCCATAATCATTTCACCAACTACTATTGGTGTGGCATAAGGTTTGTCTCCTCTGACTGAAAGAACCCATTTTGCTTTTTGAGATTCGGTCAATTTATTGTCAACAACATACCACTCAAGAACTTCTTTGCGAAAGGATTTTATAATTTCTGGAAGCTCTTCGATTTTTTCATCAATGTTGATTTCTTCAGTAGAAACATCTTCCTCATTCGGGAATTTAAATAATGGAGTACTCGTGTTAGATTCTTCTTTAACAAGTCGGTCAATTAGGGTTTGGTTTGATTTTTCACTCGTTGCAAATGCAACATATTTTCCGACTGATTCGAGATGTCCACGCACTCCAGATGTATTTCTAATAACAAATCCTGTTTTAATTGCATCTTCAATTATGAACGTCAAAATATCCCGACCGTACGTTTTCAATCTGGGATCATTAAATAGATCATCTTTCTTCCAAACGGGTTTTGATGCAAACATAGCACTCAACTTATCAAAGATTTCGTCGCGAGAATCGAGAACAGAAGATAGAGGACGCACGTGTCCTTTATCGGTTTCAGGTTCCGTGAGTTTGCAAACAACTTGAGTTACTTCATCCATAAATGATGCAGAAAACATATCTTCTAATTTTAATTTCATGGGCTCATCACCAATTGCAGATATTTGCGGTACTTCCTGTTTCCTCCAATCTTCGGGAAGAATGTTTATCCCACTCTGTAGTTCACAGTCCATTGAAGACTCCATGATAACTCTTCGAACTTTCGCCATCTTTATTGCTTTTTTCTCCACGAATACGCGGTACTTGTACTCGTCAATTGTTTCACGAGTTGATTTGGGAAATCGACACACATGTAAAAATACAGTACAGTTCTGCTTTTCAAATGGTAACAGAGAGTGTGAACATGTTCGCATACCTCTACCAATAACTTGCTCGATTCGGCTCATATTGTACCATGGATCCAGAACATGAACTTGACGCACAAACTTGAAATCAACACCTTCGCTTACTTTCGGAGACGCTACTATAATTCGGATTTTCGAACCGTCAGCATTCGATGGATCTTTCAGAATATTCATTGCAGATCGAATATCGTTCTGCGACTGTTCCGATGTGATCATCACATACTTACCTGCACTTCCTGTCTCAATTTCTTCAGATGTGTTCAGAAGAGCTGATCCAATTGCAGGAGAGTAACCGTGTTCTTCCAGACACATTGAAAACAGCTGGGCTCCATTCTCTACAAGATTTGAAAAGACAAACACTACGCCCGTCGACTCTTTCAGAATCTTCATGATTAGTGCAAACTTTGAGCTGTAATTCTGTATTTGCGAAGGGGCCAAAAATTTTTCAGTTACGTAACTGAACTTGTTTCGAACTGTTTTGAAAGACGTTCGGAAATCTCCTCCGTTTGGATGAACGCAGATTATGCTTGAATCTGTAAATTGACTTGATTTACTTTTCTTGATTTCTTCTTCTTGTAGAGGTGAAACAGTTGAAGCTACTAGTGGAAGAAACTTGAGAGATTTTGTTATCTTTAGCCCATTGATGTCTTCAGTTCGATCATTCGTAGCAAGGTACTTTTTGGGAGGAGGGAGTCTGAATGGAAACGTGAATGGATTTTCACCTTTTATGTAAGAAACGTAATCCTGACACCATCCTCTGAACTTTACTTCTGCGCCTTCTTTGAAAGACCCATCATCCTTAAATATTTCAGAAACACGAATATTTTTATTTGTAGCAAGTTTACGTTCGTTCCACATAAATAGCGTAAAGTAATACAGAATCTCTTCGTACGAATCGTACATTGGCGTTGCTGTCAGAAGAACTAGTGTAACACCATTTGCTACCTTAACAATTCTTTCAAGAGCAATTGCCCGTTTCTTAGAAGCTTCAGATTCTTCCGTATCTGAAATTGTTTTTAAGTTGTGTGCTTCATCTACGATTATCAGACGGTTATCAAAGGTTTCGTGTATCCACTTATCGCTATTCTTTGACATAACCAAATTTCCAAGGGTGTCGTATCCCATAAATTCGTAGAACCCTTCAATGATTCGAGATGCCAGTGCTTGTACTCTTTTCTGGTTAGCTACTTCGGTTAGTTTCTTTGGCGTCTGTTCGTTTATTCGCTGAATCATATCCCAGTATCTGCGCCCCGTACATTGCTGGGACATCAGCTCTCCGCCCACATCTTTGATACGGCTCAAACTGAAAATTTGATCTTTGAATCCTAGCTGGATTGCGGGACCTGCAAGAACAAGGACTTTCTTATCCTGAAACTCTGGTCTCAGAATATACTCTTCCGCAATTTGAATTGCCGTACACGTTTTACCTGATCCCGTTCCATGAACCATTATTAAACTTCGTGTAGGCGAATCAGGGCTCAATACGCGTCTCAGAAATCTCTGAACAGGCTGGAGTTTAAAATCAGCAGATGCAGAAGAGCATAAATCTTCACGCATTTTTTTGAGAGTTTCCAAATCCGCAGGAGGAAGTGTTTGGACTTTCGTCTCTGCAAGTTCAGGATTTGTAGTATTCGGCATCACTTATTCTTTTGCTTGAAACCATTTATTCGATAAATAATCTATTTATAAAATGGAGTTCGAAGAAGCTGATTTTTTATTGAAGAGAGGATGGTTCGATTTTGTCGAAGATGTGTACCCTATTTTTCATGATGTATCTGATCAAGATTTCTGGAAACTCTATCGCAAACGTGCAGAATATGATCGGCTGATCTGCATGGCCTTTTCCAACTGTGTTATCTTTCCACGACCTCAAACAAAAATAACTCTGAATGTGATTGAGGAGGAAGAGGAGAAACTAGAAGTTGATATCATGCCAGCGTGGGCCGAGCATTTCAAAACTATTCAGGATAATGCCCCTGAGTTCGAGAAAGATGACATAATTGAAGACATTCAGTTAGAAATCGATTCTGTTCAAAATATTCTGGATAATTATCGGGTAAATAAGAATCGGCACGATAAACAGATCGTGAATGATTACATTTCTTCTTTGAAAGATCTCAAGATCCAAAAGAACAAACTAATTTCCGAAAAGAAAGCGCAGTATGATCACTGGGTTGAAAGAGAATTTACCCGATTTAAAACGAATTTGGTATAATACCAACTCTATATACTAATAAAATGAGCAAGCGCCAAGCAGATAAAGATCCTTCCGTAATTTCCCCTGTGCCGACTAAGGTCGTAAGAGGAGATGACGAAGAGGATAAGAGAATCTACTGTGCCCAGTGCAAGAAATCATTACACATTTCTGCTACATGCAGGTGTAATATGACTTTGTGTCTCAAACATCTTGACGGTATAAGCCACGGATGCACGTTCGACTACAAGGCTGCTCACCGAGCTTTGCTGGAGAAGAACAATCCAACAATCAAAGCCGAAAAAGTAGCCAGTTTCTAATATAATGGGACTAGCTATGTTTGGAACACCACTTTACCTAAATGAGAAATGTCTCATTTTTTCAGCTTTTGTTTTGGCAGTATATTACCTTCCTCATCCTAAACATTTAACACATCGTATTCTTGCAGGTTTCGTTCTTGCATGCTTAGCGTATGTTATCATGGCATGGTACGATTACATTTATGACTGCAACGATAAGCTCCGCCCAACCATTCTAGGGTGGATGTGGGGATGGGCCAAACCCGCTTCTTATTCCAAAGAGTTTGAGAACCTTCCCGTCAAATATAAAAAGGTTGTCCGAACAGTCGATATCGTTGTTCTGGTAGGTCTTTTGGGATTGGCTTTTTATCCATATATTTCACATTGATGATTCAATTCTAGCCATTTCGGCAAGAACTTCTTCTTCAAACTTAGCTTTTTCAATCGCTTCTTTCTTATCGGCAATTCTGGCTCGAGCCTCTTGATTAACTCGTACTGTTCGTAGCCTGGTTATACCTGCGATAGCGTCTGCTATTGCATGTTCTAGGTTCATATGGCGACGAGCTCGGTCGTGATGAGACATTTTTTGAATTAAAACTCTTTATAAGAATAATTCGTTTTTCAAATCCAGTGCATTCCTGTATCAAGTCCTAGCGAAAATTTGTACTTCAGAGCTCTTAACTCCATATCTGACGGACTTGGCTTTACTTTCAGCCCATCAGTTAGTAGAACGTTCTGATTCCTGCAATGCTCTGCGAACTCCATGGGTGTTATCGTCCACCCTTCTACTTTACGGGCAAGTATTGCATCCCTGAGCTTATCTGCCGAAAGAAACGGACGGGTAGTTTTACCAGCGCGTATCATCGGTTGTTTTGGATTATCATTGAATTCCTTCATCATTGCATTAAGGTAAGTGTTGGCTTTCATTACTGGATCTTCCTTCCACTGAATTGCACGAGTCGTATTAATCGCTTTAAAATAATCAATTATCTCATCTTCGTTCTCAAACTTTCTTCCCGCAACCAGAACATCAAAATCAACTGCTTCTTCCTTTTCAAAGTACTGTTTCAAAATAAAGGCTCGGTGCTGACCGTCAATTATATATTGCTTTGTACTTCCATCTTCTTCAGTGATTACTGCAATTCTGTAAGGATTAGAGTTTAAAAGTTGTATATTGCTTCGAATTCCTTGGCGAATTTTTTCAACATGTGTCATATCTATTACTCGATTTCCCCTCCATACTGGAATTTGGGAGAATGATCTTGCAGATACAGTTTTATAATGAGATCCATCAGCGCTTACAAACATTTTTAAAGTAAAAAACTTTTAGCAGTTTATAATTCGTTTTAAATAGTTTAGGACGAACATAATTTATATTTAGATAATGGATCAAATAAAAACATTTGCTAATGTAGTTTTTAGCAAGCTTGGAGCTGGATTCAGCGAAAAAGTTTACCATAATGCGATGCAAGTTCTACTAAAAAATCACGGAATACCTTTTAAGTCTGAACAGATAATTCCCGTTATGTTTGAAGGTGTTGAAGTTGGATCTGTAAGAGCTGATATTCTAGTTAATAATTCAATTGTTGTTGAACTGAAGTCAGTAAGATCTATTAAAGACGATCATGCGACACAATGTGCTATGTATATGAAACTTTTGAATATTCCCAGTGGAGTTGTTATTAATTTTCCATGTTCAGAACTTGAAGAAGTTGGGTTTTATGAATTAGATTCTACCCCTGTTTGCAATCGATGCGGGCGCGATAGTCATATTGCATCAGGCTGTTACGCAAAAAAACACATAAACGGAAGTATTTTAGAAGTAAAAACTATTTTGTAGTTTATAATTCGTTTTAATCGAACTCGTCCCATTTCACAGTCATCTTTGTAGGAATATTGGAAACTGGGTCTCGCTCAATTTCTATAACAATTTCCATGTGGGAATACTGTTTCAATATTCTATCGCGCAGGTCGTCAATTATTGACGACTCTTCTTCGAAAATCTTTATATATGCCCAGGGATTTCCTATCTCGGTATTGTAGAGTATTTCTTTGTTGATCTCTTTGAAAGCCTTGTTGATGAGCTTAATACGAGATTGATCCTCGGACATTTTTTAGTGTAAGATGGTTTTAGAAGAATAATTCGTTTTGTTTAAACATATGCTAGCAATACGTCGTCCTTAACATACCCATTTAGCGTAGAAAACTTATAATCTTTATTGATTGTTAAAATTGTATCTTTTATTTGTTGCAAAAAATCTATATTTCCATAACTTTGTTCCCCCCAGGGGAAAGAATATCGTATTATTCTCAGATCGTCTACTAAAATTACATTATCTTTGCGTTCAAGGCTTTTTATTGCCTCCAGTTCCTCAAACAGGGGGCACTTCTTTTTATAATTATGGATATTGTCGTTATCTACATGGGCATCTAGAAAGAAGATTGTTTTATTTTTAAAATTCTCATCAGTTAGATGTGCTTTCATATTTGTGCTATCATCTAAGATGATCTTATATTTTCCCGAATCAATATGTTCTTTAAATTCCTGAGTACCCAATTCAACCCAATCTTTTCTAATTTCCACACAATATACTTTATCAAACCCACAGGTTAATGCCTTTCTACTTGATACATCCTGTCTCGGATCCCACATTCCAGTTTCTAAATAATTTACGCAATTATGCTGTTGCCTTAAGCTTTCTAAATCAAAAGAGATAGGCATCTTATGTTTTGTGTATGAATTCTTGTTAAGTATTTAAACGGGTATTTTTAAAATGGATTATTTTTAATTAAATTAGATAATTTCAAATTCAGAAACAAGATGGCCGTTATTATTGGTCAGTGGCTCCTCACTCCTCGCGGAATGTGTTTGAGCCTTGCAGATTTGCACGACATGCTTACAAAGCCATCCGAAGACCCTGAACCCCCTTTTGAGATTCAAGAGAAGACTGAACGGTTGTGCACCCCAAGAGGCCGACCGATCAAGACAGATCTTGGAAATCACGGAGGCAGGAACGCAAGTCCCTGCACAAAGCGCCGTAAGGATCGCAGAAAGCCTTCTAAAAAGAAATGCTCAAACGCATTGTACATGAAGAAGTCGATAGAGAAGCCGTTTCTCACAATTCGTGAGATGGAGATTGACGCAAAGGACTACCTTGAACAACAAGCTCCCAGTGAGAAGATTGTTTGGACGTCTATTGAAGATGGCGACGGTCCTTACACTGACGACGATGAGTAAGTCCACTCATTTTTTAATTTAGGGGTCGAATGTAAGGATGAAGCTAACACCTTCTACCTTTGAGAAATTGCCCGATGATGTTTTGCGTTATATTTTGCGTTTCATTCCAGAACCCCCTAAAAAGAAAAAATCAATAAGCCCATCTTTCCAAAAAGAGTTGCACAAGATCCAAAACATGTCTTTGAAAGGAAAGAATAATATGTACATGCGCGACCTTGAAGATTTCTTGCTTGATTAGTAAATGATAGACACAAAAGAAGTATTTATTATTTCAGGTGCAATTGGGGGAGTTATTGTAATTGCAGGAATTGCAGGTGGAATTTATCTTTTCTCTAGAAATCGAACAAAAATTCCTGTGAAAGAGGATACATCTTTACAAACCCCAGCATATATTTCTGATAAAGGGAATACACCTTTACAAACCTTAGTGGAGAACAAACCACAAGGCGGACGCCGTCGTAAACGTACTCGCAGAAATAAGCGCAAATAAAAACGGAATTTCTTTTTTAAAGAAGGTGCATAACACTTACAACGTATAAGATGGCACAGGTTCAACCCTTTACGCCTATCCGTATCGATGCTCCCGCACGCGTCTGCCCAGATGCCCCTACTCGTAAGAGAAAGCGCGAGCCATCCCCAATGCCTCATCCTGATCATGTCGTGGTCGTCATAATGCCCAACACTCAGCGGAAGCTGACGTTCAAGAGCATTGTACATCCGATTCTAGAGTGAAGGCTTACAGGTTTTTAACTTAGAACTTCTATGCAGACCAAAAAGAAGTTTTGTATTTTTACTTCACTCATGCTTACAAACTTAGGCAGGAATGAAAGCCTTGTAGTATTATAGTTGAATGGAATTTTCAGGAACACAAATTTAGGATGATAAGGACCACTCATTAAATCTTCTAACCACAAATCAAGCCTCTTCTTACCCATCCAGAGCTCTACATTTTTTTCATTTCTGTATGACGGTCCTCCCCATGGAGGATCAGCATACACAACATCCGAAACCCAATTTATAATTTGAGTGGAGTCCCCGCAATATAGTTCAATATTTTTTGATCCAAACACTTGAGTATTATTCTGCAGTATACTGAAGTTCTCTGGGTTCATTTCAATTGCGTGGACCTTTTCAAAGTGAAGTGAAAAATTAATACTGTCTCCACCCATACACGCTGTTGCATCTGTTACCGTTTTGGTTTCGAGAATTCCGACTTTCAAGTACATACAATCAATTATCTGTTCAGATTCCGAACGTCTTGTAACACTATATCTACCTTCCTTGTTTAGAAGTAACTTTGAGTAATCTACTCCTTCCAAATAAGGAAAAAATTTATCCATTATTTTAAAACAGGTTATTTCACATAAACCTGTTCGTAAACTTATCTGTAAAACATTCGGATTACATTTTTGCATATCTTGCAAAGAAAGGCTGTTCCACCGTGACTAGACGATTGGGACATGAGCTTTCCACAGCAATAATTACCATGATTCATTTCTTGGTATATGATGAAATAGCTTACTTAGCAAAATAAATTCCGTTTTACCGATAGCGTCTTAGACCTCCTGTTAGAGTAGTTGCCATTTGAGTAAGCGCATTTGGAACATTGCTTATTTCGCAAACTCCAAATCCAAGTAATACAGCGTATACTTTTACACACGCATCAATTATAAGAAGTGCCATTATAGAGAGATGTGCACTAGTATCTTGGCCAGGTTTTGTGTAAAACATGGACATATAAATGATGATAATTAGCAAAACAATTGTCGATACCATAAGAACTCCTTTAAGAAGAGGTTTGTCAGATTTAGAAACAATATAAAGAGTTCCAAGGACTGCAAGCGACTGTAATATATTCCCCCATAACACTAGATGGTCGTTATTTACCCAAGTAGTATCAGTTAGATTTGCAAACCGTCTAAATGTTCCCACAAATGTACACCCAACTGCAAAAAATGTAATAAGTACAACTACAAATCCAACGCTAACTTCTGTGACTGTTTTTGTACACAGTGCCATTTACATTATAAACTAAAAATAAAAACATTAAGTCTCACTTTCTTCTCTTCAACACCAATGCAAGCAACGCGAGCTTTCTCCGCTCACCGTTGTCAAACATTATCTTGCGGAGCTCTTCCAGCTCCTTGATCTTAGATTTCGTATCTTCTAGGCGTTCTATTTCTCCTTCTCGGCACTGTCTAAGGTGTTCTTCCAATGGCTCGTCCTCGTGATCTTGGTGATAACCACCATCACGGTGACACACGCATCCGTGTTCACTCTCAAGGACATATCGTTCATATAACGGCAACCAGCGTTGCAGTTTCGCGATCTCGTTGAGGATATCTTCGTATACTTCCGCCATGTCGTAAAACGACGTAGGGTAGAAACCTGAACTCATTCTGTAGTCTGTAGTCTGTAGTAATATGTGCTTTCTTCTTGTTCGTTGTTAGTGATATTCAGTTATTTAACTTTAAAAATTCCGTTTTTAATTAAAAACATTAGTTTCACTTTCTCCTTTTCATGATCCATGCAAGTACCGCAAGCTTTCTCCGCTCACGGCTCTCAAGCACTGTCTTTTGGATCTCTTTTAGCTCATCAATCATTGATCCTATATATTCTATTTCTAGATCAATCTCGCGAGTTTCATTTTCTGTACACACTTGCATGTGTGCAATATGATCTGCGCGATCCCAGTAGTCATCCCAGCACCCGCACGTTTGCGCAAACTCACGTTCTCTATGGAGCCTGTACCATTCATTTGTCAACCATTCGATACGCCGTGAGAGTTCCTCGTAGGCGTCCGCGATGTCGTAAAATCCTGAACTCATTCTGTAGTCTGTAGTCTGTAGTAGTCTGTGTGTTTCTTCTTGTTTGTTCGTAGTGATATTGAGTTATTTCCTTACAAAAATTCCGTTTTTATAGTTTTCTAGCATGATAAATTTTATATTTCCAACAATCACTTTCTTTGTGAGCAGTTGTTTAGAAAGCTCCAGCCCTGCCTTTGCAATCTGCTTACACTTGTCATCATTCTTCAAACACCACTTGTACTGCTTTTCTAAATCCGACAAGTCTGCTTTTATGTTAATTATGTTTTTACGATGTTCCAGTTTAAAAACATACCATTGATGGTAATCTGATTTAACATTGAAAATAACTGAACCTGTTTGCATCCATGTAAGTAAACGAAATGCAGAGATGTTTCCATCAATGTTCAGAATAAATTTATGTTTTGATTGTTCTGTGAAACTCATACGCGGAACCTTCTTTGCATCTCCTGCATTTACAACTCCCAATCCGTGCACTGGATCGTACTTCGGCGTTTTGGTTATTGTTGTGATGCCTGCATCTAGCCACGGAAATTCAAGCTTTGAAACCTTTAGTCTCATATTGGTATCTGGCTTTATTCCGCATCCCGTTGAAGAACCTCTGAACACAACTTTGTCATCTTTCTTATCCCAATCTAACTCTGCTTCTGGGATTGTATCTTTTCCGAGAACAATGCGCACATCATCATAATTCGGAAACGCTGTATCTTCAAACCCTTCACGTCCACAACCTGCAAGAATGGGAAGCATTGGGCCGTGAAACTTTTCAGGCAGAGATCCTTCTCCAAGAATTGGCCAGGGAACTTTGCGGTCTTTCCGTAACATCAAAGCATCGCTCAAATTCAAAATCCACATTCCATCTGGAATATTTTCAAGTTCATTCAGAATTTGATCGTACTCCTTAGTTTCTGATTGCTTGAATGGTTTCACAATACAGTTCATTACTCTCATTGTTTTCGGATTCTTTATCAGTTTATGTTTCAGAGTCTTTCTGGCAGCAGGAGGAGATGTAGAACTCTGTAGCTTTATTAGTTCAAGCTTACCATCTTTGCTTTTTAAAAGGTAGCAGTTATGATGCAAATACTCAAATATGTATTCAAGTGTTCTTCTACATATTTCAGTATCTCCTGTTTCTTCAAGAGCTGGGCTCAGAGTTCGCAGAACCCTCATTATCTATTTATCTCAGAATAAAGCAATGTTCAAGTCACTTGAAAAAGCTGACTTAAAATCTATGCACACATCTTCATTTACTATCGTAGTTCCTTTTAGGGAACAACTAGAACAGAAACGTGGTGAACAGTTAAAGAAGTTCTTGAAACATTTTGATAAGTTAGGATATCCTGTTCTTGTTGTTGAGCAAGAAGACGGAAAGAAGTTCAATCGTGGGATGCTTCTGAACATTGGTGCTGATCTTGTTGATTCAGAGTATGTGATTTTTCATGATGTTGATTTGCTTCCCAAGAAAGCACTACTTCCTTACTACGAAGTGTTCCCCGATTCACCTATTCATATTGGTAAAGCTTGGCGAACAAAGTACGATTCGGAAGGATTTATTGGTGGAGTGATTTCTGTTTCTCAGAAAGATTTAAAAGCTATTAATGGCTTCCCAAACAATTTTTGGGGATGGGGAGGAGAAGATGATGCAATGCGTGTTCGCATGAAACGCAAAGACATGACTATCTTGCAACCAACTCTTACAGAAGGATTCAAAGAACTTGCGCATGTTGACACAAAATCCAAACCTGAATGGAAAAACATGGAGAAGTGGGAAGGTATGGATCTTGAAAGAGCAGGAAAGAACAAGTCTGGGCTTTCCAACCTTAAATACAAAATTAGTAAAAAAGAACCATATGCTGATAACGCAATGAAGATCACTGTTGAAATTTAAAAAGACAGATAAGACTCATATGAAGCATTCGACAGAATCCCAGCCACCAGGGCCATATCTATTTTCACAGTAGCTATCAAAACACTCCCCACACATATGCCGCCACTCAGTGGTCAGAATTTTTGCAGGGCAACGATAGCACTTCGGAAGTTTCTTTCGCCAAAATCGCTGAATCTTAGTAACAGCAGAAGAGGCGTCCATTTGTCGTAGTGAATTAAATCAGAACAACTCGCAATATATTGGTTATTAACTTTAAAAATTCCATTTTTAGCTGTTAAAACGGATTAAAGATTTTTATTTGATATCTTCTAAAAATGTCTTCTAAAAAGAAAACGGTCCCAAAGGTTCTGCGCGATTTAGCCTGGTCCAAATGGATCGGAGAAGATGTTGGCAAGGCAAAGTGCCTTTGCTGTGAAATAAATGACATCAAGATGAGTAGTTTTCATTGTGGACACGTGATCGCCGAAGTAAATGGCGGAAAGACGGAGGTAGATAACCTTCGTCCAATTTGTTCTGCATGTAATCTTTCAATGGGTTCTGAAAATTTGAATAGTTTTAAAGCCCGTTGTGGCTTCAAAGCTGAATCTGTTGCCAAGCCAATTGAGATTAAAAAAGAAGAACCAGTCCCGTGGACGCCGACGCTATTAATGCGAGGAGGCGTTGTTCCAAACCTAATAAAATGGGTTCCTGGCACAAACTCCTTAGAGTGCAATCGCCAATTACTGGCAGCAGGATATTCTAAGAACGCAGATGGTTACTATGAGCGAAAGTAAATGATTATTTTTTATTTTGTTTCTCTGCAAACTGCGTTATCAAATATTCAAGATAGAAGACAATATCTTCTTCTTTGAGTTCCATCATTTCTTTCTGAACTCTCTGTGCTCTCTTCCACTTCCTTGCACTTCCTCCCAACTTATCACGAACTTCATCCAAGAATTCTTTTGTAGGAATGAACTCTTTATCATAATTGCCAGTTATCTCTACCGCATTCTGGCGTATATCAATATGATCCTCATAGAACTGTATCCATGGCTCTTCATTCCACTTTGGGTAATATTGCAGTATTCTCAGCGGAACTGAACCGCTCAGTGCAATCAAAGGAGAACGTACCGACCAAGGTTTGAGACCAGGGATATCAAAAAGAACTTTATGTTCAAACATATCTGTCCATGCTTCATGTGGAGCGTCAAGTTTGATATAGTCTGGAAATATCTTTTGCATTATTTGTCTAATTTTACTTCGTGGAGTAGTTTTTCCAGAACCTCTGAAGTAAGCATCTGTTTCTTTATCTTTCCAGCTCACATTGTGATTATCCGCTTCTTCAACTACTTCATCCCAATTCTTGAATGTCCAGCAAGGAAACAACAATCCCTTCTTATTATGCGGTTTGGCCCAGCAGAAGTGAGGAAAGTTAAATTGTTCTCCATACGAATCCCATAAGTAAAAAGGTACAATACAATTAATATCGCTTAGATTCAACTTTTTCAAATAATATTCAATTATACTTATTCTGTTAATCATCATGTCTTTGTATGGATTATCTTTATACGAACTTTTATCTAGTATAGTATATTTACCTCTGGTTATCTGAACAAGAGCAATCTTCTGTTTATCTTGTTTTGAAATTGAAGGAACTGAAAAATCAGAATACAATGAAAGATCTTTATCTGCTCTTTTTTTAAATATTGTCTTCCAATTATCCATTACTTATTTGAAGTTAAAAATTTACTCTATACAGACTGCCATGTCCATATAAAGCGAAGTGAGAATCCCTTTCACAAACCAAATCAATAAACTATCGACGCAGATGGCACTGCATAACAATCTAATTTCTACTGCCTTTCGGAGCACTAGAACATGCGATATATATCTGTTATCGCTCTGTATTCAATTTGAGCTTCACTACTCTCCAACACATACATCTTTCCACTTTCGCTTCTAGTCATACATATCAAATTGTAGATCCGTAGATCCCTCACATACACCACACCATCAATTCAGGAGCTACCCAAACCTATTTGCAATATATACAAGAGACCGTAAAATCTCACAATACACAGTCTTGACTAAAAAGATTCCATTTTTCTGAGTTAAAAATTCCCCCATCCTTTGCGGATAACCTTCAATACACTCTTTGTGATTTTCAGTTATTTCTGGGGAGGTTATAGCTCATACTCAGTATGGCTTGCACTCTCGCAATATACAGTCTTGACTGAAAAGAATCCGTTTTTCAATTTTGAATTCCAGAGCGAACCTCTCTAATTGTTTGACGGTTTTCAAAAGTGGGTTGGGTGTGCAAAAAAGATTCGAATTGAGT